TCCTGTTGGGCCATGCCCAGCGGCATCACGGCCGCCCCCACGATCTCCTGGCCCAACAGGCCGGAGGGGATGATCAGGATCACCCCCACCGTGGGCACCATGCCCTGCGGGGTGGGCTGTAGCTGCACGTTGCATTCCCACTGCACGTCCTCCCCGAAGGTCACGCTCTCCAGCAGCCGGGGGATGCGCTCCTTGATGGGATCGGACAGAGAGGTGATCATCGGTGCTCCTCAGACGGTTTGCTTGCGGCTGACCCTCATCAGCCGCCGTCGAACATCGGCAGAGAGATAGTTCGAGCCATCCTCTGAGTCATCGGTGAGTTCATCGGACCAGCCGTGTCGTTTGAGCCCGAGCCCCACGATGCCGTCCTCGATGGTGTTCCGCACGACGAGATCATTCACCATGGTCACCGGCCACTTGGAGTCGAGCCTATTCGCTCGATTGATGCGTTGCCACCACTTCGAATGGGTCAACGGCATCTCGTAGTTGACCACCCACAGGGCCTCGGGCAGGTTGATGCCCCGACACCCGGCGTCACTGGAGAGGAAGACCTGAGCCCCGTCCCTAAAGTCAGACATGGCCCGGCGTCTTTGTGCATAGGAGAGAGCGCCGTGGTTGACCACCACCTCGAAGCCCTCCTTGATCAGGCGCTCCTCGATCAGCGGCAACATCGATTGCCCGTAGAAGGTGAAGACGAGCCCCTGACCGCCTTGGGTAGCCTGGCGCAGCCGGGTGACCAGATGGTCCAGCTTGGCCGCCCCCAGGGCCTCCAGGCCCGCCACACCCACCTCTCGGACGATCACCGAGGCCACCTGGGGGATGTCGCGCTTCTCCGCCTTGGCCATCTCCACGCTGCGGACCAGGGACAAGGGATGCCCGGCGATCTGACGCAGCACCCCGAATAGCTGGCGGTTCCACTGCCAGTCGCCTTTGTGGTCGTCGTCGGTCTGGGCGATGACCTCGTAGAACTCCTGATGGCGCTCGCCCAGGTCCACGTAGTCCGATTGCACCTTGACGGTGGGGAACAGCCCGGCGATGTCGGGGTCCATCTTGGACTTGAAGACGGCCAGGTGCCCGATCTTCTCCTGCAAGCTCACGATCCCCGGCGGGCAGTCCTCCGGGGTCAGGCATTTGAACACGATGGCCTTGCCGTAACGGTCCCGGCCAACGTGGTAGCTCTCGAAGTCCTCGACGCGCCCGGCAGCGGTGGGGTCCATGAGCCGGGCCAGGTTGAACCAGCCCTCAGGGTCTCGATCGACCACCGTGGCGGTGGTGGGCAGGATCCGCACCGAGCCCGTCTTCCGCAGGTTCTTGAGCATTAGCTCATGGTGCTTGTACATGGCCGAGCCCCGGTTGGCCCCGAGCTTGGCCGAGGCCTCGTCCCAGATGAGCAGGACCCGCTTACCGGCCAGGGCCTGGGTCAGCGGACCCGGTGCCAGCCGGGTGCGCTCGCGCCCACCGGTCCAGAACTTCTCAGGATGGGCGATCTCTCCCCGGACCGACTCGTAGACCCCCAGGATGATCTGGGGTGGGTTGGCGATGATCCGCTTACGTTGCTGCGGACCCCCACTCAGCACCCCGACTGTTGCTCGGGTGAAGGTCCGCAGGTCGTATTCCCACTCAGACAGCTTGCCTTTCTCGCATTCGAGCAGGACGTGGTCGATCTGGTGGTCGTCTAAGAGCATGCTGGCCACGCACAGGGCGATGACGGTCTTCCCAGCCCCGCAATCGGCTCCGATGCACAGCGAATCCTGGGCTAACCCCTGGGCCACCAGATCGACCTGAAAGGGCTTCAGATCGAAGGGAGCAACGTAGGTCATCCCACCGCCAGCGGGCTCTCCACCTTCAAATCCCAGATGAACACGTAGGCATGATCACGATTACAAGCATCGAGCATCTGAACCGATTCGCCATCCATCAGTAGCTCGATCATGACATGGGGAACGCGGGCCGGGACCATGGCCACGAACTGTACCCCGTCCTCCAGGATTCGCACATCGACGGGGATAGTCAAACCATGACCGGTGCCCACGAAGCGCAGGCACCAGAAGTGCTGCCCGTGCAGAGCCTCCTCAATGACTCGGAGCCGAGCCAGGCTCATGTTCAACCGACTCTCCAGCACCGACATCCGGATCACCTCCTTCACTGACCTACCCTGCTGATACGGATACTACACCAGGACGAAGGATCCGGCTATCGAGTTAGGTGATGAGCTTGGTAATGGTCGGGGAGATGATGTTGTCGTACTCGGCCGGAGTCACCACGAAGAAGGAGGCCGAATCCCCGAAGGTGCCCGAGACATCCTCGATCGCGGGCCGGTGGAACAGACCACTCACCCATGTCCCGGCATCTGTTACCGGGCCGAAGAACTCGAATGCACTGGGCTCCGCAGTGACGATACGAGTAGCCGTATCCACCAATGTGGTGGAGAGATCATCCGTCGTAGTACGGTTGTAGAAGTTCGAGAAGACGTTGATGATAGGCACGCCGTCAGGGAACAGATTCGGATACTGCTTGAAGGCTAGATACCACCATCGTGGCACTGGGTTGTTCCACTGCGTGAACATCGGATCGTTATAGACATCAGGAGTGGTGTCGAAAGTGGAGAGATTCGGCCCTCGCATAAAAGGTTGGGTATCCACGTTCAACTGACCCTCGTAGATGGGCCGGATCTGCAGCGAGGAGATGTGCATGGACTCCCGGTAGCAGGTGGTCCGCCATACCAGTTGCTGAGAGGCGACCGGAAAGCGCAGCACCCCGTTGGGGTTGTTGCGGCTGTCGATGGCCTGCCAGAAGGTGGTGCCGCCGTCCACCGAGAACTCCCACACGATGGACTCATCGAAGACCGACAAGGTGTCGATGGAGATGGCGTCGTTGGACTTGCCCTGCTGGACCAGTTGCACGTACAACGAGTCGGCCACGTTCACCCCTGGTACCGAGCCGATGTCGTAAGGGGCGGTGAACTCGGTGACTGCTCCGGCTGAGCCGGAGGTCTCGGCCTGCCACACCAGTCGCCCGGTGGCCACGTCCACCAGTTGCACCCACAACGGATTGGTCAACGGGGTGATGGGGGTGTAGCGCACCGCCACCCAGGCCCGGCCCCGAGCCGACAGCAACAGCGGCGCGGAGCAGATGCCGCCGAAGGGGATGTTGGCCGTGGCCGCATGTGATTGGGCCAGGTTCTCGGTCTTGAGCGGGGGCTCGATGGGTGGGTTCATCATGCCGTGGACCGCGCCGGTCACGTTCTGGGCCGGAGGCGGAGGATTCGACTGGCGGGAGAAGACGATGGCGTTGGACCCGGCCAGGTAGGTGACCTGGATGGGGGCCACGTCGCCTACCACATGCCAGGTGCCGGTGTCATTCCAGGTGGTCGAGGCCAGGGCGGTGTTCCGCATGTCGTCGTCGTAGACCACCTGAACGGCATCGGACTGGCTGGTGGCGAACTGCAGGCTGGTCACGTCATGGGTGGAGATGAAGCTCACCGACTGAGCGGTGCAGGGCAGCAAACCGCTATCGGCCGGGTTGGTGGGGGTGGCCAGGTCGCCGGGGTTCTGGTTGAAGGTGTTGGACTCGATGAATACCTCATCCAGGAAGGCCTCGTAGTACACCGGGGCGTCGTTCTGGGCCAAGGGGGAGGTGCGGACGGCCTGGATGGTCTTGAACCCGCAGAAGAAGGCCAGCTTCGAGGTGAAGGGCACGTCGGAGGTCTGGTAGTTATGAAAGCCCGGAGTTGCGAAACGCGGCGCTTGCATGCCCTGGTGGAAGTTGGTGAAGTTGTACAGCCAGGAGGCCGCCCCGATCTGCTGGGCCGTGCCGGGGTCCTTGGAGATCATGACCTGAGTGGGGCTCATCAGCAGGTTGGAGGCCCCGGTGGGCGTCGGGGTGCCGATGGTCCCGGTGTAGGGGTAGGTGTTCTCACCCTGGCCCAGGGCGATCAAGGTGGGCAGACCCACGTCCATCGGCCCCTCGTAGCCGGGGGTGGCCGTGCCCGGCATCGAGGCGTTCATGACCGTGGCCGGGAAGGTCTTGACCGTGCTCTGCACCGGCAGGAAGCCCTCGTAGGGCTCGGGGGCCAGGTTGGTTAGCTCGATCTTCCAGAACTTGGCCAAGGTGGGTGGTAAGGAGATATACCCGGTGGTGAGCAGGTAGTCCCCGGCGATGGGGGTCCAGAACAAGTCCGGGTAGAAGGTGGGGGCTCCGCCGACCATTCCCGAGGGATTGGCCTCGGAGATGAAGGTGTCATCAAAGCGGAGATAGGCGTTACGGGTGAACCCTTGGTCCTGTGAGTTGAATGACCCTTTCACCGAGTATGACTCCGGATCGGTCAGGTAACTGGCGATGGTGGCACTGGTCAAGGTCTCACCTTTGAGGACCAGATTCTGCAGCAACATCCCCGAGGTGGCCGGTATGGAGTTGTCGTTATAGCCACCGACGCGCACATTGGGATAACTGGTGACGATCATCCCGGCCGGTTGGAGACCAGTGACGGTGACCGGCACGTTGAGTTCGGGATCACCAGCAGCATTGATCTGATAAGAGAAGCTCCAGGTATTGGTGGCATGCGTGAAGCCCACTACCAGATAGATGAGGCTGTTCAAGGGAATGGGAACCACGGTCCTGAGTGACGATCCAATAATCGAAAAGGCATCCCAATCGAAAGTGTCACCTACGGACTGGTTGAGCATGTTGGGGAAAAGCTGTACAAAGGCGGCCCCGGTGGGCGCAGTAGCCGTCACGTTTACCTGCGTCCAGATGGAGGGCGTAATAGAAACGGCCGGACCACTCACCTGACTCATATAGGTATGGTTACGGTCGTACCAGGCATAACCCAAGATGGCATAATCAGCGGCATTCGAGCCGGTGACCCATCCAGTCGCGGCGTAAGAGACACCGGGGGTGACCGGAAGGAACACGTTATTGGTGAAATAAGGCTCACCAACCGCCGTGGTGGTGGCTCGCAAAGAATGCGTACCGGTGACGGCATGGGCGGTGGTGTTGCTCAAGGTGCAGGCGTAGGCCCCACCCCAGTCGCCTATGGTGCCGTCCTCGAAACCAGCGTCCACCGTCGATAGCAACGTGGTGGGGTTGATGTAGAAGGCTCCGGCGGCATAGCCGATCTTGACGCCGCGCACATCGATGAACGGCAGAGATCCATGGGTTGGGGCCATGGCGGCGAAGAAGCTGAGCCCCACCCACCAGTCCTGGGTGGGATCGAACTGCAGCCCGGTATTGGACACGTCAATGTCCCCGGTGGTGCCCCCGGCGTTGGGGAACTGCACTCCGTTGGCAGCCGGAACAATGTTGCCGTTGATGATCGAGGCCGGGTAGATCAGCGGGATGTCCCGAGCGGTGTGAGTGTTGGCCGGGCTGGGCGTGGAGTTCGACCAGTACAGGGTGGCGTGAACGCCCAGGTGGGTGGGATCGATCAAAAACCGGTCCACCACCTGGGCGGTCCCGGCCGGGGTCCGCACGTCCATGTAGAAGCTGACCACCGAGGAGGCCAGAGGCTGCGGCGAGCAGCGCCACTGCACCGGCTGGGCCGTCCCCATGACCCCCAGCAGGCCTGAGGCTCCCTCCCGGTACATCGAGTACTGCACCGGGCTGCCCATGATGTCGGTGGCCGCGTCGATGACCCCACCGTTGGGCAGGTACGGGATCGGCAGGTCGGCGGTGCCCTCGACGGAGTAGCCGATCTTCAGTCGTCGCACTGCCAGGGAGTAGGCCGCCGCCACCTGGATGGTGGCGAAGCCGCCTGACGGTCCGGGCTGGGTGGTGATCCGGTTGTAAGCCGGGGCCTTGCCGGTGCGCCTGGTCAAGACCACCCGGACCCGCTGGGTGTTGGTGGGCAGGATCCGAGTGGAGAGCGAGTACCAGTGATCCTCACCGTAATGCTGAGGGTGAATCTTGGTCAGGAGATAGTCGTCGTTGTTGACCAGCACTCCCGGCACTGAATCCACGATGTCATGCTGCAGCATCGAGTACCAAGTACCAGCCGCATCATCGTAGTACTCCACTGAGATATGAGACGGAAAATGAGCCACATCCAGCGACACCGCATTGACCGTATGCTCTGATCCGAAGCGCACTTCAAGAATGTCACGCGACGGATCGGTTTGAGCCCGATTATCGGTACACCAGAAGCTGGTCGAATCCGATGACAACTGGAAGTTGTTGTTGGTGGTGTTCTGTTGGCTGATGGTCTGCAACAGGGTGTCCATGTCCACCCCGTCGAAGGTGATGTCCGACAACGAGGCTGAGGCATTGTTGGCCAGGGAGCCCCGCCCGCTGAGCGGGTTGATGGCCATGACCCCGTCCTGGGCGTAGCGCCCGAGCAGGGCCATCCACCAGGGCAGCGGGGCGTTGGTGGGCAGGAAGTCGGTGTAGGTCCCGTCTGACCAGAAGATGCGCTGGGTGTCGGTGGAGGACAGCACGTTCTGCATGGGGTCCTGCAGGTAGCTGATGGCCCCCACGATGTCCTTGTTGTAGAACCACTGCTCGCCCTGGTAGCTGTTGAACGGCGGCACCGCCGGGCTGATGGTGGTGCCGGGCTGGGCCTGGCCGTAAGGGACGGTGGCCCCCGTGGTGGTGACGGTGACCGCCGGACGGATCTCCCAGTAGACCGAGTCGGCCCACACCGCGATGGCCTTCACCGGCTGGTACACGTCCGGTCCCTGGGCCGCGATGGTGGCCACCGCGTCGGCGGGCTTGAGTTGTTCGATGACCTGCAGCACGTCGTTGGCCTCGACCTGAGTGATGGGCCGGTGCGGGGCGATGACGAACTGCTTGCGCTGCAAGGAGTTGGGGACGGTGCCGGTGACCCCCTCAAGCTGGGCGTAGGTGAACTGCTGCAACCCGGCATAGGTGTAGGCCTGCAACCCGCCGTAGGTCAAGGCCAACTGATCGGCGTAAATGTAGCTCTCGTAGATGTCGCAGGTGACCGACAGGATGGCCTCGGCCACCAGCTTCATGCCCACCGGGGACGGCCCGTACTCCAGGGCTCGGCCGAACTGGAACAGCCGGTTGCGATAGCTGGCATCGGCGGTGGCCGCGCTGGTCCAATCGTCGGGCGAGGCGGTGTCGCTGTAGGGGTCCATGGACAGGGCCTCGGCCGGAGCACGCTGCATGCCGAAGAGCGCCCCGTAGAAGCTGTCCAGGTCATAAAAGTACGACGAGGACATGATCTGGCCCAGGCGAGAGAGCACCAGCCGCTTGCGTAGTTGCCCGGCTCCGGCGTCACCCAGGAGCACCCGCAGGAAGCGGACCAGATTGGAGTGCGGGGTGAGGGTGTAGATCTCGCTCGGAAAGTGCCGGAAGCGCTGGTCGGTCTGGACCGGCACCAGGAGGCCCTGGGTGACCGTGTCCAGGCTGGCAGGCCCTGGAGTGCCCGGAACTAGCTGCAGAGCCCCAGGGGGCGTCAGATCGCTCATCAGGCCCCCGTCATGTAAGTGTTGAAGGCCCTCACGTAGAGGTTGGCGTTGTTGAAGACCGGCACCGTGTCATCGGGGAAGTACACGTCGGTAGCCCGGCCCCCGTAGGAGAAGGTCTGGATCAGCCCAGCCGCCGAGTTAATCTGCTGGATGGCCCAGTTGGTCGAGCCCGCCGCGGTGGCGTCGGCTTGGGTGGCGAAGCGCACCGCCAGGATCCCGGCCACCTGGCCTACCGCGGTGAGAAGCTCAGAGGTGGACAAGATGCCGTCGAAGCCCACCCCGGAGAAGGCCGTCTGCATGGCGCTCTGGACATCCCCGAGCACCGAGGAGGCGGTGTAGCCCGAGGCCAGGACCACCACGAAGGTGGTGTTGAGGAACATCTGCTTGGACTGGTGGACCCACACGTCGGTGGTCACCAGCCGCCAACGCTGGATGGCGGTCTCGATCTCGCGGGGCACGGCGTTGTAGCTGTAAGTGACCGGTAGCTGAGCGTTAGCCGGGGGCAGGGGATTGCCGCCGTTGGCCACCGAGCGCCACTCGATGCCCGAGTTGGAGTGTGGACTGCCGCCGATCGAGGTGATGTTGTTGACCAGGAAGTAGTCGATCCCGTAGTAGTAGGTGATGGCTCCCACGTCGGTGCCGGTCCCGGCGTCAGCGGCGTAGATGACCGAGCCCACCGTGTTGGTCGAGCCCGACACCGCCACCCCACCCAGGGCCGAGACGGTGATGGTGGACGGCAGCCCCACCACGGGCTGGAAGGTCAGGGGCAGGAAGTAGTTGCCGGGCGTGGGCCGGGTCAGGTCCGGATGGGCGTAGCTGGTGTAGTTGAGCGGATCCCCGGCGTTGGAGTTGAACACCTGGCCGGTGGACCAGATGACGGTGTCGGTGGCGCTCTGGTCGTCGGCCCCCTGGACGTAGATGTCGATCTTGTTGGTGACCCCGTTGACCGGATCGTTGCGGCTGGCCATCGGCACGTACTGGAACTGGAAGTCGTAGACCCCGTCCGGGCAGTTGACGGCGTCGATGGAGGTGATGGTGGGCGAGTACCCGGCCGTGTTGGTGGTGGGGTAGGCCTGGGTACCGGTGGCCCCGGTGGTGTCGGTCCAGGTGGTGATCGAGGCAGCCACGATGGCCAGGAGGGTCTCGGTGTTGGTGGTGTTCGATCCGTAGACATAGATCCACTGGGCCTGGATGGGCACCGGGGTGGGGAAGGTCAACCGGACGCTGGAAGCGGCCGTGGTGGTGGCCGCGGCAGCTACTTCGGCCCCGGCCGGGGTGGTGCCAGCCGCGGTGGCATAAGCAATGCGATAGAAACGGGTCCGACCGCTGGGAATGGTCCCGCCTGTGGTCAGAGTGGCCGCGGTCAAGGCGGTCTGAGGGGCCGTCCCCGGAGCCGCTAATGCATAGGTGTTCGCATTGAAGGTGTAATGGATGTTGGGATTGAGGAGGCTCTGGTCCGCGATACTCGGTCCAAAGACGTAGTTCATGGGGTAGATGTACTTGGCCGCCTGAATGGTGGACTGACCGGTGCCACCCGTGATCTGAATCTGCTCCAGATGGGTCTTGGCCGCCCCGATGACATTGGCCATAACCGTGGCCGGGTTCTCCTGGGCTGTGCCCAGGAACATCTGCTCGGTCCCCGCCATGTTGCGAAAGACGGTGTTCTCGAAGCGGTTCCGCAAAGCATCGTCGGACTCGGCGTCTGCTCCTCCGGTGGTGGCCGTGGTGTTGGCCAGGGTGGAGAATCCTGACAACGGGGTGGAGAACCCGGCGATGGAGTTGGGCGGCACGTTGCCGTTCGAGCCGCCCACCTGGGCAATGATGGGGATGTCGATGGAGATGGCCCCGATGGGCATGACCCCGGTGATGAGGGTGACGAAGGTGACGGGCGGACTGTCGTAGGTGGACACCGCCGTCCCGGCCGGTACCGAGGTGGCCTGGGTGGCCGCGGCAGGAGCGGCGAAGGTGACCACTCCCGTGGCCCGGCGCGCCGTCAGGCGGGTCATGCCGAACAGGTTGACGAAGTCGTCCAGCGACGAGCCTGACAGGCTGGTGATGTCGTAGTTGTAACCGAGGAAGAACTGGTCCACGTAGGCCTCGGCCACCACCTCGGCCACGGCGTCGAGGATCTTGCGGGTGGGCGTGCCGATGGAGGTGTCCAGGTCGGGGATGGTCACTCCCAGGGCCGAGACCATCTGGCTGGCGATTTCTGGCTGACTCGGCATCAGGCGTTGCTCACGGTGCTCTGGAGGGTCACCTGTTCTCCTGAGATGGTCTGGACCAAGACGTTCACACTGAGATAGTCCTGGTTTTGGATAACGTCGATACTCTCAACCGAGCCCACCACTTCATTGCTGGAATACTGGCTCTGCAAGCCGAGAGAGGCCTCACTGGCGATGTTGTCCTGCTGCACCAGGATGTAGTTGTTCACCAACCGGGAGATCTCCGCCTCGATCATCGACTCTTCCACCGCGGTGATGGCGTCACCGATGTAGGTGTAGAGCATGGATCCCCACCGGGGGTGGAAGCGATCACATCCGAGCGGTTCCAGGCTGGCGATGGTGAGATCCTGATAGACCTTCTGGGAGCCGTTGAGGGCGGCGAAGCCATTGGCCCCGATCTGAAGGTCTCCGTTCTGGATCAGCAGAGTGAACATTCGAATGCTTTCTCTTATCTAGACATTGAGAGTGAACCCAACTGGCAACAGCAAAAGCGGGATGAAGCTGAAGGCCAGATCACTGATGGTGCAAGCCTGACCGGAATGTTGCACTTCAAATCGATTCGATCCAGGGTTGACTACGGCCCATACCACCTGATTGATACTGGAGCCGATAGGTGATTTGGCCAACACATGAAGACGATCCTCGGTGCGACTACCCGCCGGAATGTTAGTGCCACCGCTCACGTTCATAGCTAGAGCCACTTCGGTATTGTTGGAGGTGGTGTTGATGTAAACGGTGATCACAAACAAGCACAGCCAGTTGCCTGCTGTCACAACAACATTGCTGACCATGGGCGTTGGAAGCGGAGCGTAGGTGGTGATATTGGCCGTCGCCGCCAGGTTCTGAGCGACGGTATTCACGTTCTTGAACGGAACCGGCGGCGCAGCCGGACCCTGATAGTCGATCAGCCCCAGGTCCTCCAGGCCCTCGGCCAGGGAGTAGAAGGAGTACACGATCGGGGTGTCGGGGACCTGGCGCGACAGGAAGGTCCAGGAGCCGAGCGCCTGGTTGATGATCCAGGTCTCACCCACCTGCGGGATGGCCCCCGAGCCGACGACCATGGACATCCCGATCTGACGCAAGTGGCCGAAGGTGTCCACGGTATTGGCCATGCCCTTCGGATCATTGTTGGGCTGCCCCACCTTGGTCATGTCGATGCCGGTGACGATGACCCGGTAGACCCCTAGCTGGCCCGAGCGGTTGGCCACCGCGGCCTGAGGGTTGCGCTCCTGGATCGGGCTCATACCAAGGCCTCGAATCCGCCCTTGGCCAGACCCAGGAGCCCGCCTCCTGAGGTCGAGGAGGGAGCCATCACGTACACCTGGGTGGTGAACCCTCCGCCCTGGGTCAGGTTGAAGTTGTGGGTCACTCCGGTGACGTAACACTGGAAGCCGAACTGGGGCAGCTTGATGAGCATGCCGGGGTAAAGCTCGGGCATGAAGGTGATGGGGATCACCGTGTTGAACTGCTGCGCCCAGTTCAACTGGAAGAGGAAGAGGGCGTACCAGAACTCAGCCATGTGCCCCACCAGCGTGGACATGGGCGTGAAGTTGGGTCGCACCCCGAAACGGTTCAGGAGGACCTTGGTGATCTTGGTGCCCTTGCCGTCCGGCCCCATGTCCTTGGGGCTGAGTTGGAGAAGGGCCTGAAGGATGGCAGGCGACTCCACGGTGGCGATGCCCATGGTCTGAGCCATGTTGCCCATGGCGGTCGGACCACCGGGCTGAGAGCCGAACAAGGAGGGCACGTAGGTTCCGGCCGTGAACTGGTGGGTGACCAGATTCTCATCGCTCCAGACCACGGTGAAGTCCTGTAGCTCTATCGGCTGCACCTCCATGACCGCGGCGGTGCCATAGGCCCCGAAGTAGTCCGGGAACCAGGCGATGAAGTCGCCGTTGGGGGCCGAGCACCACGATCGCAACGAGGTGTTCACCAGCATGCTAATGAAGGGCAGCAGGGGCGTGTCGTTCATCAGGGAGCGGACCCCGGACAGGATCATGGTCAGCGGATCAGGTCCCTGGCCGAACCAGTCCCACTCGGTGAGCAGGGTGCTGCCGGTGGTGGTCTGACCGGCGGTGGCGGATCCGGCCGTGCTCCCGGCCGGGATGGTGGTGGTCCCGGCCACCACGTCGGCGTTGGAGGGCCGCCCGAAGCCCACCGAGTCGGTCCGGTAGGTGGTCACATGCAGGTTGGTGCCGGTGTGAGGGGCCTCGGCCATCTGACCCCCGCCCAGCCACATGGTGACGTGCCCCGGCGGCACTCCCTCGTAGAAGATCAGATCGCCGGGCTCCAGTTGGGCTTCGGTGAGATTCGGCACATGCAAAGCCGCGTATTGATCTTGAGAAGTACGAGGGATGGTGACCTTGCCACCATTGAGCCAAGCCTGACCGGTAAGCCCAGAACAATCGTAGCCATTAGGCCCAGTACCACCGTAGACATAGGGAACAGGAGGCTGAGCCGTACACTTGGCATAAGCCCAGTTGGCGGCGTTCACTCCAGCCACTGAAACCGTCTGCACCTGGGCGTTGGCCGCCGAGGAGTAGGTGTTGTCGGCCGAGTAGGTCGTCTCCGTCTTAGCCTGCGCCGCGGTGATGATGCCAAACGGAGTAGTGGCCAGATGGGCGGGCGCGACCCAAGCCACCTCGGCGTCGGCACCTTCACTCAGCCCCAGCTTCTTCATCAGGTTCTTGCTGAGGCACATACTGGCCGGGTTGGGTACCGCCGCCACCGGGTCCGGTGATTCACCTTTGCCAGGATGACCAGGGATGGAGGTGGAGACCGGATTAGCGGCCGGATAGGAGGGTCCCCAGCCGGTGACATAGACCACGGCTGAGACGTTGTTGTCGCCATTGGTGACAATGAGCTTCTGCTTGGCTAGCCAGTTCCCGGCTTTGACCTTGTCGATGCCAGGGGTGTTGTAGTTGCCATCAGGAGGCATACGGAAGCCCCATTGCATGGCGATCCAGTTGTCATCGCGCTCAGGCTGGACCCCGGTGGTGAGCGGCGGCTTGGAGGTCACTCCCCCCATGGTGGTAGGAAGCTCGGCTCCTGGAGGGGTGTCAGGGAGGGTGGTCACGCCCAGGACCCCGCCCGCATTGGTCGAGGGCGTGGTCTTGGTGCTGCCGTTGGTATTGGAGCCACCCAGGGTGGCCCATAGGTTGCCCACCTGGCTCTCGACGGCGTTGTAGAGAGTGGTGATCTTCCGCACCCAGTTGGTGGGGATCTGACCGATGTGGATCTCGGCAGGATTCATCCCGGCCACCTGGATGAGGACTTGATTGAGCTTCTCCGAGATCCCACCATCGGCGGCGGTGACCTGATCCCCCAGATTGCCGTTGGCCGACAACAGATTCAAGGCGGCCTGGGTGCCAGGATCCCAGTAGTGGTACAGGAGCTTCTTGTTGGCGCAGGACCCAGTCAGGGTGATGGTCCGCTGCCAGGCGGTGACGTAAGGCACCACGTTGAGATAGCCAGTCATGACCAGCATCTCCTGGATGCGCTTCATGTAGATCACGAAGCGATCGTTGGGTGAGAAGGCCCGGTCGTACTTACGCCGTTTGTTGAGCAAGCCAATGCTCATGGTGTGCAGCCCGTTCTCGCGAAGCTGCACCTGTCCGGCCGTGATGTCCTCGGAGACATCGATGGTGGTGTTGGTGGAAGAGGCCTCGATCAGCATGCGGATGCTTGGTGAATAGACGAAGATACCCATTAGTCGTTCACCGCCCCCTTGCCGGGATGACCCGGTATCGAGGTGTTCAGGACGGAGTTGTTTTGGCTGGACGGGTTGTTCACATTGGGAGGCAGGGTGGCGGAGAAGCCCCCGCTGTCGTTGAGAGGAGCGTTGTAGAGCGCCGCTTCAGCGGTAGGCGGACCGGCGGGCAGGATCTCAAAGGGATAAAACTTGCTATTGGCTCCGCCCAGACTGGCCGGAGGATTAGGGACCGCAGATCCGCCGCCGAAGATCGGCTTCCCTCCTACCGTGGGTTGGCTGCCCCGGAAGGTGAGATTCATCGTATAAGCTAGATCTGTGACCGCATTAGAGCGACCAAATCCCTCAGTTAAGACCCCGTAATAGTCGAACTTTCTGGGTCCCTGAATCCGCATAGGAATGGGAATACCGGTCTGAGAGGAGATGTATTTGCCGTAGGAGATGCACCAGTTGACGAAGGCTTCCCGGTCCTCCCAGGTGGAGTGGATCACGGTGACGCCCACCGTTGACATGAAGTACTGACGGACGTAGATGGCCTTGGCCGCGTAGCCGCCGTAGTGGATGCCACCCTGACCAGAGTCCTGGGTGGAGATGATGTTGGGGCCGTAGAGGATGCGGGTGCATTTGAGCCTCCAGGTATTCCTGCCCCAGGACAGGATGAGGTTCTCACCCGCCATCAGGTCGGTCCTTGCACCGGGACATCACCGGTCCCCGTGATAGCCGTGCCAGGAGGCCCGAAGAAGCCCGACAGCATCTCGTCCCGATCGGCGTCGGAGAGAGCCACGGTGAGACCGTAGGTGGTAAGCCCGAAGCCGGTGCCCTCAAAGACATGCACCACCGGTCGTTGCACGGTCGGTGGACGAGGCATGGAAATGGGGGTATCAGCGATCCAGTATTTGCTTGCAGTCATGACTTACTCGCAGACAGTATTTTGGAATAGATGCTCATGATGTCAGCCGGATAAGTGGTGTCGGCAGCCCAGTTGCCGCCCAGGCCCTCCCAGGTGGAGACGTTCTTGCCGCCCCAGGTGGGGGCGACCACCGGGTTGGCCAGGGGAGCGGAGTTGCCCTTGACCACCCGGTACAGAAGCTGGATCTGGGCGCGCACGCCCATCTGGGGGCTGGAGAAGTCCAGCCCCGATGGAGCCGAGACGGGGTGGCCGATCCCGGCGTAGTTGTTGAGCTTGGTGTCGTTGTTGGTGAAGTAGCCGGTCTCCCAGCAGGCCTGGGCGAAGGCCACGTCGCCTCGCACGTTCTGGGCCGTGCCCTCGGAGAGGTACCAGCCCATGACATCGAGGATGGGGGCCTGCAGGTTGCCGGGCTGGCCTCGACCACCCCAGAACTGGTTCATCTGGTTGGCGGTGGCGGTGCTGGGGCCGAGGATGGTCATGTTCGGATCGGCCGAGGTGGCCGGGCTGCCACCGCCCGCCGGAGCAGCCCCACTCCCAGCATCGGGGGTGGTGGTGGTGGTCTGCTGTTGGGCTCCTCCGAAGGCCGCGTTCAGATAGCCCTGAGGATTGTTAGCGAAGCCTTGATCGGCCAGGAAGCCAGCGATGTCGTTGGCCGAGATCTGGCCGTTGTAAACGGAGATGGCATAGCCCAGGCCATTGGAGAGACGCTGGATGTAAGCATCGGCCGCTACCTTGGCCAATCCTCCACCCAGGTTGTCGTTGTCCACGAACAAGGTGAGTTGCCAGTCCGGAGCGATGTTGGTGTTTTCGTAGTCGATGGCCATGCCGCTGGCCGAGGTGTAATCCTTGAGATAGACCTGGAAGTCGAACCCCCGGTTGGGATAGACGAAGCGCACCGGCTGCGATGGTGATGGCGTCTGGATGGTCTGGTTGGATTGCATGCTGGCGATGGCCAGCATGCGGTTGAGGAAGGCCAGTTGCTCCTGATAGCCACCTGTCCCGAAGGTGCCGGTCACGGTGAGGTCGCTCATCTCGATCCCGAAGATCTGCACCACCATGCCGCCCAATGTCGGGGTCTCGGAGGTCTTGACCGTGTAGTCAAGCTGCACGCTCATGGGGTTGAGCCGCATGGGCACCCCATTGAGCGAGGCGTTCATGGTCCCGGCCAGCTTCCGATTCAAGAAGCTCTGCTTGGCGTAGGGGACGAAGGTCATCTCACACCAGCTTCAAGATGTCGGCGCGCTGAGCTTTGCGCGGATCACCGGGGCAGTAGATATGCCCGCCCCAGGCCTGGCCGCCGAGGCCGTGCCAGGCGAACCCGGAGCCGCCCACGGTGTCACAGAGTTGCTTGGGCCAGCCATAGGAGGCCATGCCCCACTTGTAGATCCCGGCCAGGGCGGTGATCTGCTGGGGGGTGAGCGGGTCGGTGTTGAAGCCCTCGGTCTCCACCCCGTTGTAGGTGCCATTGGCGGCCATGGCGTGGTTGGCGGCGGTGTTGCCGTCCACGTACTGCTCGACGTGGCCGTCCTTGCCCACCCAGAAGTGAGCCGAAACCCCACTAGCCGGGTTGTTGAACCAGCCATACTGACTGCCGTCGCCCTGGCAGACGTGCAGGACCAGGCCCAGGTGGCCGGTCATGGTCCCACCGTGGTTAGCGGCCCCTACCGGCATCCAGGAGGCCCCGGAGTACCTTCCGGCCCCTGTGCCCCCGGTGGCGGCCGCGGAGCCGTCTGAGGAGGTCCCAGAGGCCGCTGTGGTCTGCGTGGTGGTCTGCTGGCGAGGAGAGCCGAAGGCCGCGTTCAGGTACCCCTGCGGGTTGTTGGCGAAGCCCTGGTCGGCCAGGAACCCGGCGATGTCCTGGGAGGAGATCTGCCCGTTGAAGGCGGAGATCTTGTAGCCGAGCCCATCGGAGAGGCGTGAGATGTAGGCATCGGCGGCCACCTTGGAGAACCCACCGCCTGTGTTGTCGTTGTCCACAAAGAGTGTCAACTCCCAATCCGGGGCGATGTTGGTGTTCTCGTAGTCGATAGCCATGCCCCCAAGCGAGGTGTAACTCTTGAGATAAACCTGGAAGTTGTAGCCTCGGTTGGGATAGATAAAGCTGACCGGTCCACCGGCTGTGGCAAAGGATTGGTTGGCCTGGTACCCGGCGATGTTGAGCATCCTCTGCAGGAACTCAAGTTGCTCGGCGTAACCGCCTCGACCGAAGGTCCCGGTGACGGTGAGATCAGCCATCTCCATGCCGTACACCTGGACCACCATGCCCCCGAGGGTGGGCGTCTCCGAGGTCTTGACCGTGTAGGAGATGTCCACCTCGGTGGGGTTCAGGCGCATGGGGATGCCGTTGAGGCTGGCGTTCATGGTCCCCGGCAGTTGCCGGTTCAGGAAGCTCTCGCGGGCGTAACTCGACATCAGGAGGACCCGTAGGTGGCCGGGGAGCTACCGGCCAGGTTCTCGCTGTTGACGTTGCCGGTGACCGGGGTCAGGGAGGTGGACGTGGAGGCGGTGATGCTCTGGCCGTTCAGGGCGAAGCCGAAGAGTTGCTGTAGCTGCGGGGTGGCCGAGATGGTGATGTTGTTGCCCTTGGTGGACTTGCCCTGCTGCTTGGTCTCCCAGTCCTGGGCCTGCTTCGAGAGGTCCTTGCCCTTGAGGGCCTGCTGAGCCGAGGCCGCCTTGCCCGCCTGGGCGTAGGCCGCATCGTCACTGGGACCGCCGTACTTGGAGGCCACCGAGGTCCCGGCCAGGCTCTGTCCAGAGGCGTCTTTGCCGGTGGCGAAGGTCACCCCACCGGAAGCGGCCTGATCGGAGTAGTTGGTGATCAGGTCCTGGAAGCTGACCGTGGCCTGGCCGCCGTTGGCCGTCTGGACGGTGTAGAGCTTGCCCCAGTTGGACTTGTCGCGCAGCAACTGATCGATGATGGTGGAGTTCGAGCCGGTCTGACCCACCTGCTTGAGGTAGGCCTCGCGCAGCTTGCCCTGGCTGCCGCTCAGGCTGCCCACGCTGATCCCGGCCTTCTTGGCCGCTGCTCCGATGGCCTGGGTGGTGTATGTCGCCGCCGTGAGGGCTCCTCCCCCTGCGGCCGAGGTGGCCGCCGACTGAGCCGCCTGAGCCGGGCTGAAGGCCTGCTGCAGGGCTGCTCGTCCGGCTCCGGTGACCGCTTGAGGACCAGCCGGGTTCTGGCCTTGAAGTTGCGTGTTACCGACCAGATAGTTGGTGTACATCTGCAGCACGGCCTCGGGGCTCATGCTGGAGGTGTCCACGCCCAAGGCTTGCTGCAGGATAGCGGCGATCTCAGGCTCGGGGGCGTACTGGCTCTGCACCCGCTCGGTCAAGGAGGCGATCTGAGCCGGTCCCAACTTGCCGTTAGCGCCCGGCTTATATCCAGTCTTCAAAGCATTTGCTACCGCTTGCTGACCACCCAAGTTACCGAGGAACTGATTCTGTAGTCGGTTGATGCCACTGGTCAAAACATTTGGATTGGTAGTGGCATTCGCCAAAAACTGGTTGATACCCTGACCGGCGTTCGAAGCCATCATGTACAGCCGGTTTTGATCGGTTAGACCACTGAAGTTCACGTTGGCGAACTGACGACCGAGACCAGCTTGCATGGTGGAGATGGCCGCCGCCGCGGTATTGGTTCCGGCTCCCCCACCGACATTCTGGGTGACCGCCCCCAGGGTGTTGATAAAGCTCTGCCGCACGGCGTCGGCGTTCTGAGAGGTCTCCTTGGCCGCCGCGGTCACTCCCTTGAGCGACTGCTCCAGGGCGGTGAAGTTCTCGTAGCCGGACTGAGCCTGGATGTTCATGGCGGCCAGGGACTGGGACACGCTCATGCCCATGCTGTTGAAGGCCGAGACCGCCATGTTCAGGGCGTTGTTGCGCTCGTTGCCGCGCATACCCATCTGGGTGGCCCCCATAAAGGCCTCCTGGGCTTGACCGCTGCCCAGGGTGAAGGCATTGCGAATCCCGAACATGGTGCTCTGGATGCGTTGTCCGAACCCGGCGAAGTTGGAGCCACCCATGATCGACTGGTATTGAGCATTCTTGGCTCGCTGGTTGGCCACTAGATGGGCGGCCTGCAGACCGACCTCTCCGGCCACCGTGGCCCCTCCTATGGCCCATCCGACTGGACCGGCGGCGGCGTCGGGGATGAGGGCTCCGGCGATGTCGGTGACCCCCTTGAGCCCTTCTCCGGTGATAGCCCTACCCATGGCGGTCTGCACCGCTGACTCCACCCGCTCCCGCTTCTGCAATCGGGGCACATCGGCAGGGTTCACCTTCTCGTACTTGGGGGTCCCATCGGTGTCTTCCCCGGTGTGACGGTAGGTCTCGATCTCCCCGGTGTCGGGATTGGCGAAGCTCTCCAAGCGGGTGCCGAAGACCGAAGTGTTGGTGGAGATGGCTCGGGCCGCTCGCGCCCGGATCCCGGTCACCGATCCCCGCATCGGCATCGAGCCCGGCCGACCGGTGCCCCGCATGCTCATGGGGTTGTCCATAGACCGGTAGGAGCCCAGGTTGCCGGGGTCCGGGAAGTAGGCCCGCACGTTGGGCACAGTGGCGTTGCCCTGCTGATGGGGAGAGCCGAAGCCGGGGAATCCGCCGGGGAACATCGCTCCGCCGAACATGGCTTGGCCCTGCATGCTCTTGCCCATCATCATGGCCATGAACTGGCTCATCTGCTGGTTCTGACCGGCACTGGTGTTGATGACCCCCTTCAGGGAGTCGATAGCCGAGACCAGGGTCTTGATGGAGTCAGGCAGGTCCGAGGCGGCTCCGGGGCCTCCACCGGGCGGAGCATTGGTGGTGCCACGGGTGCCCCTGACATCCTCATAGCCACCTTGGCCGCCCCATTCCCATCCTCGGGGACCGGGATCGCTCATGGCTCTACCGTCACAGTCTTGTTGTTCAACAGTCGGGAGATGATGTCAGCGGCTTCATCGCCCGATGGTGGCGTGAGTTGGAAGTCGATGATGGGAGTCTCCTCGTCGTCAATGGTGTCGGCTATCTCATCCACGTTGCTACTCATCATTGGAGGGGGTGCGATCTCGGGATAGAACTGAGGAATGTAATAAGCGGGATCAGCAGAGATCAGAGCCAGTTTCAGCGACTGGATCTCCTGGCGCACCTTCTCGTTGTCCTCCATGGCCATGACGACTTCGAGCGCTGCGCTCTGCACCTGCGAGAGGTGCTTGCCTCGTAAGAGGCCCTGTCGTTCAGCCAGGCGACACTGAGAGGCTAGCCAGGGATCAACTCCACTGATCCCGACGCTTTTCCCATTGCTGCAATGACCTTCTGTACCCGGACTTCAAGGAGGAGGTATTGCTCGTACACCGCATCGATGGTCCAGGGATACCAGTGGTTCTTGATGTACTCGAACCTTGCTTCCACCAGATCCACATCATTGGTGATGGGCACCGGTAGTTGTTTACCGTCGACGGCCTCTAAGCAAGCGGCTACAACCAGAGTCTGATAAGCCTTGACATCAGACAGGGTATTCTGGAACTTCGCATGGACTAAACCGATCTGGATCAACTCGTCTGTCATCAACGTTTTGATCTTGAAGCGATGTCCCATCCATTCAAAGTCCCAACTGAGCTTGCCGACGAAGGTGAGCCCAATGAAATCCTGTCTGTACTGCTCATCGAAAGCGGGGAGTTCCTCTTCCTCTGGTTCCGGTACTCCACTCACCGTTCCTTCAGTCACCGGATGTGAGTCGTGGGATGGCTCGGAGTTGCTCTCTTGATCTGATTCGCTAGACCAGAACGCGCCTGACTCGGGAGATGTGGTGCCAAAGTCCATGAAGTTGTCCGAAACAGGAGGGTCGAATGACTCTCCTTCACCCTGCATATTTTCTCCTAACTAGGACGAATGATCAAACGAGGAAAGCGAGCATAAAGAAAGCCAGCCCGACCGCCAGTAGACCGAGGATCAAGTGCATGACATAGGGCCATGCTCTGAGGGGGAAGCTCAGGATGGCCGCGAAAACAAAGCACACGATGGCGACGACCAGGCAGATAAGGACTCCACCGGTCGGCTTGGTGGCCAGGTAGTGGGTGACGGCGAGCACAGTCCCTCCCTACAGTTGTCCTTGAAGCCCGGTCTTGTAGGCGTAGATGAGGCTCAGATTGCGCGGGAAGGTCAAGGTGCCGATTTGCACCGCCTCCCGATCATCGATGGCCGTGACCACGCAGTTGTGGTAGGTCCAGCCCCGCCACACGTTGGCGTTGGCGGTGGGCGAGCGAATGACCGTGGTGGCCAGGATAGGGGTCTTGGTGTTGGCCATCATGTTGTACACGTCCACGATGTTCCAGGACCCGGTGAGGCCGTTCAGCGCCCACCAGACGGGCTGGTTCCACAGTTCCCTCACCACTAGCTGCAAGGTGCCCTCGGCCCGCACACGGGGCAGGGCGAACTCCACCGGGTAGGGCGCGTCGAGCGGGGTGACCGCCTCGTACTGGCGGATGGGCTGCTGGCCGGAGTCATGGACCTCGTCCAGGAAGGCGATGGCCTTGCCGTTGAAGGTGAAGCTGGTGAACCCCGAGCCGACCAGTCTGGTTTGTGTCTGCATGTCAGGCGTCCTTCACTAGGTGCCGGTGTTGCCGGTCGAGCCGCCCGTGGGATCGGGGGCGGTGGTGACCGTCGAGACCGAGCCGGTGGTGACATCGATGGCGTACTGGACCACGATGTAGTTGAGGGGGTAGGCAGGCTGGTATTGGAACTGCACCAGGACGACGAGAGGGTTGGTGTTCTGCTGCTGGACCCCCAGGTTGACGTAGCCCACGATGGTGTTCTGGGCCACCAGGGCCTCCAGCGCCCCCTGGACCAGGCTCTTGACCGTGGCCACGGTATTGGGGGTGAAGGCGCTCCCGATGAGCCCGGAGTTCTCCAGGGTGTTCTGGATCATCTCGATCATGCCGTCACCGGCCCGGATGATCGATAGCTCCCGAGTGGTCACCGCGGTGGTCTGGGTGGTGACCGAGTGGCGCATCTGCAGGCCCCCGCCGGTCACCTGCTCGGTCACCGCCACTCCCGAGGAGGAAAGCTGGTTCTTGTAGGCCACCGACATGGTGGTGAAGACGCTGTTGGGGATGCCACTGAGCCCGGACACGTTCTTCTTGGTCAGGGGGATCTGGCGCTGCAGAGAGGCCAAGACCCCGGCCCAGGCCGCCGCCAGGTAGTAGCCGGAGATGATGAACGAGGCGTTGTTGCTGCCGTTGAAGTAGTTCATCTGATTGGGCCAGTGTTCCTGGATGCGGTAGTTGGAGATGCCATTGGCGATGACATCGGGGGCCACCTGATTGGCGGCGTCGTAGCCCACCAGGCCCACGCCGAAGATGCCCACCTGAGCCTGGCTGTTCAGGAAGGTGGCCAGGTCGAGGCCGATGTTGATGACATCGCCGGGCAGCGCCGGGGTGCCGGTGATGCCCACCGGGAGAGGGACGATGATGTCCAGGGCCTCCACCGCGGCCAGGTTTTGGTAGGCGTCGGCCAGCCCGGACCTGCTGGCCACGCCCCCGGTGTCCTGGGTGGGGCAGATGAGGATGGTGTTGGCTCCGTTGGTGAAGGCCAACTGAGCGGCCAGGGACAGCGGGGAGAGGATCTGGTTGGTGGACAGGTCGAGCGGGGCTCCCCAGTCGCTCTTCACCGAGGTGTAGTCGGTGTAGGTGACCGGCAGAAAGTAGTTCTGATCGGTGTACTGGTAGGTGACGTAGACCGCCGAGCCAGGGTTGATGTTCGACGGCGTGGCCATCATCAGTTGGACCTGATTCTGTGACACCGTGGGACCCTCGATCACCGTGACGATGTAGTCGGTGAGAAGGTACGGGACTCCGGATTGATTGGTGACGCTTACCGAGGCGGGATTAGCCCCGTACTGGTTGAGCGTTGTCGGAGTCTCAGCGTTGAGCACATAGCTCTCGGTTACGGTGCGGTACCCCTGCGACGGCCCCACGATGCCAACGATGTCAGGGGCGATGCCAGTGACCCCGACAAGGGGTACGGCCAACTGCTCGATATAGACACCTGGAGGCTGATACTGAGTGAAGTCAATGATGGACACGATGTATCACGCCCCCTTGTTATGGGTCTCGATTGCGTCATGCATTAGGGCAGATGACACAGGACAGCGTCTCCCTCGTCGGCCTTCTCACTCCTTCGTCGCTCTGATCGGTCTAGAGACAGGCCCAGCACTACTGCCACCCATCTGACGGGGGTGTGCCGGGGCCGATTACGACCCCGTTCTTATCCAGAGTCATCTCAGTCCAGGTATTCGTATTCTCAGCACTACCGTAAATCTGGATGGCATCAAGGGGAAAGAGTTGGTCCTTGTTAGCAGTCGAGTAGAACTCGATCACGCATTGCATGGCCAATGTCACCTCGTAGATGATCTCTTCCGATCCCCAGGGCGTGCCGGGAGTAGCCGCCGATCCTCGCTCCGCGATGCGATCGAAGTCCATGTTCATAGCCAGGTAGTTGTTGTTCTCGATGGTGTCCCGGAAAGCAGCCACGGTCGGATCGGAGCCGAAGGCGAATACCCGCACGATCTCATCGTGCAGGCGGGCGCGCTGCAGGGAGGACAGGGCGGCCAGGGTATAGGTGGCCCAGCCCTGGGCTCGCCACAGGTACAACGGGGTCAGGGTGTTGTTGCCGTTGGTGAGGTAGCTGTTGATGTCATCGATGCCGCCCCTGGAGAGTTCGCCCTCGGGCTCGAAGTCCACCCACACACCGGGGTAGTCCTGGGGGTCGATGGGGTACTCGATGGAGCAATGCAGCCCGGCGAAGTCTGGCTGGCCGTCCATGGAGACGTACTCGGGGGTGAAGACGCTCTTGAGACCGGTGGTGATGACGTGCATCAGTTGGACGAGATACGTGACGCACCTCTCTTCCTGGCCATCGCGTTCATCCTTTCAGCCATCGGTTGACCGGTATAGTCAGGGATCTTGTCACCAACTGAAGCAAGAGTTGGAATATATCCATATCCAGTATGGATTGCCCCTGGAGTAACACCAAACCTATCACAAGCCTCCACTAATCCCATTTGAAGGAAGTTACGAGGAGTTAATCCAGGAAAATACCAACGTACACCTATATTACCCCTACCGATCTTACCAGTAGCAGTACGAAGTCTCTCATCAATGCGGCCTGGTGCGCCAGGATAGCTTCTAGGTACTGTGACCGTCCTGTTACCACGTATGACCTGTTTGGTATTCTTAACCATTACCAGTTTGCCATCCTTAAAAACTGGTCTAGTAGGTTTGGCCGCCTTACGAAAGATGAGTACCTGCTTACGACCAGTCTCAGGGAAAACACGCTTCCTGTTAGCAGGAAGTGTCTTACCGCGACCGAGACTTTCTTGCTCTTGACGCTCTACATCACCATTAGGATCATCGATCCACATAGGAACAGTCTTACCTGCCAGTTTACTCATCAAGAATGGTCTTACTCCGGTGTTCTGAAACCAGATTTGTTCATGAAACCATTGCATCCCGAAGTTACCGTTGCCATACAACGGCCTGATCCAAGCGGATGAGACTCCGGTCAACTTAGGAGCGTGAGTACGGGCGTAGGACACCGCCAGCAAAGCCATCACCTTGGCGTCGCGGCGACGGAGCCCTGGAATGACCATGATCACTCGGTCTGGCGCTTTGGTCCCTGAAGGCATCAGAAGTCCGCCACCGGCTCACGGGAATAGTACTGCGGGATGGTCTCCTGGATGTAGCTCTCGGTGATGGGCAAAAGGTAGATGGGCGAGGACTCGTCCTCTCGGGTGACGTTGGTGTAGATGAAGGCGGTAGCGTTCCAGATGCCGGACTGGGTACCGAAGCCGGTGTCGAGATGGTCACCGGTCACGGCCTGGGACTGCCAGCGCGACCCGTCACCCCGGATGATGTAGTCCTTGGGCTGAAGCCGGAAGTCCGAGGTGGTCTGGACGGTGGCCACGTTGGTGTTGATGACACCACGCTGCTGCTGTTGCAGGGTGGGCTCATCCCAGGACCACAGGCTGGGCCGGACCAGGATGGCCTTGTAGCCGCCCTGAAAGCTGGTGCCCAGGCAATCCGGGCACTTGAAGTAAGCCGGTTGCTTCCAGGTGTTCTCCAGGCCTCCCTGGGGCACGTAGCAGGTGGGACAGCGGGCCACTAACCCAGCGGTGAAGTCCTGCATGGTCCACATGGTCACGAAGATGGCGTACTCGCCGTAGCGGTACAGGGCCTGATCATGGCGGAAGCGCTCGTTCTCCAGTTCCCAGTGCTTGGCATCGGGCACCACGTAGTGGTCCAGGTAGTGGCTGAGCAGAGCGGCCTTGATGTCGGGGATGGACTGAGCTTCGACGCTGGTGCCAACATCCCTGTCAGGCGGGATCTCCAGGTCCAAGGTCAGTACGGCCTGGGCATCGGTGACCGAGGTGGAGGTCGCGGCGGTGATAGCCATCGTCCTGGTCAAGCGGGCCTCAGCCTCGGTGGTGGACAAGGACGGGGCGTAGGTGATGTCCAGGGGAGTGTGAAGGGCTGCCATCTCCACCGGGCCGATGACCACCTGGCCGCTGCCCATCACCGTCACGATGCCGGTGGCTACTACCCGGACTCCACCAAGATGAACATTGACAGCGGAACGGATGGTGATATGCCCAATAGCAGCAACGTCGATGCCACCGAGGACAATGTGACTTGTCCCCATGATATCAGATATGACTTCTCCGGTTACAACAACATTGACATTACCGATGGAGACATGAGCAGTACCGGTGAAAGTAGCCATGGATTAACTGGCGAGCGGTATGGAAATCGCCAGCCCTCCTGTAGGAATAGAGAAGTTGTTGCCGGGATTGATAGCTTGAGCCGTGATGGAGCCAGAGACTATGAACACACCCGCCGTGGCCGCATTCCACAGGCTGACAAAGGAGAAGGTCTCCGCCGCTATAACATTGCTCCAAAGAATCAGGTTGTTGTTCAGGCTTTGTCCGTTGGCCGGGACCGCGAAGGCCGGAGCCGCCCCACAGGACACCCGTGTGCTCTCCGCCGCCACGCTAAGCGTGCCATTAGGCCCAGGGGGACCGGTATGCAACTGGGCGAAGATGATGTTGTATCCGGCCCACACTGTTCCGTTCAACATCAGGGCCAACATGCTGTTGGCGATCGGTGCAGAAACACCTGTGGGCATACCGACTCCTTCTAGTTGATGGTGGCCGTCAAGGCGTTCACGGCGATGGAAAGCGTGATATTGCCAGCCCCCACCGCCTGTGCCGGTTGACAGTTCCCGAAGACCAGGAGATTCCCGCCGAGCAGGGCATCCCACAGCCCGAAGAAGGGCAGGTTGGCTCCGCCGATCCAGGCTCCGGAGGACTGCTGGTAGGTGATGGCCAGCTTGTTGGTCATGCTGTAGCCGGTGGGCGGCTGGGCTCCGAGCGGCACCCAGTGAGCCTGGTCGTTAGGGACGGCCACGCGGGCGTAGTTGTTCCCGGCCGGTTCGCTGAAATCCCAGGCCGGGGTGCCCTGCCGGATCTGGGATGGCGGGGTGGAGGACAGACCCACGTAGAAGGTAGCCGGAAGGGTGTAGGCCATCTGGCCGATGGCCCACAGGATGAGCTTCTGATCGAAGTAGGTGGTGAACGGCATCTACGTCTGGGTGATCGAGGCTTGGAAGGTCCAGGTGGTCCCGGTGGTCTTGGTCCCCATGGCCACTCCCTTGTGATTGAACAGTTGCGGCGGCACCTGGACCCCGGTGTTGCCGTTGTCGATGCACCACTCGTTCCAGGCGAAGTTGCCCTGGGAGGCCCCGGCTGTGCCCTGCCAGACCATGACCCCGTTGGCCACCTGGGGGTAGCCGGGGTTCATGGGCAGGAAGACGGTGTTGGTGGTGGCCTTGAGGGCGGTGTCAGCAGCCGAGACGGTCGGCACCGAGCCGTTGCCGTCCCCGAGGCCGATGCGAGCATGGACATTGTCGAAGGGGACCGGGGAGCCGGTACCGGTCAGAAGCTGCTCCATGATGGAGATGCCCACGGTGGTCTCCATCCTCAGGATCCCTTCTCGGCGTTCCACTCATCGATGTGCAGGATCCGCTTCTGGCCCTGTTCATCGGTGTGGGTCACGATGCCTTGATCGTGATCGACCTCGATCGTCTCCTCCGGGATCCAGCCAAGCTCGACAAACTGATCATGGGTAAGCTCGTCGGGGGTGAGCCCGAAGTGCTCGGCCGCGGCCTGGGTCTGAGCCTCCGACCATTTGTTCACCTGGGTGACGTGGCGGAAGCTGCCGGACTCGGAGGTGCTCATCACCCCTTCGTTGCTCTGGCCCAGCTAGGGACAGCCCTCCGGGGGCTCCAGAGCGTTCGAGCCGGACCAGGAGGACGGTAGGGGCCTGCGGGGCTCCCGGACGCCTGCAGGGGGCGCTGAGGGGTCTGTGGGAGGCTGGTAGTAGGTCCAGGACACCGTAGTGACCTGGGCGTTGCTGCCGGTGAAGCTGATCGGCAGATTCGAGGAGTTGGTGGTGTAGGTGATCCAGTCGTCGTTCTCAGGTTCCATCTAGCGACCTCTGCAAGTCCGCGAACTGCCGGGTGATACGGGCTCGACGGCGCTCATCGCAGGGCAAGCACCAGATCGGTGTCCAGGGCGTACCGGCTTCGTTGGGACAATCGAAGCCCTTTCCATCCTCGTCGTAACCGATGCATTGCATCAGTACCACCTCGTCCAGTAGCGGGGCCGGGCCGCGGCGTTGCCCATCAATCGAGTGGGGCCAAAGTTGCCGAACACCCCACCCGAGACCAGCACCCGTGGCTGCAAGGTGAACATCTGGCGAATCTTGAACACCTCCAGCATCTGGTTGTAGGCCTCCTGCTCGGTGCCCAGGATGGTGCCCCAGCGATCGAGGTAGTCCCGCCGGGTCATGCGGGCCGCGGTCACGTTCTCGCCCAGGGGCTCCTCCACGTAGGAGCGCATCAGGTGCTTGATGGTCTCGATGGACAGCCCGGCCACCAGCAGCCCGGACCATTGCTGGTAGGGGAACTCTGGCCCCATGGGCGGGGCGTTGGGATCGGAGAGAGGCCCGGCGATGGAGTAGCTGTTAACCGGCTGCATGGTGGTGTTGATCTGCAGGATGGTGATCTGCAGTAGCTGGGCCATGCGACCGCGGGAGAAGTGACTCTGGAAGTAGCTCTGCAGGTGAGGGCCGCCGAACTGGGAGTCGTAGATGTCCTCGAACTTGGCCCAGACCAGATTCACAATGGCCTTGGCCTCGGGCGGCAGCACGTCGTAGGCCGGGTTGTACGGGCCGACCTCGATGGGGGTCATGAAGGTGTCGGGGACGCCCTGGATCTGGTAGGTCCAGGCCAGGTGGTAATGGCCCGCGGTGGCGGTGTCGGTGGACAGGAAGGTGTAGGTGTAAGCCCCGGTGTACTGGCGCACAGCTTCGTTGCCGGAGAAGACCGGCCCGGCCCCGGCCGTGTCCGGGGTCATGGCCACCAGGACCAGGCCGCCATCGGGGTCGGTGGGGACTCCGCCGATGTTGATGATGATGCCCACCTGATCGTTGCCGCCCTGGGAGACGTAGACGTAGTCCTCCAGGTTGGCCGGAGGAGGACCCGGTGCAGGGTTGGGCAGGACGGACATGGGGGCCTCCAGACTCAGCCCGAGGTCTCGGGCGTGGCACCTACTGCAGGATAAGGATAAAGCTGCGCCTGGGCTCGAACCAGATCCCTGAAAACGAAGACTATGGCGATGGCGCTACCGACGACGGTCATGCCGGTGGTGGCCGACAGGCGTACTGAGGCGAACTCCTCGACGGTGCCACTGAAGAGGGTGGCGGTGGCCGTCAAGAAGGCGATGGCCGCGATCTCGGTGGTCACGCCAGTCAAGACCAGACCGGCCTGAGCGGTCATGGAGACAAAGGCGATCTCTACCGCGATGCCAGTGGTGGTGAGACCGGCCTGAGCCGACAGGATGACCGAGGCGATCTCTTTGACGGTGGGACCCACGATGAGACCGGCCGTGGCCGACAGAGAAATGGTCCCAAACTGGACCAGGAATATCCCGGTCACGCTGAGAGCGGCGCTGGCGGTCATGGAGACCAGACCGACCTGTTGGACCACCACCGTCACGTTCAGGGCGGCAGAGGCCACCAGGGGCACCGCAGCTAGCTCGGTGACCTGCGCCCCCACCGTTAGGGTGGTGGAGCCTGACCAGATGACAAACCCGATGATGGCGGTGGAGGTCACCATCCCGGTGGTGGCCGCCATGGCCACAGTGGCCTGCTCGGTGACCGCAGCCGCCACCGTCAATCCGGCGGTGGCCGTCAAGGAGACTGTGCCCAGCTTGGTGATGATCCCAGCCGCGCTCAGGCTGCCCGTGGCCGCCATGGGCACCGCAGCCACCTCGGTGACCAGGGCCGAGACATTGAGGGTGGCCCCACCGGCCAAAACCACGTTGGCAAGCTGGGTGATCGAGGCCCCGATGGTCATCCCAGCGCTGGCCGCCAGGGGGACCGAGGCCGTCCTGGAGATGGTGGCGGTCCCCGTGGTCATGGCCGCGCTGGCGGACATCACCACGGCGGCCGCGCTGACCACCGGGAGGGTGTTGTAGTTGTCCCAGATGACCGTGGTGGTCGAGGCCTCGGCCCCGGTGTTCACCAGCATGGAGGGATAGACATTGGTCATATCCAGGTCGGTGGGAGCAGGAGTGGCCTGACTCCAGGCGTTCGTCCAGGCCAAGCCGTCCGGTGAGTAGTCCCAATAGAGCGTGCCACTCGTTTCTCGCACCCGAAACCACTTATGGACAGCCGGATTGTAAGCACCAGTCCAACGAGGACCGTAAGGCGGATTACCAACTTCGGTTACATTGCCCAGATAAGCCGTAAGAGTATTGTTCTGCAGGAACCATCCTGCTCCGGCATCGATGATCCACACTTGCAATGAGGCCAGGTTCTGATTACCGGCGCTGGCCAGTTCAAGCGTGATATTCGACTCGGTGAGATCGTAACCACCCATGGCCTCCAGGTCAGGATACGAGGCGGTGAGATCAGTGGAGATGTTGACCTGTCCATTGACGATCTGGACCTTGCCGCCATAGCCGTCGCTTACGTCATCAAACCACCACTTGTTTGGATCAAGCACTCCGCTGTTGAAGTTGTCCTGGAGAGTATTGGCCTTGAACTTGACGTTCAGGTAGGCATCGGCCTCCAGATCCATCGAGGCCAAGAAGGTGCTCTGAACGGTCATGCTCAGGCCCGAGGTAGCCGACTGCTGTACTCCACCGAGAACTGGAGGTGGATTATTGACGTTGTCAAAGGCGACAACCGCGTTATGGGTTGAGGGATAGCTCCAGGTACCGGCTTGGAGAAGTAGGTTGAGTTGGGCTACCTCAGGTATGTCAGGAGTGCTGGCGAAGTTGGTCCAGACAAGCCCATCCGCCGAGGTGTCAAAGTAGATCGTGCCGCCCGTCTCCCGAAACCGTAACCAGGCATGCGCCACCGGATCGAAGGTGACGCCTCCTGGTGGACCGCAGGGTACTTGGTTGTTGTTGACATAGACGCTGGAGTAGATCTTCCCTTCGTTGATGTACCAGTTAATCTCGTTGTAGAGGGTCGGATTGTGTACCCGGTTGGTCATCATCAAATAGAGTTCCAAGTCACTGCTAACACTTTGGTCTCCAGCGTTGACCAGATTGAAGAGTATGTGACTCTCGATCAAGGTGTATGGTTGGGCCGAAGCTAATCCCGTGTAATAACCACCGGTCGTCCACTGCACTTGCTGGTTGACCACGGTGGGAATATCAGCGCCACCAGCCGCGGGATCCGGACCAGACGGGGCATACATGACCCACTTGGTCGGATCTGGTGGGCCATTCACATTGAAGGCATCCCTCAGCACCTCCACCTTCGGCCATACGGGTATGACCGTGAGGGCTGCGCTCCCGACCAGAGGGACGGATGCAACCTCGGAGACCTTGCCTCCAATGGCCATGCCCGTGGTGGCGGCCAGAGGGACGGAGGCGGTCCTGGAGATGACCGGGGTGCCGATGCTGAGTCCGGCCACCGCCCCGAAGTTCTGCTTCAGGACGACGAGGTCGATGTAGTGAACCTCGCCTATGGCGCTCACGCCCGTGTTGTTGCGCCAGTAGACCGCCATCCAGACCGAGCCCGCTGGAGCCACTCCCTGGGCGGAGGCGATGGTCCAGGTAGAGCCGGTCTGATTGGTGGCGGGTACCCCGTTGAGTGAGCCCACCACGTTCGATCCAGCGTCGAAGAAAACGATCTGGACCATGAAGCTGCGGGGCGTGGTGGCCGCCAGCGAGCCCAGGTTGGCGGCGTAGGTATTGCCCGCGATAGCCGGGTAGAGGTTCCAGGCCGTGGAGGCCGAGCCCCCCGAGGTGGTGGTGGCGGTGATGGCCAGGGAGTGGGTGCCGCTCTGGGCCACGGCAGTGGTGTTGGCCACGGTGGTGTTCTGGCCTTGCCAGGTGCCGGTGCTGCCGCTCTCGAAGGAGGAGTCGTCGCCCACCAGCACGTTGAGGGCCAAGCCCAGGATGGGGGTGCCGGTGATGGTCTTGGAGGCGACGGTGACGACCATGCTGGCGTTGGCCGCCTCGGCCACGCTGGCGGTCTCGGTCAAGAGGCCACTGATGTTGAGCGTTGCGCCTCCGGCCAGGGTGATGCTGGCCACCTGCAGGCCGGTGGTGGCCACGAACATGCCTGCCGAAGCGGCCAATGGAGCCGCGGCCACTTCGGTGACCTGAGCACCACTCACCGCCAGACTGGCATTGGCGCTCAGAGGAGCCGTAGCCACTTCGGTGACCGAGGTATCGATGCTCAACCCCGCCGTGCCCGACTGAGCAACAGTGGCGACCTCTTTGACCGTTGGCGTTATGCTCAGTTTGGCTAGCGCACCAGCCGTCTGATAAAGGCTGACATTGTCGATGTAATGGACTTCGCCATTGACACTGACATTGTTGTTATTATTCCAACCTACTCCCACATAGGCAGTATTCGCCAGAGCAACACCCGATACGGTTACCCTGACCCAGGTATTATCTGGGAGTTGCGGACTGGTATAAGAACCTAGAAAACCTCCCGCATTGTTGTAGAAGTTCAATATACAAGAAACAACCCGAGGAATCGTCGCCGCCTGAGAATCCAAACTGGCCGTGTAACTAACCCCAGCAATGGCTGGATAAAGCGTATGTGATGTCGAAATCTGGCCACCCCCGGTACCGGTGGCGGTGATAGCAAGAGCATGAGTACCACTTGAGGCCACCGCGGTAGTATTAGCCACGGTGGTACCGGACACATTGATCCAGGATCCAGCGGTGCCGCCCTCGAAGGTCGAGTCGTCGGTGGCCAGCACATTGACTGCGCCCATGCTGACCAGTACCGAGGCGAAGCTAAAGTCATCCCAGTAAATCGGTAGATTGGCGGATGTGACCGGCCAGTTGATCTGTATTTGAGCATAGGCCGCGGTAGGTGGAGCGACATCACTAACGGTCAGATATGCCCATGCCGAGGTCGAGATCGGCGTGGATACTCCGTTGGTCGTACTGATCGGAGCCTGAGCCGCCGTCAGCCAAGAGATCTGTAAAAAGGCGGATGTGAGCGAAGCCGAACCGGCCATGGCCCAGCCGCTGAAGACATAGGCCGAGCCAGGGGTCACCGGGATGGTTGTGGACTGCTTGGCCTGGACCGTCCCGACAGGCTGAGTGGCGGAGATCTGCAGGGCGTGAGTGCCCGAATGGGCCTGCGAGGTGATGTTGGTGAGCGTCAGCCCCCCGGTGCCACTCCAGTTACCGGTGGTGCCGCCCTCGAACCCAGACGACTCCGCCGATAGCAGATCGGGAGAACCCGTGATGTCGATGGCCCCGACCGTCAGAGCGGCCACACCCCCCGGTTGCTGATCAAGGGTGACGGTGTCGATGTAGTGGACTTCGTTGACGGGAATCGCCCCGAAGCCAACAAACAGCACCGCGGCATAGACCGCGTTGGGTGGAGCGACCGCTATCGGTGGAGCCCCGAACTGATTCCAGGAGCCCACCTGATCGCCCATGGTGGCGGTGCCGCCCGAGCCTGCGATCACCGCCAGACTGGCGTCGTAGAAGACCAGTTGGCATTGCACGTTGCGGGCGTTGGTGGCGGCCATGGCCCAGAAGCTGGCCTTGTAGATCTGGCCGGGGGTAACGGCGTAGCGCGTCGGCCAAGCGGTGAGCCCCGAGGTGGCCGTTGTCGAGGTGATGGCCAGCGCTCCCGAGCCGGTATGGGCCACGGCCGTGGTCTGGGCCACATTGCAGTATTGGAGGGGAGCCCAGGAGCCCACGCCGGTCTCGAAGTCCGCATCGGCGGCGGTCAGCAGATGGGTGGGAGCAAAGACGGAGGCCGTTACGGTCGCCGTCGCCGGGGTTACGGTCATCCCGGCAGTAGCGGCCAAGGAGGTCGCCGCCACCTTGGTGACGGCCCCACCGATGGTCATCCCGGCGGTCCCTGACATAGGCACGGCCGCGGCCGGAGGCAGGTTGAAGTTGTCGAAGGTGGCGCTCTGGGCCACCAGCCCCGAGCCCGCCTGCGAGTCGAACTGAAAGGTGGGCTGCAGGTACCGGGGTGGATAGATCCAGGTGCTGTCCGGGACGGCGGCGAAGTTCGACCAGATGTTGCCGTTCGCGCTGTAGTCGAAATAGGTGGTCCCGGCGTGCTCGCGGATCCGCAACCACTGATAGGTGGCGGCGTTGTAGGGCTGGGGATTCTGATGGACGCCGTCCTGGTCCAGCCAGAAGATCTGGTTGCCCTGGACGGCCCAGCCAAAGTCGTTGCCGTCCTGGTCGTAGAGCATGAAGGTGACCAGGGCCTGATGGGTGGTGTCAGCCTGGTTCCCGGCGCTGGTCATCTGGAACAGGGCGTAGCTCTCGGTCAGGTCGTAGTAGCTCCCGTTGGGCTGGGCCGCGGTGCCGGAGTAGATCCCCCCGCCGACGCCTATGGCGGCATTGGCGGGCAGGCTGACGCTCAACGCTCCGCCCGAGTTGGCCACCGTGACCCCGGCACTGGCGTAGGGCAACCACTTGGTGGAATCGGGGGCTCCGGCCGTGGTGAAGGCGTCGGTGAGCGTGGCCATCTTGCTGCCTGCGACCAGCGTGGTACTGGCCACCTGCAGGGCCGCCGAACCCGCCATGGCCACCGCTGCGATCTCGGTGACGGTGGCCCCGATGGTCATCCCGGCCGAGGCCGCTAAAGGGGCTATCCCAACGTCTACCGGCGGGCCGTAGTTACGATTGAAGGTGAGGCTGTAAACACGGCCGCCAGGCATGAGCTAAATCACCACCTACATTCGATCAGACCGGAGTGCCATCGCTGGTGAAGAACAACGTGGCGATGACGGGATAAAGCTCGGTCACCGCGGCCAGGAGATCCTCGTCGGAGATCTTGGACTGGTCGATGGTGCCATCCCCGTTGTCCACCATGTCGGCAAATCCCGGAGCGGCACAAATGGCCCGCAGGAAGGCGCTCAGAGGAGCCGGGTCGTCCTTCAGCAAGGCGCTGGACAGGGCCTGGACATCGGAGGCCGATCCGGCCTCCTGATAGACCTCCGACGCCTTCTGAAACAGGCAGGAGCGACAACGCCGCCCGGTGAAATCCGAGTCCTCGTTGAGCAGGGCTTGGGTCTGGTAGCTCATGGGCTCTCCTAGCCAGTACCGATGTATGAGATCTCTAGTCGAGTATTCGACTGACCCACCTGGGCCGCCAATCCAGTGGGGTTGTAAGCCTGCGCGTTGATCTTGTCCCCGGCTGCACAAAACACATCATTCCAGGTGCGCCAGGACAACCCGCCGCCAGTAAGAGAAGTGATGCTGTTCTCATTGGTGATACCGGTGCTGTTTTGAAAGATACTGCCCTGGATGTACTGCCCGGTGGCATTGCAGTTGCCATTACAGGTGGCCTGGACCCAATACCAGCCTGCTATCGGAACGGTGAAACCGTAAGTGGGAGAGACAGTGTACAGACCAAAGTTGTCAGCCAGTTGAGTGTCATAGGGAATAACGGTCTGTGACGTGGGCATGGTGTAAGCGGCGTTGCGATATATGACAGCGTGTAGCCAATCACGCGCTCTGCCCCACTGGCCACCGGCCACACTGCTTCTAGCCACCCATACTTCGCCCCATGGATCGACGTAAGACTGAACAACGTTCGAGGCCGTCCAAGGAGGAGGGAAACCATTGACGGGAACACCCGTGTTAATGCTCATCCGAAGAACAATCCCATGAAGGCGCAGGAGAAGGTATTTATAGACGGACCAGTATAGACATTCAAGCTGGCAACACTGGACGAATAATACGCTTGAAACGTGTCATTAGCCGAGCCAAGACCCATGTACTGCGTCCGGGCCGAACAGTTACCGGCTGAGGTTTGATTCATGATCATGTTGTCCTGGGTGACGCCCGAACCGTTCTGGAAGATCTGGCAGCCGACATAGTTGGGGCTGGTCGCTGATTGCAAGACCCAGTGGAAGGCGAAGCGCCACCAACTGGCCGGGTATACCGCACCTGAAACACTGCCCGCCACTGGCAACACAAACGCGTAGGTGGGGCTGCCAACCCAGATGCCATACGGGTCACGAATAACGGTGTCAGCCGGAAAAACGGAGTTAGCCGTGGGAGCAACAAGAGCCGCATTACGGTACACCGAGGCGTGGAGGACATCGCGAGCCTTCCTCCAGTTGCCTCCGTTAACGCCAGGTTTTGCTATCCAAAGCTCTCTGTAGAGGTCCAGGAAGCTCTGGATGCCACCCGTGGTCACCGGGGGTGGCAGGATGTTGAGTTCAGCGCCGGTATAAGCCTGGATGGTCATCCGGTACCCAGATAACTGACTTCAAGATGACAGGGAGGAGGACTCCCACTGACGATGCATGGGTAACCCTGTGGCTGGTAAGCATGGAGGTTGACAAGATCTCCTATGCTTAAATACATAAGCGCTTGAGTCCGGGCACACAGACCACCGGAGGCACGGCTGGTGAAATAGTTGTCGCTGGACCAGTTGGTGGCGTTGTTCTGCATGAGGTTCATCTGGATATAAGTACCCGCTGCCGCTACCGAGACTTCCAGGTAGGAAAAGACACGATAAAAGCCTGGGATCCAGGCCGTAAACTGGTAGTTAGATCCAGCAGAAAATCCCCAGGTGTCATGCCAAGGGGTATCGAAAACGATAACAGCCGACGCGGTGGGCAAGTTGTAGGCAGCAGCACGGTAGGTATGGAAATGCACCACATCTCGGGCCTTGCGCCAAGCTCCACCGTAGACACCGTTCTTGGCGATCCAAACCTCGCCGGTCATGGCGTCGGTAAAGCTCTGGATGCCCGATCCCGAGGTGACCGGCGGCGGCAGGTTATCGATGAGGGCGTAGGTCTGGATGGTCATCAGCCCGTCCCCCGATACTGCAAGGTGGCGTAGGTCCAGTAAACCAACGGCGTACAAGCCAATGAAACGCTGGCCTCAGCCACCGCGTTCACGGTGTCTCCAGCGTTGAAAGCAAGCTGCTGGATGCAGGTGGCCGAGATGGCGGCCGCCGCACCAGAATGCGCTCGCATAATCCCTTGCAAGGCCGCGTTGACGTTGATGCGAGCCGAACACCATTGTCCCGTAGCGGTGGCCGTGACGGCTAGCTGAAAGACGACATCGTACCAGCCTGCTACCGGTACGGTGAACGCCGCCGCAGAGTAGAGGCCATAGTCGTCCTTGGTCATAGTATCCAGCGTAAGAACAGCGGCACCAGCAATGGAAATGGCCGCATTACGAAACCACTTGGCGTAGATGGCGTCGCGTGCCCGTTTCCATCTCCCACCATTGACACCGTTCTTGGCCACCCATACGTCACCCCAAACATCGGTGAACGATTGGATGGTGGCACCCGAGGTAACGGGAGCCGGAAGATTATCAGGAATGGCATAGGCAGGAACAAGGCTCATGACATCACCCCGTTCCGTAGTACTCGACGGTGGCGTAAGTCCAGTAACCCGGAGCGCCTACTCCTGCTGCCAACGCAGTACTAGCGTTGTCGTAGAACTGTATGTAATCTCCCACATGGAGAACAAACTGCTGGCTTATGACACTGCTAAAGGCGTTAACCGAAGAGGCATAAGACTGAGAAACACCCATCAGCATACCATTGATGAAAAACCGAGGTTGTACCCACTGACCGCTAGCAGTAGCATTAGCCGTAACCTGCCAGAGAATGTCATACAGACCTGAAATAGGCGGATACGCAGCACTACCGGCAGGATTGGTGTACATGCTGTAGGGATCTCGGGTAGTGCTATCAAGTGGGACCGCGGCCTGCCCCGCTGGCAACGTGAAGGCAGCATTGCGATACCACTTGCCGTAGAGGGTGTCCCGCGCCCGTTTCCAAGCTCCTCCATAGACCCCGTTCTTGGCTATCCACACATCGCCCCACACGTCGGTGAATGACTGCACGGTGGTACCAGAGATAACCGGAGGCGGAAGACTGTCGGGGATAGCGTAAGTGGGGATTAGGCTCATCAGCCCGTCCCCCGGTATCGAAGGATGGAATAGGTCCAGTACCCTGGACCGAAGCTCGGCGGGGTACCCGAGCCCACAATGGCCGCTATGGTGGCGCTGCAGTAGTCCCAAGGCTGCACGTAGTCATTGACATTGCAGAGGCCCAAGTACGTTGTTATGGCTGAGAAACTGGTGGCCAGCGTGGTATGCACCCTGGCCACGCTCATCAAAACACCGTTGTTATAGATGCGAGCATCCATCTGCTGACCGACCGCAGTGGCAGTGCCTCCCACTTGATGGACAGCTTCGTACCAGCCTGCTACCGGGATGATGTAGGCACCCACTCCGCTTTGGAAGCCGGGATTGTACAGACTATAGTTGTCCGAGATCGTGCCATCCATAAGCGTGGTGGCACCGCCAGCCGTCAAGTTCAGAGCAGCGACGCGATAGACGTGGCTGAAGAGGACATCCTTGGCTCGTCTCCAGGCTCCTCCATTGACCCCGACCAGGGCCACCCACACGTCGCCGTAGATGTCGGTGTACGACTGGATGCCGCCGTATGTGAGCGGAGCCGGAAGGTTGTCCGGAGGGGCGTAGGTGGGAATGAGCGACATCAGCCCGATCCCATATAGTGAAAGCGGCCACAAGTAGACTGGTTACCAGTGCTTCCTGTGTAGGCCGCCGTGGTTTGAAGGACAACTTGACCCTGTCCACCCGCGGCCAAGTAGAGAGAGGCATGAGTTCGAGCCGCCGTGGTCTCGACTGCCCTCGCAAACGTAGACTGATATGCGGATACGCCCGCACCAATGAAGATGTTAAACAAGTTACCAGCAGCCGCAGGCGTGGCCTCATACTGACCATAAATGTCGTACCACCCCGCTACAGGCGCAGTCCAGCTAGGAGAAACCCAGAGGCCGTAGTCGTCCTTAATAACAGTGTCAAAGGCTATTGGAGTATTAGCATTGGAAGTAGTCCAGGCAGCATTGCGATAAACGGCGGAGTGCAAGACATCACGGGCTCGCCTCCAGTTCCCACCGTTAACACCGTTGAGAGCCACCCACACATCGCCCAACGAATCGGTGAAGCTCTGAATGGTGGCACCAGTGGTAACCGCAGCCGGAAGAGTGGGCGTCTTAGAATCGACATACTGCTTGGTGGCGGTGTTAGAGGGGTTGAGTGGCAGAGGGGCATTACCCACGCCCATGACCACCACGTTGATGGAGTTGGGCATGTTCTGAGCCACTGTGATCGAGATGTGATTGACATCCACGATGTTGATCTGAGTCATCACAAGCTGGTTGGTGACGGCGTCCCAGATCTCGACAAAGACGTTGGTGGTATTGAGGTTGTGGGCGATGCTGTAAGGCGAGCCCGCGGCCGTGGGCGAAGCAATGGTCTGCATGAAGGCGAAGTTGTACGCCTGGGTCAGTTGCTGCTGGACGTACTGGACGGTGGCCAGGTTCGAGGGCAACACCATGGTGGGGGCCACCGAGGTGCCCATGATGACCACGTTGACCGGGTTGGGGGCGTTCTGGGTCACCGACACCGAGATGTTGTTGGCGTCCACGATGGCCACGTTGGCCATGATGCGCTGATTGGTCACCGTGTCCCAGATATCCACGATCAGGCTGGTGGTGTTCAGGTTGTGGTTGACCGTGTAAGGCGACCCCGCCGTGATCAGAGAGGCCAGGGGACGGCTGACCAGTAGCTGGGTGTTCGCGGCACGGGCATAAGGCCGCACGTCGGTGATGAAGGAGTTGAGGATGGCCGGAACATTGGATCCGACCAGGATCTGGGCCAAGACCAAGGTGCTAGATGGAACGGCCGGAGCTACCTGCGAACCAGTGACAGCGGCGGTGCCCTGGATGGGGACGATGACGAAGTCGCTGCGGCCTCCACCGATGACGAAGTCGTCGCGAACCTGAGCCACGATCAGATCGATACGGGCGGTGCCCACCCCCGGCGCGACGGCGATGGGCACGTTGACCACGGTGTCGGACCAGATGGTGTAGGCCCCCTGGTTGGCGATGTCGGTGCCGGGGATCAAAGCTCGCCCTGCAGCCACGTCCACCGACATATTGGTCCCGGCGGCCCGTTGGGTCACCTGGAGGGCTCCAGAGCCACTCAGAAGGGCTGGGCCGGGTCCCAGGGCGTCCTGGATGAAGAACCGGTCCAGGTTGGCCGGATAGGTGCCCTCCTGCATCCACAGCGGCGGATACAGCGCCATGGGCTAGCTCAGGGTCTTTGTATAGCTACCCGACGCAATCGAGAACGTATCACCTGCATTCACCGTTTTTGATGCACTTAGAGCGCCAAACCAGCGTCTCACGGGTGTGGCTGTACTATCGTACTCATCCACTCCGGTGACGGTGCAGGCGGGCATGTTGGTGTAGGTGAGGGCCACGTTGGAGGCGATCGAGCCACCCGAGGGAGCCGCGAAGGTGATGGTCTGCCGGGCGTAGGAGCCGCCGGTCACCTCGGTACCGGGAGCAGCCGCGGTGCCGGTGGCGGTCACCAGGGCGACCTTGACCGGGGCGGTGACCGCCGGGTATGCCGCTTGCCCCGAGGAGGCCGCCAGCAGGGCATTGGCTTCGACGGTAACGAGGTTGGCCATTTATGCCTCCTGGGTCCCTGGGATGGAAAACTCCGGCGTCTCGATGCTGTGCTGCTCGAACAGGGCCTGCAGGTTGGCCTCGGGCCGGTTCTGGACGAACTCCGGGATGGAGAGCCCGGCCTGGGTGGCCGCAGCCACGTCAGTAGCGCAAATCTCGCAACCATCAGTGGAGCAGCAATCAAGGTGTCGGCTAATCGAGAGATCAGTCGGCTCCCCGGTCACCGGATGGTTGAAAGCGACGTACTGAACATGATGTGGATCAGAGTCCGTCTGACCACAAATATCACACGTTCTGGTTTCTGGATCTGGAGGGGTATCAGTCATGATCTCAATCCTGTTCTGGTCAATACTCTCGGCCTGGTTGTCCGGTTATGATGATGCTTCCTACCGTGTTCTCCACCACTGGACTATCGGCGGTAGGAAGGGCGTATAAGACACTCCCTTGCCGTATGAGATCAGGATCGATGGTGGTGTCTACGACCGGTGCTCCCACTTCGGGATAGGGATAGAAAGGGGCTCCCGGACGGACCGTCTCGATCATGTCTCGATCACCGTCAAACTGATGGGCCGGGTGGGGGCGGCGACCAGGGTGGTGGTCCCACCCGAGACGGTGGCCGCGGCGAAGGCCAGGGTGTAGACGGCCGAGGCCTCGCCAGGCACGTCGAAGGTGACGAAGTTCCCCGGCGACCCGGCCTTACCGGAGTTGCCCGAGCCGGTCTGCTGGGCGGTCCACACCGGGTAGGAGTTCAAGATGGTGGCGTCGCGCTGGATCACGATGTAGGACAGCCCACTGGGATTGCCGACCTCGGGGACCTCGGCCACGATCATGAGCAGTCGTCCCCCGTTGGGGGGATGCACGGTCTGGGTCACCGCCGTGGTCAAGGTGCCGGTGCCGGGCGGGGTCCAGGTGGTGGTGGTGCCGATGTTCGAGGTCCTGGTCACCCGAGCCTGCGCCCCCGAAGCTCCCAGCGCCGAGCCCGCGGCGATGTTGCGGACCCAACCCGTCCCCGTCCACATCCAGGTCAGCCCGGTGTCGGTTTCGGTGATCCGCATGCCGTACTGGTTGGCTCCCCACACCGGGCGGGTGGTGGACGTGCAGATGTAGAACCCCGGAAAGCCGTCCAGGATCTGCCAGTTGTTGTTGTAGGCAGCCGTGGAGAACTGATCGGCGGTGCTGAAGATGTTGATCCCCAGCTTGGTGGACGGGGTGGGCATCGGTTACTTCTTGGGGTCCGCCTCCAGGGCGGTGTCCTTGGTCCCCGCTGGAGAGGCCGGAGCGGCCGCCTTGGCGGCCTTCCTGGCCCCCTGAGCCTTGTCAGCCCCCTGAGCCTCATCAACGGCGGCCACGGTCCCCTCGGCGGCCTCTACGGTCTCCTCCGCCTTGGCCCTGGCCTCGGCCAGCTTGGGGTCCTGATCACCCGAGGTCCCCTCAGGCGTGGCTGACTTGTCGGCCTCAGACCGGGCGGACTCCTCCACATGGGTACCGCTGGGCGCGATGCCACCGGGCGTAGAGGGGTCGTACTCGCTGGCTCCAGAAGGGGCGGTCCGAATGGCCGCCTCCTGCATGGCCACCATGGACTCGTTGTGGGCCTTGACCGCCTCCTCGGTGGGGACACCAGGAGCCAGGGTGGGGTCGTAGTCGGTGGCTCCCATTTGTGGGGGCGGCTCGGGGCTCTCGGGCACCTCGACCCCTTCGAAGGGATCGGCTCCGGCGTTGGCGATGGCCCCGGAGTAGGAGGCCACGTCGTAGCTGGACACCCCGTGGTACTCGGTGGTGATGACGGTGCCCACGTCCAGGGGGTTGGGCCGGTGGTTCTCGTCCACGAAGTAGCCGGGCGGAGCATCGGGGTCCCCGGTGATGCCCATGTCGCGGGCCTTGGCCATCTGAGCCGCCACCTCCGGGTCTGCGATGGGCCGCAGATCCTCCTCTTCCTCCTCGGCGGCGCGGCCTTCCACCCGAGGCTCATCATCCGACTTTCGCTCGTCTACCACCGGCTCGTCAGAGGTTTCCTCTTCAGCAGGGGCCTTCTCTTCGGTCTTGTCAGGCATGGGGATCTCCTATCCGGGGATTTCGTTGCGGGCCGTCTTGGAGGCTTCGACCCAGATCATCACGGCCTTGCCATTGCGGATCTCATCCGTCTCCACCTGGACGAAGTTGGTCGAGAGATGCTGGTGGGCTGAGCACAGTGGGGGCTTGGCCCCCTTGGTGGCCTCGCGCTCGAACACGCTGGCCCCACAGAGGGATCCTCTGGGGCCAGGAGCCTGGCAAGGGATGACCACCATGGAGCGATCCTCCTGGCGGTCCATCTGGGCCTCGATCTCGTTGCGCCTTTGTAGCTGGCGCTCCTGCCACCTCATCCCAGCCCGATTCACCGAGGCGATCACGTCCTCGTCACCCTCCTCGACCTTGAGGATGCCCCGCGCCACCGCCTTGCGAAAGTGGGGGCTCATGGCCATGGACTCAGGCACTTCGAGGATGTCGCGCTCGTCTATGTCTCCGGCTCCGAACCATTCGTAGGGAGTCTTCATCCCATCATGTTCATGAAGGAAAGTGGTTGGACCCCCATGCATGTTACGAACGATGAGAACACCGGAACCAGACATGATGATTACCTCCATGAGATGAACTTGAATGGTCTTCATCCCTTCGTAGGCCTGGTCGAACCGGTGACAGGACGCGACGAAGGCCACACCCCGAACAGGACGAAGGGGGTGTGGCCTCGCGCCGAAGATCAGGCGACGGGCGTCAGGTCAGGCCATGGCCTTTCCGGCCCCCGAGAGGGAGGCCACGATGGCCGCCACATCGGCCTGGAGGGCGTTGTAGTTGGCCTGGGTGGGAGCAGCGGCGATCTGCGAAGAGGTCAGGGCGACGTGCGCGCCCTGGGTGGTAACCTGCTGCCCGGCGACACCTTGCTGGCCCAAGTCGGTGAGGGTGCCCGAGGAGAACACGTCGAAGGCCAGCCGGGCAAACTCATCGTCGCTGAGCACCACGTTGGCGTTGACCGGGTAGTAGAACCCGTTCGGCAAGTTGGTATTGGCTTTGTTGACTCTGACACCACGCGCCATTTGGAGATCTCCCTCGATGATGGGGCTTCACCACTTCGTGGCTCTGGATGGCCCAGGGACAGGCTCTAGAGGTCGATGTCGGTCTCGTCCACGCCCAGCACCGAGTAGGTCGGGGTCCCGGTGGAGATCAGCTTGACCACGCAGGTGTTGGACTGGGCCTGGCTGTTGGCCCTGATGTCGGAGGCCCCGACCTGGGAAGGGACCACCCAGCAGTTGTCCCCGCCCACGGTGGGAGCGGTGCCATCGGTGGTCCAGTAGATCTCGTTGGCCCCGCCCCGGTTGAGGACCTGGACCCGGCCGTAGACCCGGCTCAAGTTGACGGTGTCCACCGTGGCCGCGGTCAAGGTGCCGTGATAGGCCCGGTTCTTGTTGACGGTAGCCATCTCACCCCTTCGGCGCTCTGGGGCGGCCAGGGACAGTCAGGAAGTGGGAACGGTGATGGGCCTGGGGTCGGTGCCGTTGGGCTGCCAGGGCGGCAAGCAGATGTAGCCGAAGTACTGCGAGTAATGATGGTTCAGCTTGGGGATGTACTGGCCGCAGTTGATGCAGGTGCCGGGGCCGGGGTCCTGGATACCCTGGAGGGGGTTGAGCCCATCCTGGACCAGGACACCGTTGCGCTCGGTGTAGTGGAGCTTCTGTGGGGGCAGAACATTGACGTTGTCGAAGATGGAAGTTGTGGCTGCTGTCGCTACTCCTTGACCGTTGCCGGAACAGATAGCAAACTTCACAGCACTTAGATCGAAGGGATCACTGCCGCTGGTGTAGATGTTCGTCCAGGTCAGGCCATCTATCGAGTGGTCGAAGCCGTAAGTACCACTGGACTCCCACACCCGAAACCATTTGTGAACGGCGGGATCGTAGGCAAGTGATGCACCAATACCCTGCCCATCCCATATCACCAAGGTTCCATCGTAGATCTCTGTCCAGATAAAATCGTAAGCCCCTGATGGATCAAATATGATCATCGGATAGGCATCCAACTGTGGCACCGCGACATCATCGCCGTAACTAACCATCTGGATAGTGATCTGCGAGTTCGTCAGATCGTAAAGGCCGATAGTCTCCAATGACCGCCAGTTAGAACCGGCACTAATGGCAGTGGTGATGCACAGTTGTCCACCGACCACGGCTACAGACCCACCGTTACCGACAAAACCACCGTTCACCATGTCTCCACCATCGGCGGGGACGACTTGCCATAAGGCTGGATTCCATGTACCGCTGTTGAAGTCATCGACCAGCGTACTGATCTTGAGATTGGTCATCGGTGCTTGCTTGGAGCCGCTCCCTTCTGGTTGGCGGGCAGAGCGCTCTGGTTGGCGTCGATGAAGGGAAGCTGGGTGGCGGACAGGCAAACATAGCGCACGTTCTCATGACGGCCGTAGTGGGTGTCCAGTTGCACGTTGGCCTGCCCGCAGTTGATGCAGGTGCCGACCACCGCCTTGTGGGCTATCGACCCGTCGAGACCGACCTGAACCATCTGCCCGTTGATGACAGCGAAGGTTGCTCCAGTGGCCATGACCGAGTGTAGACGCGACGATGCCCACCCCGGAAGAGGTGGGCATCGTCAGTGAATGGCTGATTACGGGGTCGAGAACACGTAGGTGTTGCTGGCCACGTTGGGAGCGATGTTGAGAGACCGGAAGACGCCACGGGCACCGGTCCAACCCCTGGTACCTCCGGTGATGGCACCGGCCTGACCGAAACCGATACGGGGGATGACAGCGTTGCCGCGCAGTTGCTGCTGAAGCAGCGGCGGGGCGTTGGTGGTCAGACGCCAGTTGCACCGGGCGTTGCCGAGAGGACCGACCAAGCAGAGTTCGCTGACGCTGGCAAAGAGACGGAAGCCAGGCGGGACCACGCTGGGCTGATACAGGTTGAAGGTCAGGGCCTCAAGACCAGGGGCCAGGAAGGTGGCCGAGGTCTCCACGCTGGTGGCGGTGATGACGGTGGGAGGGGCAGCCGAAGCCGCCTGAGCCGTGACCAAACCGGCGGTAGTTCCGGCCATGGCGAGAGCGGCGAGCGCGATAGCCCCCCGTTTGAAGATGTTCATTCAGCTTGCTCCTTCTGTCTGAGTGATGATGCCCCACCCTCAAATGAGGGCAGCAGATTCGAACCATAGCTCAGCTAAGAGCAACCTGAAAGCCCCCTAAGAAACTTTTTTAGATTTCTCTGACACATCAAGTGGTTCCCCCGCCACCCTCTAACCGGCGCAAGCAAATCTCTAACCGGCGCAAGCAATGACGTATCACGTCTCCCGATCCTCACGGTCATTGTCACCCGTTGCGTCATCGTCGTGTTTACGTTTCATGCTGTAGCCCACGTAGCTGCCCAACACGCCAATAATGCCAGTCACGGCTGAGTCGATCACCTGGCTGGGAGCCGCACTCAGCACCGGGTTGTTGGAGGCTACGAAGATCTGGATAATGACGGCAGCGATGATCAATATCACAGAAAGACCCAATGTCAGCGCCAGTATGAAGGCGATCAGATCGACAGATGGCTTCCGCATTCCTCATCGCCGTCGTCTGATCGCAACCAGAAAATCGTCAATGGGAAGCACCCCGACCAGAAATGTTCCGATGATTAACTGGGCAACGACATGGTGACTTTGAAAAAAGGCATCGATGATTACCAGCACGCCCAAGAGGAAGACCACCGCCCGTCTGGTGGCCGCGAAATGCGCCCTGGACGAGAGCTTATTGGCCGGAGTGACGGGTTCTTCGACAGGTAGTGGATTCTGGTACTGATAGTCCTCAGGTTCAGTCACCATGCACCACTACCCCATCGGGGGCCGAAGTATTAGCCCTTGAGAACGGTGGTGATACCCCGAGGGTTGAGGATGGCCATCGACACCATCTCATCGAACACCCAGCCCTTCCAGAAGGCCTCGACGTTGTGGTTCTCCTCCACATCGAGCGAGTACAGGACCGGGAACACACCCAGGAAGTCAGGGTTGGGAAGCAGGAACATCTGGCCCGAGGGGACCATGATGGAACGCTGGAACTGGAACTCACCGAAGCTCTGGATCTGCTCCCCGGCCACGATACGGTCCTTGAAGGCCCAGCCGGTGGTGTTGATGTCCCAGCGGAAGAAGTCCCGGTAGTCAAAGGGGTTGACCAACATGCGCCCGGCAGGCAGTTCGTGCATGTCGGACTGGGCCACCGCGGTGTACATGGACTGCGGGGTGAAGTACCCCGAAGCCTCGTACACGGTGTGGTTGGGGGTGACCACATGGTCCGGCCGGGAGGCGTAGTCGGTGAGGGCGGCCTGGATGATCACCATCATCCGGCTGTCCTCTTGCTTCATGATGGCCTGCTTGGTCTCGTCCTGGGCCTGCTCGACTGCATTGATGCGGAGGTAGAACAGGTCCTCCTTGCGGATGGCCGGACGGGAGGCGATACGCCAGAACCGGATGGGCAGGCGCTTGCCTTCGAAGGGAGTGACCCGGACCTCGCCTTCGGTGCCACTCATGAGGTAGGCCTGGCCGAGGTCGTCCCACACGTCGTACTCCACCGGGGTGCCCGGCGTGACCGGGTCCTCGATCAGCACGTTGCGGACGATGCCCTGGTAGCGCAGCTTTAGCTGGATAGGGCCGACCATGCCCACGCCCAGGCGGCGGATGCCGTTGACCTCGTCCTGGAGGATCAACGAGAGCTTGCGGACCTTGGCCTCATGGGTCAGGGAGGGAACGTTGCCGTCCCCACCGCGGCGCTTGAGGATCTCCTGGACGTAATCGTCCGACTTCTTGGCTCGCTTCGGCGCTAGCCCCGCTGCGGTGGCAACCATGCTCATGTTGATGGACTCCTTGTGTGACGAGGTAGGGCTAGGACGATCAGAAGCCGGAGCGGACCATCAGGCCGCCGACAGTGATGGAGATGTTCGAGTTCACGGCGATGAGCCGGGCCACCGGCTGGGTGGACTTGTTGGCGTCCGCGGCGGTCACAAGCTGACCCTGCAGGCCGTAGGTGCCGGTGTAGCTGCCTCCTGCGATGGCTCCACCGAGACCGTTGAGACCTACCGCTCCACCCAGGTTGGCGGTGCGGGCGTAGACCAGGGCGTCAGTGCCGTTGCCAGGGTCGGTCCAGGTCAGGTTGGCGTCGAAGGCCGGGGCCAGGATCTCGAACTCGGCGTCAGGGTCGAGGACCCACACGGCCAAGGCCGACACACCGGTATCGAGAAGCTCATCGATGCCCTCGCCGCCGATGTAGTTACCGACCAGACCAGCCGGGACGCCAGTGGCGTTGAGAAGGCTGTAGTTGGGACCACCTGAAGTGGCTCCGAAGGTCTGATACGGGCCGGTGTAACCGGACGCGCCCGTGGTCCGCATGAAGGCCATGCCGGGCCAGATGGGAACGGAGCGGTTCCAAGCCGGATCCAGATACCCGGACTTGGGCGTGGCTTGCGTCCACCCATAGTTGGGCCGGATCGTCCGCTTGATGTACGACCTGGAGATGGGAACACGAATCACGGGCGCTCAGCCTCCTATGAGTGGCTTTCACCACTTCGTCGCTCTGGTGGTCGGGAGGACAGGCTTTTCTCTGCCGAGCGTGAACGAACCCCGGCCCGAAGACCGGAGTTCGTGGGTATCTACAATCTCGACATGACTTCACTGCCACCTATTACCGGCCCGGATCCTGAGCTACCGAATCCAGATCAACAGGCTCGTATTACCGTGCGTATGCGTCGAAGCGAACTACGAATGTTCCTGTTGATGCTCCCGGAGACGGTGGACTATCTCGAAGTCCAGTTCCTGAGTGGAGATCAATAGCTACTCGAAGAGCATCTCATCCGCGGTTACTTGCCCGGTGGAGGCATGGGCGCGGATGGGGCCTTCCATCTCGGTGGGAGCCAGGGATGGAGCCGGGCTCTGGGTGGTAGCCGAGCGAGGGACCAGGCGACGGTTGGCCGAGGCCACCCGGCCGTTGGGGACCTGGACCGAGAGCACCTGGGTCAGGGTCTTGATCTCGGTGTTGACGGCCTCGACGGTCATATCCGGGTTGTCCTGGATGCTCGCGGCGATGGACAGGTCGTCCTGGTTGGCCGGGGCAATACCAGCCTGGATGCGAAGACGAGCCAGGCGCAGCGCACCCAGGGACACCTGGCCGTCGTTACGGGATGCCCTGGTGCCCGGCATGACCCCCGGAGGCGAGCCCGGCGCGCCTGCAGTGGGCTGCCCGGATCCCACCGACCCTCCGGTCTGGCCGGACGGATTGCCACCATCAAGGGTCCAGCCGTAGGAGGGCTGGGGATCGTCGGGGTCACCGACACGCACCTCGACGGGGATGATGGTTTGCTCAGGCGGCAGGTGCCCCTGGGTGTTCTGTACGGGTGCGGTCACGTCCACCTCGTTGAGGTTCATGGGCTCGAAGGCCTCGGTGCCGTAGGGCTGGTCCACGGCGATGGTGGCGTCGGCCGACACATCGGTCACCGGGGTGGCTCCAAGCTGGGTCACGTCGGTGCGCGCCGCGGGCTCGGCCGCCTGCTGCTCGGTGACGATGGGGGCCTCGGGTGCGCCCTCGGGCACCGGCTGGGCTGGATCCCTCTGGTCGGCGGTGTGCAAGGAGGCGGCGCGAGCCATCAAGGAGGCATGGACCCGATAGCCCTCCTCGTTGATGCCTCGAAGCTCGGGGTCAGCGTCGGCTCCGGCCAAGGTGGCGAAGCGGAACATCTGCCGCTCCAGGGTAAAGATGCGGGCCTCGGCGGCCAGGCGCAGGAGACGCTCCTGCTGGCAGGCGGCGGTCATACGGCGCAGGACGTTGGCCTGGGCGTTGAGCGAGGCGTGCAGGGCGGTACGGACCGAGCTACGCGGCGTCGGCTCGGGCTGGGTCTGAGTGGTAGCTTGGCGCTGCACTGGGCGGCGGGGGCGGGTAGGCATCGTACTGAGGCTCCTTTCGATGCTGCTGGTTTGGTAGTTAAAAAGAACTGCTGATTTCTTCTTGTTCAGCCAGGGAGGCTGGTCCCCGTCTTCGTCCTCTTCGTCTTCGTCGTCTTCCTGCTCGTCTTCGGCTTCGCCGCCCTCCTGGTCCGGAGCAGCCGCTGAGGGAGGACCCTCCTCCTCTTCGTCCTCGGGCTCGGGCTCGTCATCGCCGGGCACGCCGGGCGGGAAGGGTCGAGGACCGCCCTGGGGCATCTCGTCAGAGCCCTCGACCTCGGGCGGTTGACCCGGCTCCGGCACGGCGTTCTCGGTGCCGAGGGGCTGGAGCAGGCCCTGGCCACAGTTGGGGCAGATGTCGCCCTCCTCGTAGCCGGTCTGCTGCATGCCCTCCTGGTCGGCGGCGTACTGCTGCTCGGCCATGGCCTCGGGATCGACCTGCTCGACCTGGCCCTGCTCGGGAGACTCCTCCTCGGGGGCTCCACCGGGCTCAGGGGGTCCGGCTAGCTCAGCAGGTGGGCCACCCTCCTCCTCGGGCTCCTCCTCCGGCGGGACTGCGCCCTCAGGCGGAGGCTGCTCATCCTCATCCTCCTCTTGGCCGGGCGGGACTTGCTCATCTTCGTTCTCAGGGGGCTCAGGAGGCCCCTCCTGGCCCGCTGGGGGCGGCGGGGCCATCTGGTTGTCGTCCGGGCTCTGGAGGGGCTCAGGCTCCTCCTCCGCCCCTTCTGGGACCTCCAGGTCCTGCTCGGCCGGGATGGTCTGGGCGGCGGGGGCCAGATGGGGATCCCCGGCCGCGTTCAGGGCCTCGGCGGAGGGGAAGGTCTCACCGCAGTTGGGGCACTGAAGCTCTCCGGCCCCATCGTCGTTCTGGTCCTCCTGGTCCTCCTGGCGCAGGTTGACGTTCTGAGCCAGAGAGGTGTCGGGGTCCATGAAGATCGACGGGGGCTTCTCGAAGCCGCACACCGAGCACTTGTCGCCCACGTAGGAGTCATCCGACCCGCAGACCGGGCAGATCTCCTCCCGCATGGTGTCCACCTCGGGCGGGACCGAGATCTGCTCCTTGGCGGTGAAGACCGACATCTCATCCCTTCGTCGCCCTGACCCGGTCACCGACAGGCCCGCGCCCACATCCCCCGGCCCGAGATGCTATTGTCAGTTGTGGTTAGAGCAACCCGTCAACGACCTCCTAGAGGCTCCGGGGAATGCATTTGGCCTGAGCACCGTCCAATGGGGACTGACACCCTTCGGGGTCCCTCCTCCCTGGGGCACCGCAATATGGCACAACCCTTCCCAGTAGGGTTGTTCTAACCACTAGGGGAGATGGACCCCGAGTTGAGCCAGGGCTGCCTGCCAGGAGGCTTCCTTCTGCTCGGGCGTCATGTGGACCCAGTCCTGGCCGCCCTCAGCGTCAAGCTCAGCTTCGGTCTGGGCCTTGAACGCGGCCACCGCCGCCGGGTCGTCCCAGTCCACGTCGGAAAGACTGATCACGTCAGCCGGGAGCGCGGCCGTCTTCTGCTGGGGATCGTTCGGTCTCATGATGTGGTAATCAGGGTGGTTGTGCTGCTCGTAATCCCAGTCCGGATGGGCCTGGGAGGGATCGAACGGATACTTCTCGGTGGTATGGAACCCGAGCTTCTCGTACATCTTCGGCAGTTGCGGGCCGTAACACTCAAAGTAGTTCGCCCCGTGATGCTCAACGGCATGCTTGAGAAGATCTATACCGGCACCCTTCACTCCTTTCTCCCGATCGTTGTACAGTCCTGTCGGCTCTATCCTACCATCCCCGTGATCATGGATCAGGACACCACTCGTACCATGGTTGATAGTAAGCGGCTTCATACCCTCGGAGCGGATCTCCTCCGGGGTGTGGTTGGTGACATGACGCTCGAAGGGGCTACCGGCGATGGACCGGGAGAAGTTGCGGTGGAACTCCTCCGGTGAGGTCTCAGAGATCTCGGAGGGGTCCAGGGCAGCCACGAAGGCGGCCAGGGATTGCACCCGGCGAGGCAGCCGGTCGCCAGTCGAGCGTGCCCAGGCCTCCCCGGCGTCGGTGCGCTGATTGGAGTGCTTCGGGGGCTTGACCCCTCGGGTGGTGGCGGAGATCTGGCGGGCCTGGTCCAGCATCTCGGTGGCCAGCCCTCGACGCTGATGCTCGGGCAGGGTCTCGATACTGCCGATCTCACCGGTCTTGTGATGCCAGAGTAGAAAGCCTGCATGACCACCGCGACCCTGGGTAAGATCCTGGGTGTTCTCATGGAAGGCATCCAGGCGGTGATAGTTCAGCGTCTTATCGGCCTGAGCCTCCATGGAGTTGGGTTGGGCCTTGCGGAACTTGAACTGGTAGCCCCCGGCGTAAGGCTGATCAGCCTCGACCACGAATGCGGCCAGACGCTCGGCCTGGGTGCCACCCCTGGTGTGGTAAGTGGGCTTAACCGCAGGCCCCGAATATCCGAACTCGTTGAGGGAGTCCCCGGCCCAGCGCACATGCTTGGCCGGGACCGAGGCCTTGTAGACCGGCCAGTCCTTCTTGGGGTCGCTGGCCTGACGGGCGTGGTCGCGGGCGTAGCTGGGCGAGGGCGTGACCCAATCCCCTGGCCCGATGGACTTGAGCCCCTTGGGGGCAGCCCGGTAGATGGTGACGTGGTGCTCACCGTCTTTGCGCCGTTGCTGGCGCTGGGCGAAGGCCTCATCGCTTTCAGCTTCTCGGGCCGGGCTCATCTCGCCCCCACCGGCTCGCTCCGAGAACATCTTGGCCGGTGCAGCCGGGCGCTGGTGTAGCGGCATGTCACCACGGGCCTTGCGGATAGCGGCGTGGGACTCGTTGTCCCAGTTGGCCTCGCCATCGGTGTAGTAGTGCATGTGGGTGTAGATGTCGTCAGGGGCTAGCTGGCCGCCGTCCTCGTCCTTCTCCAGCAGGTTGTGGATAGGCGGCCCCATCGAGGGCTGGTGCAGGCCCCGCCAATCCTCGTCATCGTCAGCCGCGGTCACGGTCAGCCCAGGAGGGTGAGGCAGCCGTCGCCAGCCCCTACCGTCGTTGACATGGATCGAGTGCAGGGGCATGTCCTTGCCCTGGCCCTCGGGGATGTAGGAGCTACCCATGAGCCCGCCCGCCACCAGAGGATTCTTCTCGGGGTCCCAGCCATGGGTGTTGTGAGCGATCAAGGCGACATCCACACCACCGTGCAAACCGTGATTGCCTTCCTCGGGATCATGGGCCTCAGGATGCCACTTGTTCATCAACTCCTCGCCGCCTTCGCCTCCTTCGGCGTAATCCTTGACCTCATGGGTGCTGAACTCACGATGTTGAGGATTAAGTCTTCCCCACCAAGCCCCGGCGTGACCACCGCCTATGTCATGGATAGTGTGGAGGAGATGTCGAGCCGCATCAGGATGATGATCCCAGATCTTATTGGCTAGCTCATGATCGCCGTCTTCATCGGAGAGATTGAGGTGTAATCCTCGTCCTATGAGATCACCGTGACCGGCGGCCATATGCTCCTCGCCCTGAACCTTGGATCGGTCCAGGATGACGTGGCCGATGTAATCGTGCGGCCGGTGGAACTCCACAACGTGGTAGCCCTCTCCTCCGGCACGGGCCACGATGGTCTTGGCCTCGTCCAGCAGGCCCTGGCCCTCGGTGCCCTTGGCGTAGCGCTTCCAGGTGGGGCCATTGGCCCGGTCGATCTTGAGCACCTTGGTGTCGGGGGCCATGTGGATGGCGTGGACGCTGCCCTGATGCCCGGCGTACAGGCGGGCCACCTCGGGATCGTGGGACACGAACATATGCTCGTCCCAGCCCTGACCCCGCTCTCCGCCGATCTGAGCCCGGCTGCCATCGCTGCGCCGCCCCTGGTAGTAGGTAGGTCCCTGGGCCGCTATGAAGCCCTCCAATCCGGCCTGCTTGCGAACCCGGACGTGATAGGGAGTCCCCTCAGGCTGATGGGGCGTGAAGGTCCGGTGAATGGGGATCACGTACATCTTGACGTGATCGGGATCATCCTCATCGGGAAACTCACGCGAAGTGTCGTCAGGATGATCGGGATCATGCTGAGCATCACCAGTAGTACGGGTCCAATCATGTTGCCCCCAACTGGGACGAATGATCATGTTGCGCTTGATGTCTTCGACGTTGATCTTGCGATAAGGACCGAGGGCTTCATATTGAACGGCCAAGTGATGCTCTGAGACGTTGTGGGTGGTCCAACGATTCTCACCGGTCTCGGGGTGCTCGGTGATGGCGTGGATCTTGTGGACATGCACACGGGCATCGCCGCGCACCGTCACCTCGTTCTCGGGATGCTCATGGCCCAGGATGGCGTCGGACATGGCATAGCCCTGGCCCTCCTCAGACTCCGGGTCGATGATGTGGCGAGGATGGACTCTTCCCTCCAGGATCACGCCGTGGAGATGTCCCTGCTCCTCATCGGGATCTCCCTCATGCGCCCAGCCTTCGGGATCTCTATCGGTGGCAAAGTTGTAGGCCGAGTCCGGATTGTCGGTCCAATGGATCCCAACATTCTTCTCATGGCCCATGTACTTCTGGGGATTCTTGTGGAAGTCATCGATATTGTGTGGCTCAATCTCACCGAAGTGCAATCCTCGATACAGCGTATGGTAGCTGTCAGGGTGAGCCTCGATGGCTATGAAGGTCGATAGCCCAGCCTGCTTGTGCCAATCGCTTTCATGAGCGGCCTGCTCGTCCATCAAGTCATAGGCCTCGGAGGGATCGTCGGTGTGATAGGCGGGGACATGGCTGAGGCCCAAACGGTGGGCGGCCCACACCCGGTGATGGCCGGAGAACAGCTTCTGGCGCTCCCCGTCATGCAGGATCACCACCGGAGTCTGGATGCCGTGAGCCTGGACGTGATCGAGGAACTTGCCCCAATGCTTGGGGGCGAAGTCCTCATGGTTCTCCTCGATGTCGCGGAAGGCGTCCGGCCAGGTGTGGCCGTAGCTAGCCATGTCGGTGGGCTCGGTGTGAGTGAGGATGTGTTGCAGGGGCACCTGAGTGACCTTTCGAGCACCCTGCACCGCCCTCTTGGCCTCATGGGGGATGGCAGCGCGATGGGCTCGGGCCAGCATGCGATCGGCTTCTTCGGGACCCCCGGACTCGGAGTGGATGGACTCCTCAGTATCGGGGTGGAGCACGTCCACAAACATGCGGCTATGTCGGTCCGCATCCATCAGCAAACTCTGACGCTGCTTATCGGTGAAGGGACGGGCCGTTTGCACGTTGAGTTGATTGTTGAAACTACGGACCCTAACCTGACCACTCTCCGCCATGTGCGGGCGGATCATCTGACGAGCCATGCCAGGCGTCGTCTCATAGTGGTCGTACACGCCGATCTTCTTGCCCTCGGGGGTGAGCCACCAGCCCTTGCCGATGTTGGGCCGGGCCGCCCCCTCGGCCTGGATCTTGTGAACGGCCTTGCTCACGCCCGGCATGGAGGGATCGTTATGGACCCAGTCCAGCTTGCCGTTCTTGACATCCTCCCGGTCGCGGGGATCATCGTTGATCTGATGATAAGCGGTATGCCAGGGGGCATGGATAGCCAGGATGTTCTCGGGCTTGACCGAGCCCCGCATCAAGACGTTGTGATCACCTTGCTGCCACTTATGGACATCCTGGCCAGGAGAAGGCCCGTTGACATCGATCTCGGAGGGGTGGGCGTGGAACTCGATCACATGCCGGTCGCTCTGGGGATCAGGCTCGGGATGCTGACTAGCCGCCCATACCCCGGCCGATAGCTCATTGCCGTAGCCCTTGCCACTGTCACCTTTTCCCATCTCGGCCAGGAGACCGTGCTCGCGGATGCTGGGCACGTTCTTGGACCAAGTGTGGTGATAGAGGCGCACATGGCCCTCCGGGATGGGCGCGGTGCCCAGTCGAGGGGGTACCTCGTCCTCGGTGTTCATGGCCAGGTGCAGGCTGGCCTCGCTCTTGATCTTGTCGATGGCCCGGCCGTAGTCAGGGATGTCCTTCAGGTTGTCGAAGCCACCCTGCTTGACCTCGTCGGTCATGCCCTCGTTGTGGAAGTACCGATAGCGATCGTGCCAGGGCTCATGGATGGCGGTGATCTCATGGGGCTTGATCGAGCGGGGGATGACCAGGGTGTGGTGGTTGGACTGCTCCCAGTCCTCCTGGGGCTGATGGCGGTGGGGCGACTGGCCTCCGGCGGTGTCCTGTAGCTCCTTGTAGGGGACGTGGAACTCCACCGTGGCGTGGTCCTGGCCGGGATAGAAGCGGGTGCCGTGGCTGGCCCACACCCCGACCGGCCCTCCGGTGGCCCGAGCATGCTCCATGGTCAGCCCGTTCTGACGGATGGACTCGACGTGCTTCGGGCCGGTCTGGTGGAACAGCCGGACGTGGCCCTCAGGGATAGGCGAGAGACCAGGCTCAGGCGGGACCTCATCCGAAGCATTGACAGCCACAAAGGCCATCAGTCCGCTCTGCTTCCGTCGCCGCTTCGGTGGCGTGGCCTCCCCCAGGACGGTGACCGGCTCCTTGGTCCTGAAGGACATGGGCGGCTTGCCCTCCCGCCACTTCTCGTCGGCGGGGTTGGGCTCGTAGCCCCCGGTTGGTTGCACCCGATACACCCGAGGCGTCCCGCCGCGGGTCTGGGCGCGGACCCCGGCGTACATCTGGGCGTGCTGGTAGTCGGTGGTGAAGCTGATGTGCTGACCACCCCGATCCTCTAAGGCCTTGGCCACCTCTGGTTGCCGCCGAGTGGCCTCCTCCACCGAAAGCTGGCTACCCGGCTCTAGATCGTCGCTGGTCCCGTGGTAGAAGGTGGGTTCGGCCGCCGCCAAGGCTCCAAGCCCGGCCTCATGGGGATAGAAGGCCTCCCCGCTCTCGGGATCGTAGGAGTAGTGATGGCGGACGATGGTGGCCGCTGGGGCAGCGTGCTGGCCGATCACATCGTGGAAGTCGTCCATGGTCACATGACCCTGACTGTGGGTGACCGGGCCGTGAGGCTGGACCTCGTAGATGTGCAGATGGCCAGTGGGCTCGTCCTGGGCCATGGCGTTGCCCCACTGCTCGGCCTCGCCCTCTGACCCAGCCATGTACACGGCGTCACTGTCGGCCCGGCCCCCGAAGTTGCGACGGCCCCCGCCGGGGGTGAGCTTGGTCCCTGATGGCAACCAGTGCGGGCTGACATGGTAGTAGGCGGCCAGGAATGCTTCGAGTCCGGCCGTCTTCTTGAGCTTGAGCTTGGACCAGTCGGTGCCGCTCTTGACCTCGTCGCGCAGGGCAGGCATGTCGGGCAGGTCCTTGGGCTCGAACCAGGCCGCCACCTCGATCTCATCCCCATCAGGATCATCGGGGTTCAGGACCTGGCGATTCTCATGATCGTGGTTTATGTCAACCTCGTCCTCATGCTCGATGACATAGACGAAGCCTTGATAGATCTTCTTCGAGATCCAATGGCCCTGGACATGCCCGGCAGGCAGCTTGCAGCCAAGCTCTTCCTTCCACTCCCGTATAGCCCCCTCGACTGGCGCTTCGTCGGGGTTGAGATGACCACCGGGGAACTCCCAGGTGCCCGCAGCCGGATCCTTGACATCATGGTTGGCGCGCTGCAGCATCAGCACCCGGCCCGTATCGGCGGCCAGTACTGCTAGCCCGGCCACCGAGACCTCGGTCTTGGCCATCTTGCGGACCCGGCTGAGCGGGATCTTCGAGCGGGTGGCGGCGTAGCCCTCGGCCGAGGCATGCCAGTTGTCATCGGGGTGGTAGTCGATCTCTATGGTGTGGCCCTTGGGGGCAATCTCGGAGGGATCAGCCGATTGCCGCCGCCAGCGTTCGTCCGGCTGGGCCGAGGCCCTGGTGTAACCCGGCGAGAAGGCCGTGTTGGACTGCAGGTAGCCCTTCTGCTGGGCCTCCTCCCACTCCTTAGGGTGAACGATGCGGTAGAGCTTCTCCAGGGGCTTAGACAGCGCTCCAGGGGCCTCAGAGACGTGCAGGTGACCGGAAGGGTGCTCATGGATGTAGCCGCCGTACATCTCATGGGCCTCGGGCAGGATCTTCGGGGGAGGAGCATGGGAAGGGCGGGAGAGGATCTCTCCCAACTGGTCCAGGGCCTCATCCAGGCCAGGGTCATCGCCCCGTGCGGCCACAAAGCCTCTGAGCCCGGCCGTGTAGCTCTGTAACGGTCGGGTCCGCACATGGAGGCCCTTGTCGGTGGACTCGACGTGGGTGACCTGATGCTGGCCATGGAGGACGTACTCCTGCTCGGACTGATCAAGACCGCTGCCGGTGCCGTAGTCCTTGATCCGCAGGCCTTGGGTGCCCGGCGCGGTCTGGTAGGTGACCGGGACCAGGGGACGGCGCAGGTGGTCGGAGCCCGACTTGCGGGCGAAGGCCCAAGCCGTGGCCCGGTTGGAAGAGTAGCCCCGCGGCCGGTCGTCATGGTCGATGATGTCGCCCACCTTGGGCAGGCGGTCCTGGGCGGTGGGCACTCCTCGATAGAGCTTGCGTCCGAACGTCTTGGAGTTATTTTGAAGTTCCCAGCGCAGAGCCCCGGACTGGGCTCGCATCTGCTTGCCCGAGCCCGAGTCAGGCTGGGGATCGTCGTTGAGTTCGTGGTGCCAGTGAGTCAGAGCGTTGACGGGGTCGCCCTTCCAGGCGTGCAAGGCGTCCGCCACCAGCGGCTTATGCGCTTGTCGCCAACGGGTGGCGATGCCGTTGGGGAAGAAACCCGAAGGATCGGGCTCCTTCTCGTACTCACCCTCCTCGGGAGCGTCGGGCTCGGGCTCGTAACGGGCGAGCCTGCGAGTACCCAAGCTGCGGATCTGGTTCTCCCGATCGAAGTGGGCCTGGGCCTTGTCCTCCAGGTTGTCGGGATCCTGCTCGGCGTGACCGAAGTAGCGCATCTCCACCGGCACGTAGGGATGGCCAAGCTCCACCGCCGCGTCCCGGCGGTGATTGCCCTCGGAGATCTTGGGTCGCTCCCCCGGATCCTGGGTGATAAAGATGGGGTTCTTGATGCCGTTCTGAGCGATGTCGGACTTGAAGTCCTCCCATTGCTGACCTTGCTTATTACGATGCTCACCGGGTATCTCGCCCTTGACACCCATCAAGTGCTGGACCAGATGGGTGGGCAATGCTCCCGTCATGGTGCGGGTGATGTGACGGCGCTCCCCATGACGACCCTCGTAGTCATGCTCCTCTTTGATCCAGGACTTATCACCCGCTAAGGACGCCTCTCGGTAATCCTTGCCATACTCGATCTCACCGTAGTAGGGCTCGGTGCGGTGCCAGCGACTGCGGGTGACGTGATGGGGCTCGATGTGAGGAAAGTCCGCCTTGGGGTCAAACTGGCGAGCCGTCCAGTCCACTGTGTGGTCCCCGACCTCGACCACGCTGTGGCTCATGGGGCCACCCGGCTCGGGATAGTGGGTCACCACCTCATGGGGGATGCCGTGCTCATGGAGGTGCTGGGCGAACTCCGTCGAGGCCACGTCGCATTGCCCACCTACGCAAGTCGGATCATGCCAACCTTGCTCTTCGGCATAGGGCTTGAAGGAGGTCACAGCCTCGTCCAGGTCATGGGCCGCCACGAAGGCTCCCAGGCCCTCCTGGTGGCGCACAGCCGTCTTAAAATGGCCGTGCTCGGGATCACCAGGGGCGAAGATCCGCACCGGGTCGTCGTCCTCCTCGAACTGATCATGGCTGGCATCGAGGATGGAGCCGTCCGGCAGGCGATTCCAGTAGTGGCCCTCACCCCGGTAGTAGCCGGACTCCTGGGGGTAGCCCAGCTTGTGATCGATGGCCGAGAACACCTGCCAGCACACCTTGGGGGTCTTCTCGCGCTGGCCCACTCGGTCCACCAGATCGGACAGGTAATCCCAGTGGTGCTGAGGGATCTTGTCGAAGTTGCCCGGTGTGCTGGCCACGAAAGCTCCCAGGCCCTCTGAGCTACGCCCACATCCGTACGCGGCACATGATGACGAAGTGAGACATTGCCGACATAGCTTCCTATGTGCGGTCTTCTGGGCCATCCTGAGGCCACGATCGTCCACGCCCAGGAAGTAGGCCGTGGGATCGGCGGGATCCTCGACCAGTAACGAGTTCTCGAAGAAGCTCAGCCCATAGCAGGTCTCAAAGATGAGAGTCTCTTCTGGCCGGTTGGTGGCGGCATTCCGCCGGACGATCTTCGAGCCCTTCATCTGCGGAATATGACGACAATACTCCGCCGGGTTCGTGGCCTTATTACCACAGGCACTACAGATCGAGTACTCCACGTCAACACCCATGGAAGTACGATCGATATGACCTTGGACGATCGCTTGAGCCAACTTCGGAAAGCGTAGTGCGTCTACTTCCATCAATACTTCACACCATGTATCCGGCGAACCATTGGGATTCACATCATGATGCAGGGCGGCATCGATGACCACACCCCGAGCACGCTTGTGATCCTCGTTGACATGGTTAACGAACACTGGCTTCCCGATGAACGACCGGTAGCCCTTCTCTATCTCCTCGGCCGGGAAGTCATCGAAGTTGTCATTCGTGCGTGAACTGATGGCCCTGGAGCGGACGTACAGGTAGCCGGGACGTGGCGCGTAGGTGAAGTCCGCCCGATGGGCCAGGTGACGGAGGGAGTGCTGATCGCCGTACTCAGCGCTGATGATCTCCAGGGCGGCGTAGTGCTTCATTCACACCTTCGGGGGTCTGGCTCGACCAGGGACAGGTCAGAAGAAGGGGTGGCCATCCATAGGATCGTGCAGGGTGATGGCCAGGGCGGCGGCGGTGTAGATCAGGGGGTGGCCGTCGTCATCGATCCACCCGAACTCGTTCACCATCTTGACCATCATCTGGTGGACCATCTCGATCTCGGCATGGACCTGGGGGTCGGTGTCGGACCTCAAGGCGGCCTCCTTCACCACCTTCTGCAATAGCTCGTCCTCGCCGGGCCGGTCAGCCATCGGTGCGCTGACCCGTCTCCATGGACCAGAACAGCCGTACCGCCGGGACGCAGGGATCACCCCCGGCCTCCCACTCGGCGTCCTCGGCTGCGGACGAAGGCAGCCCATCATGGGTGTTGCACACCACCTCGGAGCAGTAACCCGCTTCGATGCCGGTGTGCAGCCACTCCTCGAAGCCGTCTGGGATCTCAGCCGTGGTCATCCACCTTCTTCTTCCTGCCGCGGGCGAGGACCACCAAGCCCAGTCCGGCCAACAGGGCCAGGACCCCGATCCCGGCGTACTGGCCAGTATCGCTGCCGGTGGAGGCCAGGGGAAGGGTAGCCGGGGGGATCCCGGCGGCCGCAGGCGCGCCTGGCCCCGGTGCAGGAGGCAGCAAAGGAGGGACGGCCACGGTGGTGGTGGTCTGACCCGGCACGGTCGGCACGGTGAACTCGGGTGGCAGCGTAGTGGTGGGCGCGCCCGGCACCGTAGTCTCAGGCACGGTGGTGGCCGGGACAGCGGTAGTGGTGGACCGAGGCACCGTGGTGGTCGTCTCACCCGGTGTGGTGGTCGTCGTCGCCCCCGGCACCGTGGTGGTGGTGGTGCCCGGCACGGTGGTGGTGGTCGTGGTGGTGGTGGGAGGACGGAAGGTGTTGGTGATCAGGCAGGTGGCGTTGTCGCCCTCGGCCAGGGTCACCGAGTTGCTGGTGGACGACACGAAGCTGCCCAGGCACTCCCAGATCGAGGGGACGTAGTTGGCCGGGCCGGACTCCCGTAGCTGGTAGGTCCCGATCGGCACCGGCTGATTACGGACCGCGGCGGTGTTGGCCGGGCCGGAGACGGTGACCGGGCCGATGGCCATCAAGGTGAAGTCGGCGGCCACGGCGGTGCCACCCTCCAGGTTGATGACCTCCTTGGCCAGGGTCAGCAGCGGGTCAGCGTGCGACTGGGGAGCGGCTGTGGACTTGGTCACGTCCAGGCTCAGCAAGGTGATGCCGATCAAGCATCCGACAATCCCGGCGGCAATGATCGGACGCTTTATCGAGGCCCACTTCACAGGGACGTGATCTTACGCCGGTATCCATCCGGATCAACCATCTCCACTCTATCCCCCTTCTGATAGCGCTTGTCCTTCTTGATACGAGCAAAGGCCTCGTCGTAGTCATCGAGGTCATAAGCGAAGGCCTTGCCATTCCGCATGATATCGATGGCCCCATCATGGGAGACTTCGATGATCCAACGGGTCATCCTGTTTCTATTTCTCCTGAACGGGATAAACATAGTAGAACTTGGTGTCGATCATCATGAAGCGGGGGTTGCCGATGGCCGCCGTGGCCCGATCTATCATGCAGCGTAGAGGCTCGACGCAGGTCTCAGGATCGACGCAGCGTTCTAAGGCTGGGCAGGGACCAGCCTCGAAGTCCGGCAGTCTCTCGGGATTATTGACCATTGCTAATGTCCAGCACCAGAGCCAAGATAACAGCGCCTCAATAAGGGCATCGAGGCTGAAAGGAACACCATGAGGAAATACGCTGTCCAGGTCGTCACCGTGCTGGCTGGGCTCCTCGGAGTGGTCCTGTTGTTCCAGCCGAGCACGGCCTCGGCCGGACAAGCCCCTCCAGGCGGGTGTGGCTACAACTGCGGCACCACCACCACCAAGGTGACGTATCCGACCACCACCACCAAGCCACCACACGAAACGACCACCACCTACCCGCATCAAACGACAACGACCAAACCGCAGGAAACGACCACCACGCAGCCGCACCAGACCACCACCACCAAGCCTGAGATGACCACCACCACTCAGCCACACGAAACGACCACCACCCAACCAGAGCAAACCACTACTACTCAGCCGGAACAGACCACCACTACGCAACCCATGGAGACCACCACTACTCAGCCGGAGCAAACGACCACCACCCAACCGGCCGAGACCACTACCACGCAGCCTGGTGAAACGACCACCACCGAGCAGCCCAACCTGACCATCCTGACCCTGGCGGCGACGGTGAACGGCGGTACGGCCACCCTGGCTGACTTCACTCTGGATGCCTCTGGGCCGGTCAGCCTCTCGGGCATCACCGATAGCCCTGGTGTGACCTTCGCGGTGGTGCCACCCGGCACCTATGGGCTCTTCGACACCTTGTCTCCTCTGGCCCAGTCGGAGGGGTACACCAACTCGGGCTGGTCCTGTGTCGGCAGCGCTTCTTTCACCCCGGCCTCCACCACTCTGGATCAGGGTGAGGACGCCCTGTGCGTGATCAACTTCACCACCCAGTTCGCGGTGACCACCACCACGGCTCCGGGAGCCACCACCACTGCACCAACCGGCACAACGCTGCCCAGTGCAACGACCACGATTGCCCCCACGGGCACCACCGTTGCCCCTTCGGGCACCACGCTCCCGCCGGGTCAGACCACTCCTGGCGGCCCCGGCACCCCTGCGGTCCAGACCATCACCCCGGAGACCGCTGTTCCCGCTCTGGTCACCCCGGCGTCAGCTTCTGGCACCCTGCCGTTCACCGGCTCCAACACCCGCCTGGGCCTGGGCTCGGGCCTGCTGCTGGTCATGGCCGGTGGGGTGATCGTGCTGCTGACCCGCCGGTTCAAGCGCTCCTAATGCGCTTCTTGGTCAAGGCCTTCTGCTTGAGGCGCTTGGTCGCCCGCCGCCCGGCCCGGTTCGGCTGGGTGGGCTGACCCTGCTCTTCGACGTGCTTGGTCCACACTCGCCAGTCCTCCGGCGAGCAACCGTTGCGGACCACCCCGGTGGCATGGCCTGGCCCCACCAGGGCGGCTAGCTCGGCGCGGGTTACCAACTTGGCCTTCACATCTCCTCCCATACGGAGGAAGGAGGCTTGGTGTCCGGAGTGTCAAGATTGATTTGGCGGCGAGGGGCAACCCGGCACCCATCTAGTCCTCAATCTCTCCGCCCGAGGCTGGAAGCCGGGAACTTCTCGCCGCCGCGCCTAAGGTGACCACGGTGTGGGCGTGGATGTGGACACGGTGGGAGCGGTGGAATATATGGGAGAGAGTTCGCTTACTAGAAAGGCAGGTGGCAAGGCTCATGTCCAACCAGGAGAACCTCGATAGGCGAGTGTCCGCGATCCAGGCCGAGATCGTGGACCTGAACACAGCCGTCGCGGCCGTCAAGACCGCCATGGACGCGGCCAAGGCCCAAAACCCCGACATGGACTGGAGTGAACTCGATCAGGCCATCGCTGATCTCACCAACGCCACCGACAGCGTCCAGGGGCTGACCACCCCAGAGACGCCACCCGCTCCCTAAGCCTGACCTTTGAGGGAGCCGTCCACGCCCCGCAGGCGCTGGGCGGCTTCCTCGACTATGGCCTGGTGCCACTTGCGGGTCAGGATGACGTTGGCCTCGATGGCATCGCCCATCGTGTCAAGCTCCACGGCTAGCTGCTCAGGGCTGAGACGATGGGCCTTGCCACGGGCCTCCGCCAGGTGGAGATAGCGGTGATCCATGGGGATGATGTTGCCGCTGTCATCCCGGCGTTCAGCCGGATGCGTCTGATAGGTCATCCCATCAACTCCAGGAGCCGATCATAGTTCTCGTACCCTGGCCTTTGAATACGCCTGGTCCTACGTCCAGTAAAGAGATCAAGAGCCGAATAATGGATGACTCCATTCCTCTCCTTACGATGTAGCCATGGCTTACCAATGACCTTCCATTGATGATCGATGATCAGATTCATGTCCTGTTCACTTCCTTTCTGCTTCGGCAGCCAGCATGGCATCACAAACCACCCCACATACCGTGAGGTATTCGAAGGCGTGGATCATGTCGCCCCAATGATCCTTTGAGTCCATACAAGCCTTCAGCCGGGTGGCATCAATGCCCAGTTCCTTGATGCGCTCGATGATGGTGGCGTCAGTCATTGAGCCTGTAATCAAAACTACCACCCGAACTTGTTTCGTGAACATTAGCTACACACTTGAGAAGGTGCTCAATAATGGCTTTGGCCTGTGGATCAGAACCAGATTGCATGTACTCACGAAAAGACTTTAGAAAGATGATATCAATCTTATCAATGTCAAAGTCCTCCGCCTTTATTATGAACTCCTGAGGCTCTGCCACATCTACATCTAATGGGAAAAGCTCTCTAAGTGCATCCAGGTGATGGATGGCTAAATCACCAAAATCATCAACAGACAGGACCAACAGATCTTGAAGATGAAAATCCTGTGGAGTTATCATTCCTCCTCACTTCCTCGTAGGCGTCTAGCATCTCCCAGAAGTTGTCCCACAGGTCGAGCCCCCCGCAGGCCCGGTCAAGCTCGTCCAGGACGATCTCTCCCCGCATGGCCATCAGCCGGAAGCTGAGGTTGGACCAGCCCTCGACATAGGCGTAGCCCCGGCAGATCTGGTTGTGGTCCTCTGAGGAGCCGTGGCAGGCCATAGTGGGCCGGAACTCATCGGTGCGGATCCCACGGGCGGAGACGGTGCAGGAGAGGCCTCTCATGAGATCCAGGCCGAAGCCCGGTATGTCGTAGCCACCCAGGGTCGAGGACTTGCGCCAAGGGCAGGTCGAGCAGGGGGCGCTACTCATGGCGGGTCGATGCCATGGGGGTCATCTCCCTGCGAGCCAAAGAAGACCTCGCTCTTGTCCTCGATATAACCGAGCCAGATAGCGCGGATCTCAGCCTGGATGTCAGCATCGATCTGCTCCCAGGCCTTGCCGATCGCACTGCGACCGGCCAGGTCGGAGATGATGGCGTCAACGATCTGCTCAGAGGTCATGGCTGTCCGCCCAGGTCTTGATCACATGAGTGCCGTCCGTCTTGGATTCGATCTTGAAGGTGCGGGGGTCGAGCCCGGCTCCCACCAGCACCAGCCGCAGGGCGTTGGCGTTCTGGCAGTGGGCGGCGTCACAGGTGGCGATGTGGGCCAGCCACTTGGCCCAGGAGTCCTCAGTCACGGTTGGTGCGCCCGCAGTCCAGGCAGGTGGCCAGATCCCCGTCCCAGACGATACGGACCCTCTGGGGCTCTCTGGGGTGATCCTCCGGGCAGTCCCAGAACTTGATCCTGGCGTCGGGTAGTTCGACTGGATCGGCGTCAGTCATGAGGGCTCTCGATGCCGGTGATGATCAGGTCGCGGCTGGCCAGCAGAGAGTCCACGATGTCGATGGCCATGGCCGATCGATCGGGGCACATGGGGCACTGCAGGGGCCAGTGCAGGGCCATACGCCCGGCCACCAGCATGGCCATCTGCTCCCGTAGCTCGTCCTTGCTCACAACACTCCCTTGCGTGTCGTTGAGCGCCGCCCGGTAACGCTCCAGGGCCTCGATCTCGGTGATGCCGGTGGGTACACCGTCGATGCAGGGATCGACCAGGGCCTGCCAGGCCGTCTCCACGGTGTAGGTGTGATGGCAGGCCAGGCAGGTGATGTGGCCCTCCCTGGCCGGACCGAAGATGTGATGCGGAGCCAAAATCACTTCTCACCTCGGGCAGCACGGGCCTGTCGATGATGCTTCTCATGGTCGTTGCCACGATCATGAGCTTCTCTCGAATCAGCATACTCACCGGTCCAACTGCACTGGTCACACCACACCTCGTAGCGGATGACCACCTTCCCCTCGACGTGGATCATGCCCAGGGATCCGGTAGCCCGAAGCGCTCCCCGGCGTAGCGTTCCCAGGGTTCGAGGTCGCTGGCCTTACGGCGCTCCTGGCCCTCTTGGTCGCAAGTCGGGCATCCAAGCTCGTAGACCAGACTGATGCCGTCTGGGTGCTCGGTGACCTTGACCGTCCTCGGGCCGCCACAGTGCTCGCAGGGGCCGTAGCGCAGCAGGTCCTGGTCCTCGTCGCTCATGGCTTGGCCAGGAACTTGCGGCGGAACTCCATCATGAGCAACTCGGCCCAGCCCAGGTGCCCAGTGTCGGTGGCATCGGTGATCTCATAGGCGTAGTCCAGGCTGGTCCACGTCGATCGGTCACCACCTCGGGGGATGAAGGCTCGGTGCTTGCGCTCGGAGGCAGTCGGTCGCAACACGCTCATGATGCCTCGGATCTGTCGATAGAGGGCACCCACTGATCTCGATTCGGAACGTACATCGGGACCGCTCTCGCCGCGGTGATGTCGGGACGCCGGGCATTGATCCATACGGCCACCAGCCATCTACCGTCAGCCACCTGCACCGGTTCAGGTAGCTCTACAACCAGCGATCCACGCCCCGTGGTCGATGATGCTGCGCTCATGGGTCCACGTACTCCCGCTCCGGATCCCCGTCCGGCCGTCGTCGTCCGGTCATGGGGTTTCGCATCCAGCCAGTGGGCTCACCTTGGCCATCCCATTGATGCATGGTTGCGACCGCAACCACAGGGAGGTCATATCAGTAGGCGTCGTCATAGGTGAGGTGACAGGCGTTGGAGGAGATCAGCAGCCGGGCGCGCCCATAGGTGAGATCGACTACGCACAGGTGACGGCCGTCGTCCAAGTCCCGGCAGCCGTAGCTCATGGGATCTCCTCGCCCAGGGTGCCGTCATCGTGCAGCCAGTACCGGCCTCGTAAGCCTGGGTCGGGCTCATCCCAGCGCATAGGGCAGTCGAGCAAGGATCCCTCCAGGCGCTCGGCCAGGGGATGGGCGATCATCCAGTCGTCCTCCTCAAACTGAACGATGTGACGACGGTCCTCTAAGAGGCCCTCAACGGCGGCGTGCAGGCGGCGTAGCTCTCGCTGCAGGTAGGCCTCCGCCACGGTCTCAGCCCGAAACCACAAGCCCTCGTCCATGGCCTGGGCGTTGACCAGGCCGATGACCTCATCCCAGGTGCTCATGACGAGAACACCAGTTCGACATCTTCCGCTTCGCCCTTGGCGATGACCAGGACGAACAGGGTAATGGCATCCCCCTGATTCCAGCGCACCTCGCGATGCTCGCCTTCGTCGTCGGTCCAGCGGATGTGATAGGCCGCGCTCATTCCTCCCACCCTCCCTCGCAAGGACATCCATCCACCTCACAATGACCCCAGCCGTGCTCCTCCGGGTCATGGTCACAGGTACAGCCGAGGAAGTACGTCATCTCCTCGGGCTCCTCCTCGCTCATATCCGGATCTGATTCTCCTCGATGTGCTTATGGTAGTCCCGTCGCATGTTGGTCTCGATAGCGGCCCACTTCTCGGCCCCCTTGTCGAAGTCCTCACACAGGGCGTGTCCGGCTGGGAATCCTACATCAAGCAGATGCTTGCGCTCTCGCAAATACGCCTTCTTGATGTTGCCCACTACCAGCAGGCCTTGACGCCAGGCCGCCTCTTCGGCTAAAGCGATATCCAGCGGCTTGCGCCGCACCTCATCGGTCATGGTCAAGGGTACGTGCCCAGGTGAGTAGGCTCCTGACAGGTGAGCTTCCTAGCTGGAAGGAGTGCCATGAGCAATGTCGAGCCGGTAGATGACAAGGGCGGCACCGAGTTCTCGGGGGAGCATCCCGATGAGCCCGACGTACCCGAGCAGCCCATCCCCGAGGAGGACCAGGCATGACCGTCTGCCCGTTCGCAGTATGGAAGCCGGTGTCCGGCCATGGCGGGGTCATGGCCAGCCACCTGGGCCTGGTGCTGCACGTCCAGCAGGGCAACAACTCGCTGGCCGGATGGTTCAACAATCCTGGGGCCGGGGCCTCCTCGACGTGGTGGGTGTCCAAGACCGGCGTGCTGGAGCAGTACGTGGACGCCAACGTGTCGGCCTGGGCACAAGCCCAGGGCAACAGCACCTACAACTCCATCGAGAGTGAGGGCTACACCACCGAGCCCCTCACCGCCGCCGCTGAGGCCACCCTGGCCCGGCTGTACAAGTGGGGCCACGATGTCTACGGCTGGCCCTACAGCCTGGCTGAGAGCCCCGGTGTTCGCGGCTTCGGATGGCATGGGATGGGCGGGGCGGCCTGGGGTGGTCACACCGGTTGCCCTGGTGATCTCCGCAAGAACCGCCGCCAAGCCATCCTGACCGCCGCTCAGGGCAGCGCCCCTGCTCCTGATCCCAAGCCTCCCACCCCGGCCCCCAAGCCTCCAGCGGGGGTGCCGCCGCTGCATGTGGACTACTTTGGCCGCACCCACAACTCGACGGTGCCCGATGTGCGGACGTACCAGCAGCAGATGAAAAACCGGGGCTGGGCCATTGGTGTCGATGGCATATTCGGGCCGCAGAGTGAGCAGGTCACCGTTCAGTACCAACGCGAGAAGCATCTCACCGCGGACGGCCTGGTAGGTCCCCAGACCTGGAACTCGGTGTTCACCGCCCCGGTGACCTGAGACACCCCGGCCGGGTCCTACTCGTCTGCCTGCTGATCGAGGCCATCGTGCTCGGCTTCACCATGTGGTGGCTGCTCAACGTGGCCCAATCCGCCGGGCTCTGACTCCGGCCGGTCCTCGGGGAACACCTCGTACCACAGGTCGCCCCAGAAGTGGGGCTCGTAGACGCTCACGTCTCCGGGACCTCACTCAGGATGGCCGCCATGGTGTCGGCGTGCAGCTTGGCGGCCTCTTCGGGATCGTCGTTGGCCTTGAGGATGCGCCGGGCAAGCTGTTGCCAACGAGCCGAGGTGTCATCTCCGATCTGGGCCTGGATGGCGGCCACAAGCTCAGCCGCCTCGGTGGGGGTGAGGACGATGTGGAGGGATTGCGACCAGCCACCATCCTCGTAGGCCGGTCCAGCCCGCAACACGATGTTGCCTGCCATGGAGCGCTCCGGGGTGGCGATGATGGCGCGGGGTCCGAAGGCACTGTCGGTCTCCCAGCCGAAGCTGGTGCGAGGTGTGGTGGCCATCAGTCCGCCACCCAGTTGAAGTACACCCTGGGCGAGTGGGTGAACTCCAGGGATCCCTTGGCCCCGTCTGAGCGGCGACGGACCACGATGAAGGGGGCGGCGAAGCCGAGGGGCTCAAACTCCTTCTGCATGGCCGTGGTGTCCCAGGTGGGGCCGATGTTGGCCATCAGGTCCTCCCTGGTCTGGCCGGTCTCGATCATGTCCCGGCGGATGTCATCGGTGTTCGGTGTGGTGGTCATAGTCCTGTTCCTTCTAGGTGGGCATTCATGGGATAGTTACAGAAGACACAACTGCTGGTGCCATCTCCAGTATAAGGGTGACGCTCGGGATCGTTATTCCGATCTTCGAGATGCTCGGTTACGGCCGTGCCAATGGCGGTGTCAAGCTCGTTGGGATAGTCCCGGTACAAGACCTGCACGATGTGCGGTAGCCAGGACACATCGACGCCCAGCATGCGAGCGGCTTTGGCCCCGGCCTCAGCCCGGCGGTTGTAGGGGACATCAGGCATGGTCATACTTCTCGGCCATCTCTCGGAGGAACTCCAGTACATCATCGGTCGCTTTGACCAGGCCGGTCACATCGATGACCCGGCGACAAGCGGTGTCGATGGCCTCTTCCTGATCCTCCCGGCGCTGGTCTTCGCGGCTCATCGCTCCATCCATCTCTGCCGGGCCTTACGCCGGGCATCACGCTGGCGTAGCCAGTTGAACAACTGGGTGGTCATAGCTCCTGACAGACCACCCACGAATGCGGCCCAGAAGGTGTTCATGACGGCTTGGCCTGCAGCTTGGTGACGGCCTCGGCCAACTCGATGGCCAGGCCCAGCATCTCCTGATGGATCTTGCCGACCGACTCCAGCAGATCATGCACCGTCTTGGACCACTCTTCGAGGGCCTCGACCCGATTGAGCAGGTCGGCCAGGAGCACATTGGTGGTGGGGTCATCATTGCTCATCGTCTCGACTCCCAGTTCTCCCAGGTGTAGGGCGGCCGACGCATGCCCGAGAGGGGCGGGGGCTCGACCACCTTGGTGGTGATGCGGTAGGGGGCGATGCGGTTGTAGCCGCGCTGAGCGATGCCGATGCCCATGCCGATCAGGTACCACAGGGCCACAAAGGCCCCGATACCACCCAGCACGATGGCGATGGCCAGGGACAGGGAGTGGGTCATGACCGCAGCGCCTTGGTGCCGTAGGCCCGCAGGACCTCGACGGAGCGGATGGCTCCGGGCTTCTCCTGATGGCCGGTCGGCAGCGAGTCCCGCCAGGCCTCCAGGGTGGCCAGCATGGCGGCCAGCATCTCCTCGGCGGTCATGAGCTACTCACGATCAGGTAGTGGGGCACCTCGCACTCGGGCTCCTCACCGGCCTCGACGGCGGCCAGGATGTCTCCGGCGTAGCGGTGCTCGACGGCGAAGATCACCGGGCGGTTGTACTCGGTCAGCCCGGACAAGAGCACCAGGGTGCCCTCGTCGCGGACGAAGCCGGTGGCCAGGATGATCATGAGTACATCACCGACTGCCAGGACTCGCCCGCGTCCAGCCGGGCGGCGATACGAGGATCGTGGGAGGCGGCAAGCTCGACCTCGGCTTCGAGGCGCTCTTCCGCGATCTGAGCAGGCGAGCCGTAGGTCAGGTGACGGTGGCCGTGGGCGCAATGCCAACCGGCCTCGATGTCACCGTCGATGGCGAACAGGGGAGCGCCGCAGGCGACTTCGAGCCAGCAATCGGCCTCGGAGTCGGGCTCGGGATGATTGGAGGGCACCCGGACGAGCCAGGGGCAGGTCTCTAGGGTGGCCTTGCGATCGGCATCGACGTAAGCGATGCGACCCGAGCGCAGGACCACAAGCGATGGGAACTGGGTGGTGGTCATCGCCAAGCACATTAGCAGACTAGCTTAGAGGAGTCCAGTCACCCCGACTATTGACCGGTCAAGGTCCTCCCAGTACGGTCGCTGGTGCGCTCGGACAATCCGCCCAGCGTCTCAGCAGCAAGGGGTACCGAATGCACATCTGGAAACGAGGGCTGCTCGCCCTATCCGCACTGGCCCTGGTCGGCTCGGTCACCGGAGGCCTGGTGGCCTCGGCCAACGCCATACCCACCCGCGGCCCCGAGGTCATCCACTCCACCCAGTACGAGGTCGGCTCCGGCTTCGGCGTCGGCCCCTGGACCGGCCGTGGCCCCATCTCCACCAACCGGGGCAACATCACCGGCATTCCGTCGCTCAAGACTGACCCGGTCAACAGCGGTCGGGTGCTCCTGATCGATCCGGTCGGCTCCATCACCGTGCTCACCACCGGGGGCAACTTCTTCCCCGGCCGCGAGAACATCTTCACCTGCGGCTTCACCGCTCGCATCACCGGCATCACCGCCCGCGTGGTGGGCGGCACCGGGTTCTACCGTCACGCCACGGGCGGCTTCGTGGTCACCGTCAACGTCAACGGCTTCCAGCCTCGACTACTGAACGGCAACTGCAACTTCAATGCCCAGTTCTCGGCCTTCGAGACCGACAACGCGGTGGCGGTGGGCTTCATCGACCTGCACTGATCCCCACCAGCTACCAGGGAGGACCCCCCATCTCGGGGGGTCCTTCTCGTTGTCACGGCAGGTCCGCGCCATGCAGGATGCGGAGTAGCGCCAGGAAGTCTTCCTGCTGCAGGTCCAGACCCCGATCGGCACCCCAGCGGACCAGGCGCGTCAAGGTCTCGGGCGGGAACTCCTCGTCGCCCAGCAGGTAGTAGACCAGCACCCGCCGGTAGCTGTGGGCCAGGTGCAGGGAGTCACCCGGCCGTAGCGTCAACGGCACCGCCACCCAGGAGCCCTCGATGACGATGCGATCGGGCTCGAACCACAAACGGATGGGCTCGGCCTCGATGTCGCTCATCGTCCCTCGGCAGTCAGCTTGTTCTCGGCCTCGGAGACCGCGACCTCCAGACTGGGGTAACGCACCTCGACCCATCTGCGGTTGGCTCCGGCCTTCACCTGGAAGACGGCCAGCCGGATGACCCACTCCCCCCGGTCATCCGAGCGCGGGTACCAGTTCACGGTGATGCCCTCCCGGCCGTACCGATCGGGGATGGTCCGCCGGGCCAGCGCGGTCAGGCGGGCTTCTATGCTCAGGACAGGGCTCCCACCCGCCAGCGGCCGGGCACGATCTGGTTGACCAGATTCTGGGCCTGGAGGGCCTCCAGGTCACGTCGGCAGCGGGCGTAGGTGTAGGGCTCGGCCACTTCGGACAGGCGCACCAAGGCCGACACCGGCCACAGGGCCTCGGACCAGCGGATGGCCTCATGGGTGGGCAAGTCAGGATGGCGGGGGTCGCGCATCCAATCCAGGAGGCGCAGTTGCCGCCAGGTCGTTGTAGCCCTCGTATATCCACCTGGAGCCAAAACTGCGCGCCCTTTCATGACTTGACCCTGGGGTAGACCCGGACGTGGCCCTTGACCGGCACGTCCCGCCAGGTGCCGTCAGGCTGGCGCTGGCGGCGCTGGTAGCCTTGCACCCACCCGATACGCCTCGGCAGGCGCTTGAGGGCCTCCAGGGCGTCCTGAGAGGGCTCCTGGGGCTCGGTGGTCATGGTTGCCTCCAGCCGTCAAAGCGGCGGTTCAACTCCAGGGCACGCTCCTCCATGAGGGCCTGCGAGAAGCTGACGTGGGTGGCTGAGCGCCAATCTAAGGTCGGTGAGGTGCCCAGAGTGGCCGTGGTGCCGGTGGTGCGGTCCATGACCACCCAGTGGCGCACAGAGCCCTCCTGGCGCACGTAGAAGCGAGGCAGGCTCATGACGGGGGCTGGGGCTGGGGCAGCCAGCGAGGACCGGCCTCCCAGCGGCGCAGAGCGGCCTCGTAGCGCCTCTGGTCCTCGGCCTGGCGCTTGCGGATACCGGTGCCGATGTAGTCGGCGTCCAGGACCATCTGGTAGCCCGACAGGATGCTGTAGATCAGGTACCGCTCCAGGCAGTCCGGGTCGCACTCGTCGGGCAGGTACTCGCCCTGAGGATCGTCCTCGTAGCGCTTGAGCTTGTCCCAGCCACCGAAGTCGCGGATGGTCTCCTCGTAGGCCACGAAGTCCGCCACCACGTCCATGAGCCCGTTGCGGTCGGCCACCCCGCCGGGGATCCAGTCCTTGTGCCGATAGCGCTGCAGCTTGGGCCGCCACAGTTGCGCCCAGGCCAACAAGACTTGACCATCGGGGTCGGAGGTGCCGTACTCGCCGTCCTCCACGAAGCGACAGGCGTGGATCAGGGCGTCCAGCATGGTGATGCGGATGTCGTCGCGGGCGGTGACGAAGAACGGCCGAAAGGCGTCCGGGCGATTGCCCCAGCCCTCCAGGAACTCGGTGTCGATGACGGTCATGGTTCTCCTGTGTGGGGCTTGAGTCGCTCGGAGAGGACGTGGTCGGAGTGCGCCCGGCGGGCGTCACGCTTGGTCTCCTCGGGGTCACTGCGCCAGCTACAGCCCACGCAGCAGGCGATGTAGCGGTCCTCATCGTGCTCGAAGGTCCGCAGGGTGTGACGGCGGAAGTCGTCCTTGCTGGCGGTCATGACCGACGCACCCGCTTGGCGATGGCGATGGCCCAGGACGAGGCCGAGGTGCGGCCCTTGGTCCCGGCCTTGGCCTTGCGCTCGACCGCGGTCACGTCGGCCAGGATGGCGGCCTTGGTGGCGGCGGTGAAGGTGATGGTCGAGGAGGTCCAGGCGGTGGCGGTGGCGTAGCGCTCGCCCTCCAGCCCGAGCCCGTGGGCCAGGCCAGTCAGCTTGATGGTGACCGAGGTGCAATCCGGGCAGACGATCTCACGCCCGCCTACATCGATGGTCTCGGTGTCGAAGCAGGTGGCACAAGCGAAGGTGGTGGCCATGACTGAGACATTAGCAGAAAAGGCTAGAGAGGGCAAGTCGCCTTCGGGATGCTCCTGGAGCCACCGGGCCATCTCCTCGATGAAGGCCTGATTGTTGGCGGCATGGACGATGTCGGTCGCCATGTCAATCGGGGGAGTAATCCCGGCAGGTGCAGTGGAAGCCGTCGCTGACCGGCATGAGCGTGAGCACGCACTCGGAGAGGTGATACTGGAGGTCGGAGCCGAGCAGCTTGTGCTCGCGCCAGACCGGATGCTCGGGGTCCCAGAGTTGACCTGGAGGAGGATCCTTCGACCACCCCGCCGGGGCGTCCGGCAGGGTGTCCACGAACTTGGCCTTGGTCCGCCAGGTCAACCCGTCGATAGGACAGCGGACCCGGCTGTAGGCGCTCCACTGCCAGCGGTAGCCGTTGAAGGCCGAGGCATTGCCGTTGCGCTGAGTCACGTACCAGTGCTGCTTGTGAGCGGGGTCCTGGCAGGACATATAGATGCGGGTGCTAGGCATGGACCACGGTGATGCGGGAGTGGTGGTCGGGGGCCTCGAAGACCACCGAGCCAATGGCCGGGAACTGCTCTAAGGCTTGAGCGGCGATGGTGGCCAGGGCCTCGCGGACCGGGCCGGTGACGGCCTGGTCAGTGCGACGGCCGCTCTGGTCCCAGGAGGACTGGACGACCCGGTAGCTCATGACTGGGGCACCTCATGGACCAGGCGGGTGAGGACATCGCCGGGGTAGCTGGCCGAGGTACGGGGTACCCAGGAAGCGACAGCAAAGATGGTGTGGTTGATGTCAGAGGAGGAGATGCCACTGTCGTAGTCACCGGCATCGTGGAGGCGGGCTTCGAGGACCAGGGTGGCGGCCTTACGGATGAAGGGCCAAAGGGGGCTGTCCGCCAGGGGGTCGATGACTTCTTCCCAGGACGGGCGGTTGACGAAGGGGTCAGGGTTAGAGATGGGCTGAGGGTTGGTGGTGGTCATGGGAGGTACGTTATCACGTCCACCCAGGATTATCAAGCCACCTTAGAGGGACGCCTCACAAACCACGGCCTCCTGGGCATGGATAGGGGATGGACGACCGGAGTGGTGATGGAGGTCACGGTGGCAGGCTTGGCCGGAGCAGGCACGGTGATGGGGGCGGCACTACGAGCCAGCCAGGCATACGTCTTGCGATGACGATACTGCTGGGTCTTACGCTGGTCCTTAGCCCAGGATCGCAAGGTGTCAGCATTGAACTGCACGTTGCGATCCCGAGCCATGACCATGGCCGATACGCACATCCCTTCGTTCACCATGCGCTGGATCTGGTTGAGAAGGGCGGTGCGCTCCGCGATGGATATCTCCGTAGTCACCGGAAGCTCCTGTAGCGGAGCCCCTCGTTGATGTCGGCAAAACTTCGAGGGCATCAGTCCTCACATGAGTAGGGGACGTTTCTAGGCCGGGTTGGCGGCTGCGACTACCTCGGCTGCCTCCGCAAGCTCCTCGGGGCTCATAGCGGCTTCTGGGGCCTCCTCAGCGCCTTCTGCGACCTCGGCCGTCTCTGCATCATCAGTACCAGATGCCGCGGTGTCAGTGGTCTCAGATGTCTCAGCGTTGGTAGGGGCAGCAGGCCGGTTGCGAACCTGCTTGGGTCCGGCTTTGACAAGCAACCGGGCATCGCCGGGGGCAAGCTCGTAGCCCCGCTCCTTGGCCAGGTCGCTGTCGGGCAGGGCCAGGGTGAAGCTCACCCCGTAGCCAAGCTGCTGGGCGGCCTGGCGATACCGGGACTTCAAGATGTTGACCGAGTCCGCCACGATGGTGTGTCCCACCGACTGACCACTCTGCTTGGACGCCTTCAGGCCCTCGATGTACTCGCGCAGGTCCACCTTGGAAACGTTGGTCCGGGGCTCGACCGTCTCCATCTTCGTGTCCTCTAACTTGATCGGACCGGTGTAGCGGTCCTTACGGGCTTTCTTTGTGGCAGCACCAGGCATAGTATGCGCCTTACCTTTCGTCAGATGGCCTCCGATGGCATCGAAGATCTGATGATACCCCTTCGCCCGGTGAGCGCAACTACTTCCTGCGCTCCTCCCGCTCCCTCACCGCGTTCAAGGCATAGGTGTTCGGATGGCTGCGCTTGATGTGAGCAAACAGCTTTCGCTCGGTGCTGTAGTCCCGTTGGCAGTAAATGCAGAACGTCCCAAAATAGTCTTCGTGAAAGGGCTCTTTTGCATCAGGTGACATAGTGGTAGCTCTCAGAATATATGGGAGACCCGTTAAAGCCGAAGATCCCCCTGTCCCCGGAGGAGCAGGAGGCCTTCGACCAGGCGGTGCAGATGGCCAAGGAGATGTACTCGCAGCGACCCATCGAGCCTGAGCCCGAGGACCCTAGCTGATCACGTCACCAGGAATGGTGCCCGAAGTGGTGGCCACCATCGCTGTTGTAGGGATCGAAGGGAGCCTGATTCGGGGCATCACCCCAGTAGGGACGATGATCAGCGCCCGCGGCATCCCAGACCGGCTGAGGCTGATGGTGGACTGGCTGGGGATGGATGATCCGGTCCATGTCGGCCTGGAACTGAGCGTGAGCCTGAGCACGGGCCTCGACCTTATGGTGGTGATGGCGCTCGACCATCTCCCCGGCGATGAATCCGATGGCTCCCGCGGCCAGGGCCGGAGCCCAGGAGGGCTGAACCGGCATGGGAGGCTGGGCGGGGTAGGTGCGATTGACGATAGGACCCTCAATCTGCGCCACGGTGACACCCTCGATATCAGAGACCACGTCGTAGTTCAGCGGGATACGGCCAGGAAGGTAACGGCTGCCATCAGGATAAGTGAAGTGGAGGGTCTTGCTACCCGTCTGGGGATCCCAGGCCGTGTAGTGCTTGGTGAAAAGGACCGTGCGATAGTCGTTGGATCGGGCATCGATAGGGAGGTTGGCCCCGCCCCTCCTGATCATCGCTCGGATGATCAGGAAGAGGACGAAGCAACCCACGATGATGATGGCCAGGGAGGCCATCACGCCCACCCGGCCTTCTTGGCGCACACCGGGCCGATGCCGTTGGCCCGACTGACCTCGTCGGTCAACTCCCGGCCGCAGCGCCCGCAGTGGTTGGTCTCATGACCGAACAGGATGGCGGCGGCCTGAGGATCGGCGGCGATGGCGTCGAGGATCTGGTGGCGAGCCCGGCCCTTGATGTTGTGGCGCTCATCGGAGGCGTGGACGGCCACGAAGCAGGTCCCGGCGAACTTGCCCTCGTCGGGGGTGTTGACCGAGTAGAACTTGACGACCCCGTCCTCGCCCTTGAGGGCGTACTGGCCGTTGGGGACGCAGTTGGGGCGCTTCCAGGCCTCGTCGCCGCCCTGGGGGGCGCTGACGGGGGCCTGAGGGGCCTGGGGAGCCTCGACCGGGTTGGGCTTGATGGCCAGCAGGCGGGTGATGAAGGCGCTGACCATGCTCCGGTCCAGGGTCTTGTTGGTACGGGCGATGTTGAGGGCGTTGCGGATGTCCTCGGCCTCGGTGATGCCGACCCGCTCGGCCAGGAGCTTGCGGATGAAGGCCGACTGCTTCTCGGTGGCGGGCTGGCCGGTGCGCCGGACCGCAGCCTGCTGCTGATCGAAGTCGGGCCGGGCGAACTTGGAGCCCGCGGCGGCGGACTGCTGGGTGGTGGACAGGCGGGGAGCGGGCTTGTTGGCGTTCATGGCGGCCAGAAGCTCGTCGCGGGACATGGTCACGGTCACTTTGATTTCCTCACTGTGGTGGTCGGTGCTCATCACCAACCACGTTAGCAGGTTTCCCTAGAGAGGGCAAGTCACCCCGGATTCCTAGTTCAAAAAATGTACCGCCGCCGCCCCTCTGGGTATCTATTCCAGGGGAGCGGCGGCGGTAGGTGACCTCAGCGGTCAGACCACCACAGTACATTCCGCTGAGGTGGACCTTTGGGATGGCGATCTGGGCTCATCCTAATGGTTGGGGGTGGAGAATCAAGCTTGGACCAGCTTCCAGCCGAAGGACTCCCAGCGGGCTGCGGTGGGCAGCTTGAGGCCCTTCAGTTCGATGCGGCGCGTCCCAGTGCTGTAGCCCAGCAGGGCTGAGTCACCATGACTGGCAGGCCAGCACAGGTCGTAGCGCAGCATGTCGGCGGGGAACTCCCCATGACCGACTACGGAGAAGGTGACGGCGTTCTGGGCGGCCTCGATCAGCTTGTCGGCCTGGCGGGTGGTGAGCTTGGTCATCAGGCCACCAACTCCCGGTCGAGCACGTACCACAGGCCGTCCGAGCCCTGGGCGATCTTGCCCTGGCGGCGGAGGGTGTCAGCGAAGCTGCCCCATCCCTGGGTCACGGTCCGGCCGGAGGGATTGTAGATCCAGCCCCCGGCGCGGCCCTCGTAGCCGAACTCCTTGGCCCAGGCCTTGGCCGCCTTCTCGATGCCCCGGTCCCCGTTGGGGTAGCCGGTGCGGCGGCTGATGCCGTTGGCGTAGCCCCGGCCGACCAGGCTGGCCCAGCGGGGGTCCTCGATGCTGCGGACGGCGTAGTGGAGGACGTGGCCAGGGTGACGCACCCCGTTGCCGGAGGTCCACACGCCAGCGCGACGCTCGGTATCGAGGCGGTCGAAGAGGGCCTGAGCATCGCTCCAGGTCAGCGGGGCTGACACCGCGGTGTGGCCGATGAGGGCACGATCGCTGCGGCCCCCGAGGGCGGCGATCACGATGTGCAGGTCTTGGGTTTGCGTGGTGGTCTGCATGGGAAATACGTTAGCAGACTTGCTTAGAGCAGTCAAGTCAGGGGTGACGAGAGGCTCCGGCACCAACGAAGGGGCAGTAAGTTGATGGGTCACCCCTCGTCACCACTTGGCACGGTAGGCGCGTCCCCGGACAAGTCAAGCTCCTCATCGGATGAGGCCTCCCCACTCCAGGTGAACCTCACCCGGTTGCCCCGCTTGCGGATCTGGCCAGGGTGAGAGCCACAAGCCGGGCACTTCTCATCAACCACCCGATCATCGTCGCGACGACGATCATGGGCATAGATGGTGTGATTGCGAATCCAGGCCTCCTCCGCTTCGAGGACGGGCATGGCCCACTCCATGGCTGCAAGCTCACGCTCATGGTACATATTGCCTTGACCATGGCGAATGCGGCTCTCTATATAAGCAATGCGCTTACGCAAGTACTTAATATGCTTGGCCACTTCCTTTGGATGGGATACTCCATTCTCCGTACTCATCGTGTCCACACTCGCACATTCTCTTTGATGATCAGTTCTTTGTCTTCCGGTCCCTTTATCGAAGCTGGGATATAGGACAGCCTGCGCTCTTTCCTCCCTGGGCCACAACGACGCCAGCCGATGTGAGCACTACTGATCCAGCGATGCGTCCACTCCACCTTGCGCTTCTCATGCTCCTCGTCGGTGACCCCTGCCGCCCGGCGGACTTCCCGCAGGCGGATGAGGCGGACGTGAGAGGGCTCCTTCTCGGAGTCCACCCCGGCCTTCTCAGCCCGTTTGCGAACGGCGCGGGGAGCCCAGACCATTTCGGTCTGGCTCAGCTTGTGATTGACCAGGACACAGAAGCTGGCGAAGAACTTGCGGTCCTCGATCATGGAGGCCATGCGAAGCTCGTCGTAAGGCGTGCCCTCGGGGTACTCGGCCTTGAGCACCTCGAAGCCGCCCAGCGTCTCGGTGAGAGGCCAGTCAGACCGGCCCATGAAGATCCAGGAGCCACCCCGCAGCCGCTTGGCGCGGGTATCGGGCGGACCGTTGCCCACCTCCTCCTGGTAGGCATCGAGGATAGCTCCGGTGGCCACCGCCTCCCGCATGTCAGCCGGGGTCAGTCCGGCGGTGAAATCGAAGTAGCGGTACATGGACAAACTGATGCAGTCCCCGCCATCGATGTTGGTAGCAGCCCAGACGATGGCATCGGTCTGGACCACCTCGTTGGGGTCGTTGGCGTCCATGCCGAGCCAAGGGGTGCCGAGCACTACCAGGCCGAACAGTTGCTCACCGGGGAACTTGACATCCCCACCGCGCACGTCGTCGGGGATGGACTTGGCTCCGGCCAGAGTGAGGTTGACCATCTCGTCCCGGACCCACCACAGCGAGGCCTTCCGCAGCGACTCCCGCTCGCCCCTGGCCCGCTCCCTCATGAGGTTGACGGTGTCGGGACCACGATCCTCCCAGATGCCACGGGCCACCAGGCTCTTCTCGAACATGCCCTTGGGGATCCAGCGCTCCATCAGGTGCAAGCGCAGATCCGGTAGCTCTCGGGGCAGGGGCGGAGGGGCGATGGCCCGGCGATGAGAGGAGCGATACTCCTCCCAGGTGTCACGCCACCCGGCGTACTGGTCCGGCTGCATGCGGGGCAGGAGCTTCTCGGCCGGGACGGGCCACTCGCTTCGAGGAGTGAGGCAACCCGCGGCCTGCTCATAGGCCTCCTCGTTGCTACAGGGGGAGCAGACCCGTATCTCCTCCTGGCCATCGCGAGTGGTACGACTCACTCCTCCCTCGTACTCACCCTTGCGACCGGGCATGGGAATGTCCCCACCACAGCGAGGACAGATCCAGGGATCGGCACCAGGAGGAGGATTGTTCTTCACGTACTCCTGGGCCTCACGATCCTCTATGAACCATTGCAATACGGCGGCCAAACGACGCAGTCGATCTTCTCTGGTATGGTCCTCAGGAAGTGGATACCAAGCCAGGTTGTCTGTCTTGAGTCCATCCTCTATGGCTTCAATAGCAGCCAAGGTCTCTTCATCAGTATCCAGAGCTATCTCAGCCAGAGCAGTTAACTGGGCCTCACGATTATGTCGGTCCCAGAACCCGAGCTTTTCAATAAAGCTCATAGCCCGCTCCTCCCAGGCCACATGCTCCTGGAGGACTTCGGCATCCACCCTGGCTTGAGCCGAGTCAATGGAGTGCTGTAAGCAACTGGCTAAGCGACGGGCTCGTTGACGACGGGAATGGTACTCAGGAAGCTCATACCACTGAACGTTGTCAGGATCCCGAGCTTCAACCGGTAGATCAGCTTCCACCACGTCGTCGTACCACCGGACGTTGGCGGAGTTCTTGAACAGTCGCTCAGTCTGAACGATGTCATCGAGCGTCTCCTCGTTCGCGTCAACGATGAGCCGCAGGACAACGGTCGTCTGAGCTTCTAGGTCCTTGGGCCAAGCCCCGGAGACATCCTTGAGCTTGCCCACGAAGCGGTTGAACCCCACCTGGACCTCGGGTGGGATGTCAGCGAACCGCTCGCTGTTCGGCAGATGGAGTTCTTCCATTAGCAGGCCTGATTATGAGTGGTGGTCATAGGATCGGTACTCTATCAGAATCTCTTAGAGAACGCAAGTCGCTCTCTATACCTGGGGGTCACTCCCGCCACCTCTACGATGACGGGGTGACCCAAGTCCGGCGGAAGCATACGGGCATCCTGTTGATCTGGTTAAGCATTGCGATATTGACGGGAGTACTGGCATTTACCTTAGGCATACTACTCGCCATATTGATGAACTAGCCACATCCCTCATCACATCCAGGTTCGCATGGTAGACCCTGGATCATACGCTGAATGCCTTCATCATCTGGAATGACCAGCATCAAGGCTTGGCATACCACAGCTAACTTTGGCGCTCCATATTGAGGATAGTCGGCTGCTTCCATCTCAGCCAACAGGTCATCAAGTCCGAGTAACCAGACATATTCTCCCACTTTGTCCACGCTGCGATTGGCAGAGATACCCCGGTGATCTGCGACCTTGCCCCAGGCGAACTCCATGTAGTCACCAAGCTCGGTCATGACCGGCTCCAGGTCCAAAGAACGGGGCCGCCAGTCACTCAGGTCCGAATCCTTGGTGGCAAACTCTCGGAGTGCCTCGACGCTGAGATGATCGGCCAGCACCTCCCGCTTGAAGCCCAGGAAGTCATCATGGTTCTGGCGCAGGCGCATCACTACCTCGGCCTCACTGCGCCGTCGAGGGGTCATCATGGGGCCACCTCCAGCAGCCTGGCCAGGGCCAAGGCATTCGCTCGGGGCTTGCGTCCCGAGGGACCGAACTGACCGGCCTTGGCTCCCCGGCGCAACATAGCCGCCATGGCGACCTTCTCGTCAGAGGACAACGGCCGGGTGTTGCGCTCACGCTGCTTGGCCGCCACCGAGGCCTGGGTGGGCACGGTATAGCGAGGCGAAGATGGAACGCCCTTGAGGTTGTACCGGACCCGGTGTTCTCGATAGCTGACTCGCAGCTTGGCCGCTTGTTCAGCCCCGAGGACGTGGTGGACCAGGGAGAGCAGAACCCCAGCGTACTCCGGGCCGTGATGGGCATAGTTGCCGGGGGTCAGGACGTGGGCCACTTCATGCAAAACGACCAAGCGTTGACGGGACCACAGCGGTAGCTGAATGATGCCCGAGGAGTGACTGCCGGTGGCTCGGGTATGACCCTTGCCGGGACGCACTTCGATGTAGCGATTCCAGCGGGCTCGGACCCAGCGGTTGGCCATAACCGAATCGGCAAAGGCCTGGCATTCCTGGACGGTCTTAAAGTCGGGAGCGCCCTGCAAGATAGCCTCGGCGGCGTAGAGCTTGCTCCGCTGACTGTCACGCGGTCTCATGATGGATTACTCAGTTTGGTGGTCATCCCACCAGCTTAGCAGGTTTTCTTAGAGCCCGCAAGTCGGCCTATGCCGGGGCGACTACCTCCACTGGCAAGGTCTCCTCATAACGCCACATCAGAAAGGCCACGATCAGGGTCCAGATGCCCATGCCCAGGAAGGCGAAGAACCCGATCGGCCCGGCCAGGGCCACCACGGCCAACACGAAGCTAACCCAGGCCAGCCACACCGGCACGATCCTGGTCTTCAGGATGATGAACCCTGCCGCGAACATGAGGATCGACACCCCGACGACGGTGGCCAGGGCACCGAGATCGGAGTTGAGGAAGTTCAGGGTCTGAGCGGTGTCGGGGGTCATGTGCTTGGGCTCATCGAAGAGGGCCAACGAGGTCCCCGAGAAGATCAAACCTCCGAGGACCGATATCCCGGCCCCCACCAACAGGACCGGGGCCAACCGGGCTCCGATGTCGGTACGACCCCAGCGGTCCCGCAGGTAGCCGAACCAGAAGATGGCGAACACGATGGCGATGTCGGTCAGCAGCAGAGAGACCTTCAACTGGGTCTGGTGACTGCTCTTGTTGTACCAGGCCAGGATGTAGGCGGGTGACTTGTTGGTGTTGGGCGTGCTTCCGACCAGGAAGCTCGCCACCAGCAGCACCACGAAGGCCACCCCACAGGCCGGTCCCCATCGGGCTCGATGCTCAGGCTGTAGCTCTTGATGCATGGACATTCCAACCCCTTTTCTATGGACTACTGCAGCATCCTTTTCGACGGGGGGTTCAACAGGTAATCCTGCGCTCGACCAAGGAGGATCGGGTTGTGATCCAGCATGGACACCGCCCCCTTACAGCGTTGGCACAGGTAACCGTACACCGTCTGGCCTTCGTCCTTGGTGATGACATCGAAGCAGGTGGGGTTGTCGGCGTCACAGACCCAGCAGCGGTTGTGCTGGAGGTCCCTGAGGGCCATCTGGGCCTCCGGGGTCCATCCGGACTTGGTCTGGCGGTAGCGGAGCACCCAGGGGCTCCAGGCCGCCTCTGGAGGCTTGGTGGACAGCCGGGGCGCAGGCTTGGTGTTGCGCGGCTTGGGCCGGGGTGGAAGAGGGGGGATGGGAGCGACCAGGGAGGCGTGCATAGCCTCGATGGGATCCGGACCGTCGATGAGATCGTTGAGCAGCTTGAGCTTGTAGGCCTGCTCAGCCAGGATCACGTCCTTGGGCCGCATGTGGCTCCGTTGCTGATGGCGCTTGATCTCGGGGATGGTGGGCAACGGGACTGAGGGGGTGACCGGCAGATGGCCCCAGATGGTGCCCGGCGGCTTATCTTCGTGGATCTCTAGATCAATGAGATTCCGCCATGGATGAGCGCACACATAGCAGTACATCTTCCGACCATTGTCGGAATGGGTACCATCAGAGCGCATCTACAAAGTGACAGTTGAGACTATCTGCAACTGGTCCCCCGAGTTCAATACTGCAGTAGCCGACAACATGGTCTCGATGAATGGTGACCCACCGGTAGGACCATTGAAGATTCCGATCTTAGGAATGGTGATGCTCTGGTCGGACACGAACAGCTTGCTGACCGTATAGCTGGCTGCTCCGGTGGTATGCCCGTAGGCCCCCTGGGCACGGGTCAAGGTACCTGAGATGATCTCGCCCGGCAAGACCGTGTCGGCCAAGGTGGGCGCAGTGCTGTCGGCGGTGAGCCCGATCCAGGCGGCCGCGGCGTAGACCCCGGTGCCATTGTTGGCCGGGTTGCCCATGAGGTTGGCCTGCCAGTCGCGCCCGACCGTGGTCCTCAGGTTGAGCCGGGTGAGGCGGAACAGGCTCCAGGCGGCCAAGACGTACAAGCTCAGGCTGAGCAAGCTGGCCGTCTGGGTGATGGTCCGCAGGGAGGGCATGGCCACCTGATCCCAGGAGCCATGCTCGGAGCCGAAGCCACTCGGGATCTCGTTCTTGGTGATGCGGTACTCATCGACCAGGGCAGCCTCCAGCCGATCGTCATTGGAGCGCACCCACCTGGGCCGGACCAGAGCACGGCCCTCGGTGTTCCCGGCCTCCTGGTGATGCCGGTAGGTGGCCATGGTGGTCATGATCATCTCCCGCAGAGTGACGGGGTTCTCCTCGTCACCATCGGGAAAGGAGATCTCGAAGATACGCTCGCCGGTCAAGGCGCGAGTCTTGAGTTCCTCGGAGTCAGGATCATCTCGGTAATGCTCGACGGCAGCCGAGTTGTCCATCTGCACGTAAATGGTCATGCCACAACCTTTCGCGTCATGAGAGCATGCTCACAAACTCAACAGCAATATACGTGTACGGCGAACCAGCATAAGTGCCTTCTACCCCACTACTGCCCTGCCAGCCGTAAAGAGTAATGAGATCATTAGCGGCGTACTGCCCGGTATCTGACCCCCCAGGATGAGCAAATGCCGATCCATAGGTGTATTGATTGTACTGTCGAACCATGGCTCCATTACGAAAGATAGCCGCGACGTAACGACCTGCTCCCGCTGGATTGTTGCTGGTTTGCCACATGATCGCACAGGACACCCGGTAGATCCCACTGATAGGAAGCTTGATGGCGTTGGAGGCTGTCGTACATCCACCCACCGCGTGATCCTGAGCTAATGAGACGACCTGAGCATAGGCGTTGACTCCTATCACCGTCTGCGCTGAGGCAAAGAGTCGGGCGGCGGGGAGGACCAAGGAAGATGTCCAGGTCCCCGGCGCGCCTGCCGTAGTGCAATACCAGAAGCAATGATTCGTAGGATCACTGGCGTAGTCGTTGACCTGATAGGTCACGCTGGTTCCGGTGGGAGCCCCGTGGGTCACACCGACATAACGTCCACTGGTGCCGGTCAGGTTCGAGGCTACGCCCGGAGCCGACATAGGGGCGGTGAAAGGCCTCGATCCATTAGCTGGGACATACTGCAGATGATCATCCCGAGTGGTGTCAGTGTGATGCCAGTTCGCTTCTCGATAATCGATGGCACCCACACAGTGCTCGAAGGTAGCTGGAGCGAGATGCTGCACTGGAGGCGTGCCGTCATAACCCCGCACCACGATGAAGTGAAACCCATCGGGAACACCCGTGACCAGTACGAACTCCTGATTGATGGTATTACGCTCGAAGCAGCCAGTGAAAGGAGCCGGTGGATATCCCGACGTGGAGACCACCGGGATGTTGGTGGTGGTCAACTGGTTGTCGATATTGGTGCTGATCTGGGTGGGAAGAGCGGTGGAGGAGTAGTTCCTGACCGCGATGGGAGTAGCCATTCAGCCTCTCCAGATCATCAACTGCGCCGCCCCTGCACCCAATCGATAGGCCCCATGAATAGATGCTGCTGCCGTCACCGTGATGGTGGTATTGGCCGTAGCCCCGAGCACGTTGAGCCCAATGGTCAAGCTGCCGCCCATGACAGCACCTACCGCCAACGCCGTAGCATTGTAGGACATCACGAAAATGCTTCCGGTCAATGTCCCGGCTGATCCGGTGACAACACAGTTGATGTAACCAGGAATAGCCGTGACGATGGTTCCCTGGATGCTCACATTAGCGATGTACTGAACGTTCTTCACCGCTGAGAAGGTGTGAGAGATCAGGGTCCGGGTGGTGTTGACCACGTCCATGGGCGCGCCTGGCCCCTTGACGTTCCATATGGTGCGACCGCACTCAGGTATCCAGGTGCCCGGAGAGCCAGCCACCACGCAGGTCCAGACCACCCCAACGATGTCGCGGACCCAGTCACCGACCAGGAAGGTCCCCGCTCCTGGCGGACCCTGAGCGGTAGGACCAGTGCCGCCCACGTATCGGGTGGCGATGTTGGCACCGGGGAATCCGGCCAGAGCCAAGGTCTGGGCGCTGATCCCGGCGTTGAAGGTCTGTGGCCCGGTGATGGCTCGGGAGCCATTGGTCGGCACGTACTGCAGGTGGTCGTCCCTGGTGGTGTCGGTATGGTGCTGGTTGGCCTCCCGGAAGTCGATGGCTCCGGTGCAGTGCTCGAAGGTGGCTGGGGCGACGTGGTTGATGGCCGGGGTGCCGTCGTAGCCGCGCACCACGCTGAAGTGGTTGGCGTCGATGACGTTGGTGACCAGCACGAACTCCTGGTTGAGGGTGTTGCGCTCCAGGCAGCCGGTGAAGGGGACCGGAGGATATCCGGCGGTGGAGGTGACCGGGATGTTGGTGGTGGTCAGGGCATTGTCGATGTTGGCGGTGATGTTGGTGGGAGGAGCGGTGTTATTGAAGTTGCGAGCCGAGATAGCGGTGGGCATCAGCCTCTCCTCAAGATCAGTTCACCGTTGTATCCTCCACACCTGGCCGCTGCTCCGGCTCCCGATGAGGTGGCTTGCAAGGTCAGAGTGACAGTGGCCGTAGCCGCCGGAATGTTCAAGGCTGCCGTCGCTGATCCATTGAAGGCCCCACCTACAGCCAACGCCGCCGAGTTGAAGCTGCAGATGTAAACCGTAGGCGTCAGCAATCCACCCGAGCAATACAAGGCGGAGTTGACGTAGTTAGGAAGAGCCGTGACTATCGAGGCCTGGAACCGAGCATCCACCACATACTGCACGCCCTTCACTGCAGTGAAGGTATAGGTCAGTACATTGATGGTGGTATTGACGATGTCTGTAGATGCAGCAGGTCCATAGACACGGGCGTAGACATGGCCGGTCTCAGGGATCCAGGTACCGGGGGTGCCAGCCAGCACGCACAGCCAGCGGGAGTTGATGGTGTCGAGCGCCCAGTCCCCTACCTGATAGGTCCCCGCTCCCGGCGGCCCAGGACCGGCCGTCCCTCCGACGTACCGAGTGGCCACGTAGGAGCCAGGGGTGTTCCCGGCCACCGACAGGATGTTGGTGCTGATCCCAGCCGGAAAGGCCTGCGGGCCGGTGGAGGGCCTCGACCCGTTGGTCAGGAGATACTGGAGGTGATCGTCGCGGGTGTTGTCGGTGTGATGCCAGTTGGCCTCGCGGTAGTCAATGGCTCCGACACAATGCTCGAATGTGGCCGGGGCCAGGTGTTGCACCGGAGGAGTACCGTCATACCCTCGAACCACAGTGAAGTGATAGGCATCAGGAATGCCAGTGACCAGACAGAACTCTTGATTGATGGTATTGCGTTCGAAACAACCGGTGAAAGGAGCCGGAGGATAGCCAGCAGTGGATACCACCGGAATGTTATTGGTGGTGGTCTGATTATCGATATTGGTGGTGATCTGCGTGGGCAGAGTGGTAGAGGAGTAGTTCCGGGCTGAGATGGATGTGGCCATCAGATCCCCAGCAAGAACTTGAGAACAGCCCTGACCTCACGATCACTTAGCTCTTCGTCTCGCTCCAACTTTCCCCTGACATCAGCCAAGGCATCCACCGCCGGAGCAGTCTCATGGGCGGCCAGGATGCGGGTGACCTGCTTGACCGGGATGTCATGAGGGATGTAGATGATGACCGGCTCATCCTCTGAGGCAGTGGCCGGATCACCCTCAAAGGCGATATCGACCTTGTCCCGGCCAAGCTCGGTGGCCAGTTCCTCGTCCAGGACATGCGGAACGAAGGGCTTGTACACCCGGTAGCCGGAGACCACGTCCTCGACATCACCCTCGGGATGGCGCTCGACATCAGGCATCAAAGAGCCCCTCAAGTTCCTCGTCTTCGTCCGGCTGGTAGTGGGTGCCCTCCAACTGCAGGCGATCGAGGTTGGAGGCCCTGGTGCCGTCTGAGCCCTCCTGGATCAACTCCTGCTGCTCGGCCGGAGAGAACACCTTGGCCGCCACCTTGGCTTGCGGTCCCGACCCCTCGGGTAGCTCACCCGTATCTAAGAAGCGCCGAGCCATGGCTGCGATGTCGGAATCCCTGATGCCCTGGTCACCACCAGCATTTCGAGAGGGATCTCCTTGAAGCAGCCAAGCTCTACTCCCGGCTCCGGGGTCCAGAGAGCCTGTCGCGTCCAGCGATGTGAACTGGTCTTCCATCTTGTTCATGAAGGACCCGGCCCCTGGCCCGCCGGATGGCCGCAGAACCGCTTCGTCGGCTTCGGGGTAGCCCAGGTCCTCATGGCTGTAGCCGGGGTCCAAAGGGCTCCCAAAGCCCGCAGGACCGGCGCTGATGGGATCGGCGGCCGTGGTGGAGTGCTGGGCCTCCCAGTCCTCTGAGGGCGCTCCACCGTCCGTAGAGGGCAAGGCCCCCTCGGGCTCGTCTCTGAGCATCTCCTCGGCCGCCTCCGCACCCCAACGCACCATCGAGGCCCCATGGGGGAGGGCGCTCATGTAGGTGGGGACGTTGGCCGAGTTGTCCGCGAAGGGCTTGGTGTTGTTGGGCTGGTTGAAGTACCAGTCATCCTGAGCCGCCTCCGCCTCGTCGTTGTAGGCCTTCTGCACCGATGAGGCCTCGTCCATGGCATCGGCGGTGCCGGGATCGACATCCTCGGAAATCCCGCTGTCTTGGACACTTGACCAATGCAGCATGGAGATGCGGGGTAGCTGACCGTGGTCATTCCGCCGGGCCAGGGCATCGCTCTCGGTGCGCTCGGCCTGGCGCTGGGCCATCTCCTCGGGCTCGGCATCCCACTCAGCCTGCTCGGCCTCGTCAGCCAGGTCCGGATCGAAGTCCGGATCGATGGCGTCGGGGTCGTAGGCGGTGGGATCGAGCAGGTCGCCAGAATCGTCAGGATCGGTGTCATCGGCCGCCCAGTGAATGCTGGCGGCCACCTGTTGGCTCTGCGCCCGCTCCTGGCGGAACTTCTTCAGCCGGGCGGCGTTCTCACCGGAGTAGTCGCGGAAGCGGCCCTTGTTGGCTTCCTTCAGCGGACCGGGCTCGTCGTTGATGTCGCGCCAGTGGGTCCAGGTGACGGCCTGCAGGTGATGGGGCGAACTGGTCTTGGGCATCTCGCCGGAGTCCACCAGATCCTTGTGGGCCTTGCGGTAGGCATCGGCCAAGTAACCGTAGGTGCCGGTGACATTCTGCTCCTTGTTGGCCCCATTGGCGAACATGGTCTTGATCTCCGGGGCGCTGGCTCCGAACTTGGCTCCGGCCGCCAGCGAGACTGCATGGGTGTCGATAGTGAGATCGTCCTGCTTCTTACGGTTGGTGTGATCCGCCATGTTGTTGAAGAAAGAACGGACCTTGTGACCCTGCAGGACATCATCGGGATCCTCGCCGCGATGGATCCGCACTGCCTTGGTGATCGCCCCGGTGCCGTTGGCGAAGGTGGCCGACCAGGGCTCGCCGTTGTTCTTCAGGCGGCCGGGGACCTTCAACTGGTGGGTGTACTGGGCCTGGGCCTTGAGGGAGTGGGCCGCCTCTTCATGGCTCATGTCGGCAAAGCGCTTGCCCGGCGTAAGTTGCTGCACCTGACGATTGCCTTTGACCACGCTGGCCTGCTCGGCTTGTTTGTCCATGGCCGCCTGGGCGTGCTCGGTCGAGATGTTGAACCGGCCATCCTCGGAGTCCGGATCGGCGCTCAGGTGATGGTGGATGTACTCGGCCTGAGTCTTGTTCTCCTCCCAGTGGTTCTGCGGCGACAAAGCCGCCGTCATACCGAGAGCTTTCCTCAGGTTCCCATCCGGGTGCTTATCGGCTAGCTGCTTGTTGAAGTTGTGAGCATCCCGGTACCAGGACATCCCGGCTCGCACCGCATTGGGATTGGTCTTCTTGGCCTCCCGGTACATGCCCTTGATGTTCTCGACCAAGTCCTTATGACTGTTGACGCCGAGTTCGGACGGCACGTTGTCATGGAACTGAGTGGAGATCTTCTTCTGGAAGTTCGGGTCGTAGGTGGAGAACTTGGTGGCATCGGGATTGTGCGCCCGACCGCGGCCCCGGCCCTGGGCTGGCTCAGAGGGCTGCCAGTGCGGAGCCAGCAGGTCGCCGTAGCCTCCCACCGCCACCCAGCGCAGCATGCCCTCTTTTGGCACGGGCGGGCTGCCTTCGAGGGGATAATGGGTCCATTCACCGCCATGGCCCACGGTGACGTGAGGGAGATCAAAATGGTCGGTGGTATCGGGCATCTGGTCGTACTCGGCAGGCTCATGGCCGTAAGCGACTGTCAGATGTGGCTGAATACCATGTTCGTCGTTGATCTTGAGACCCTCGCGCCCGAGATGCTCTTCGAGCTTGGAGCGGAAGCCCGAGATGCCGGGGATGTCCACCAGGCCGACATGGGCATGGGAATAGCCATCGTTACGATCGGGATCCACTTCGAAGTTGCCGAAGCCGGAGACCTTGCCCCGAAGCGGCGGGGCCTCCTTGGCAAAGGAAGAGACGGCTCGATGGAGAGCGTCGGGGTCAACGCTGTCCTTCTTGCCCAGATACCCAACGGTGACGTGCATGTTTTCCGGGGTCTCGCCGTCTTCAACCGCCAGGTTCTGACGCACTTTGTCCGGTGGAACCAGGGCGATCATGACCCCGGAGTGAACGCTGCCGTCAGCATTGAGGTGGGGACTGGGGTCCCGCTGGATCTTCGCAGCATGCGACTGAAGCTGCGCCGGAGGTTCCAGCCCGCTATGCCAGTCGAACTCCGGATGGAACAGGTGCTCGGCCGGGATCCGCTCCCCAGCGTCGGTGACCGCCTCACCCCCGTCCAGATGGACGATGGTATGTAGCTCATCGGCCGGATCGCGGGCGATGAAGGGCTTCTGCATGGCCTCGGTGAGGATGTACTCCGGCCAGGGGGCTCCGGCCTCCCGCAGGTAGCTCAGGACCACATTGGGGTGCTCACCGGCCTCCAGGCGAGCCTCGACCTCCATGGCGATGGGTCGCTCAGGGGAGAAGTTGCTCAGCTTGTGAAGGCTGCCCCGCTTCTCGTAATCCTCCATCCATTGCAGAACCTCAGGCTCCCGCTTGGATATGTCTTGTCTCCAGTTCTCAATAGGATTACCTTCTCGATCCTTCTCTGCAGATGTGCCTGTTTCAAGATACCTCTGCATTTTGTCAGAGGGTTTAAACTCTGGTATTGGATCCCCCGGTGAGAATGTTTGCGTAGTAACAGGGATAACCGGAGATGGTCCTAAGGGACTTCGATAAGGCTCAGGCCACTTATTCTTCTCATCCACTTCCTTAGTCTTATCGTACTCCGGGGTTTTCTTCGGAGTCATATAAGTAGCCAAGGCATGAGAGCACATACGTCCCTCGAATCTCTGCCATCTACCTGATCTACCCCAAGCATAATGCGCCCATGCACAGGTGCATTCCCACCCAGCTACCGATCTGCCCCCAAGGGTGCGAAGAATAGTAGTTTGATAAACACGATCACCGCTCTTAACCTCGGCCATCGTATACGGATTCGTAGCAGTGGGAGAACTGATGATCCTTACACAACCCGTTGTCTTTAGCTCATTGGCCTTAGCTCTGACATCAGCCCAGGTTGCTATGAAGTGAAAACGGAAATCCGGATCCTTTTGATCCAGCGATCCAAAGAGCCGGTTGAGGAACCCTCGGGGTCGAGCCGGTTGCTGCAGGGTGTAAGCGTCGGGGGCGGCTCCGGATACCCCGGAGTTGGGACCGGGCGCGCCGATAGGGCAGGCCTCCTGGGACTCCCAGGAGATGCGAGGGCAGGTGCCTCGGTCCTGAGGGGACCAGACGGCGTAGCCCGCCAGGGAGGTGGCCTGCGGATCGAGCCCGGAGGGGTAGAAGCAGTGGGAGTCATGGCGGTACCGACACCAGTCAAAGCTCCATCGGTTGCCCTGGGGAGGGGCCAGAGGACCGATCTTGCGGTCCAGCCAGTCCAGGATCCCGCCGGTCTTCGGATACAACTTATCCACAACTTCTCGGCTGCCATAGATGGCCTGACCGAACTCAGGAGGGGCTGTACCGGCCCCAGGGACGCCCATGAGGTGCTCGGCGCAGCGCTCCCCTACGGTGGTCCCGGAGATCTCCTGGGTGGCAGGCTCGGCGTTACAGAGGGCGCACAGGCCGTCCACGCCCTTGGCCTGGTGAGAGTTAGGCGGGGGCCTCTCGACCAGCACCTCTTCAAGCTCGGGGTAGTCGCGGCTGGCCACGTTGGCCTCGGCTCGGGCCGTCTTTCGCAGGTGAGGGAAGGAAGAGAAAGGCATGGCCTCACCCCTTCATCGCTCTGATTCAGCGTCCGGCAGGGGCTCGGTGGGATCGAGGCGGACGTAGCGGCGCATGCCGATGTGAGCCGGGCCGGTGATCAGCCGGTGGGCACCCTCTTCATGGTCCTCGCCGTCGTCACCCCTGATGACCGCCTTGGCCACCCAGGGATCGAAGACGATGTCATCGCTGTTGAAGAGGGCAGATCGCTTGGGCATGTCCCCTCGGCGCTCGTCGGACTCCTCAGGGCGCATGCGCTGGCGCGGCAGGGGGATGATGGTGGCTAGAGGCGGGCTCGGTGGTACTGCCCCGGTGGCGGCTCCGGTGTCAGGTGGCAGCCCACCTTCCTCCTCGGCCTGGTCAGCCATGGCATAGTCCTCGGGACCAGGGACCAGAGCAGTGGGGGCTCCTCCGGCGGGATCCATGGCCATGTTGGGCGGGGGTAACTGCTCGGCCGCTGGACCGCCTTCCTCAGCGTCGATGGCCTTGGCCCGGAAGTCGGTCTCCAGGTCCTCGGGGATAGGCAGGCCCTGGGCGGTGAGGGCGGAGAAGGTGTCCCGGCGGGTCTCTTGGGTGGCCACCGCGATCTTGATCTGCTCGTCGCGGGTTTGCTCGATCTCGTCGTCCAGATCGATGTCGATGTTGGTAAGTCGGGTCTTCATGGAAATGGGCACCCCGGTGCTGCGTAGCTCTTCGAGTAGCTGGCGGCGCAGAGTGTCGTTCTTCATGTCCATGGACTTGAGGACCAGATCAGGCACCAACAGCTTGGGCTGCTCGATGATGCGCTTCTCACCGGTCTCCTCATCCACTTCGAGGACCTCCTCCATCACCGGGTACTTCTTGCCACCTCTTATCTCGTAATCCCAGTGCTGCTGAGCTTCGGCTACCACCAATGCTCGCTCTTTGAAGAATCTCTTTATCAGCCGTTGTGCCCCGCCCAATAGCTGACTCATGATGTCCAGGTTCAAGGCGTCAGCAGCGTAGGTCTCACCATTCTGGGCTCCGGATAGCATGGTCTTGGAGATGCCGAAGACCTGTAGCTGGCGCTCGGCCAGGCGATCGAAGTCCCCGCTGAGATCGGGCATGACCTCGCGGCCGAACACCGACTCCATGGTCAGGGCGAAGTGGTGGGTCAACACCCGGAAGTCGGCGGCCAGAGCCTCGTCCAGGGCCTCCTCGAAGTCGGCCAGGTCGGCCGAGGTGGGGATGAAGGGGTACTGGGTGCCCAGATCAGTAGCCGAGGCTCCGATCTTGGCCAGGATGAGCGGGGTGTACAGCCGGGAGGCGATGGCGTCCTGGGCCGCGTTCAGCATCTCCTCCTGGAAGACGGCCCGGAAGCCTCGCATCAGGATGGGCACGCCGCGGGGATGGAAGGTGTCGGCCTTGAACTTGATCTGCTTGAGCAGGATGTTGGACACCGGCATGCGGGCGTCGTCGGCCAGGAAGGCCAGAAGCTCGGGGTAGGCGTTGACCAGCTTCTTGTACTCCCACTCGGGCTGGCGCTCCTTCAGGATCTTGCGGAGGGACTCCGGCAGGCGCATCTCGAAGCGGGGCTCTTTGATGAACGGGCTCTTGATGACATCCACGTCATCGGGGTTGATTAGCTCGTCGTCCTCCCAGATACCCAGGGTGTCATTCCATTGCCCTAATGGCCACGCTTCTCCTACCAGCCAACGCTCATGCAAGACATCGGTCAGATACTCTGGGTAGTTCAGATCCTCCAAGAAGTGTGTGCTATAGAAGTCAACAAGCTCGTTGTCCTTGCAGGCTAGCTCCATGCCTTGCATGGGGTATTTGCTGAAGATATCAATGGCTGAGGCCAGCAGTGGATGCGTGAGGTAGAGCAACCGACAGTAATGCCGGATGACTACAAGCTCCTCTTCCTTCCAGATGTCATAGGGAAGGTTGGCCTGCTTCCAATAGAACATGGGGTCCTGTGGACGCCCGGTGGCAAACGACAGGGACGAGGCCCCCGAGCCCGACATGAGATCGGCCGTCCGACTGATCCCGTTCAGACGGCGGTTGACCCGGCGGTTCTTCCGCATCTCCTGGACCTCAGGGGACTCCTCCCCTGGACCATCGGCCACGCCCCGGCGCAGGGAGGCCGCGGCCAACCTGCCCAGGACATCGGTGTCACGCTCGTTAGGTATGGGGTGCTCACCGGTCGGTGTCCAGAACGAACTCATCTCAAACCTGCCAGGTAGCTGGTATAGAAGGCCCAACCTCGCTTGGCCAAGGCTCGGATCCCATTGCCGAAGGAGCGCTGCACATCCCAGGGGATGTCGCCTTTACGCTCATAGAGGATCTTCTGGTAGACCCACAGATTTCCGCGGCAGGTTCCGCACAGCCAAGCGGTATGTGATGTCGGATGACCATCCCAGGGAACAAGATCTACCTCATGGACCAGTAGCGGATTAGGGGAATGAAACTTCGATCCTTCACATTCATGCTCAGACGAATAAGCTGAGCCCGCGTTCGGGTAGATATTGGCCGTATACTGCTGAATCAAAACCGGCACGGTCATGCATCACTCGGACACACTGTGTATGAGCGCGAGATGGGCCAGGTACTGCTCCTCGGTCATGGTTCCGGCCGCCGTGCGGTAGAGCCGTCTCGACTGATGCTCCCAGGGCACCGAGGTGCCGTTCTTGCCCTGGGCCTCTTCATCCTCAGGGCTGCCCATGTCCGCTCCATCCGGCGGTTCCTCGGGTGGAAAGCCTCCGTCCTCGCCCTCTTCCCCGTCTGCCATGCCGTCCATCTGGGGCGGCATGCCGGTGTTGGGATCGACCCCACCAGGCATGCCGGGGATGTCGTAGGGCTGGCCGTCGATGGTCTGGGGCATGCCCGCGAACTCGGGCTGGACCTGCACGGTGAAGTGGGTATTGCAGAAGCCACAGGCGATGGTGCCGTCCGATCGGCCGATGACGTTGCCACCACCGCAGAACGGGCAGTGATACACCGTCTGGCCATCACCGGAGTCATGAGCCAAATACTGCATGGCATAAGCCCGAATACGATCATTCTGGTTAGCTACTGAGGCCTGCCGACCATTGGGCTTATTCTTCATATCCTGATCCTTGGGAGACTTCTTGGGATCATCAGGCTTATCGGTCTTGGTGCTCTCAGTCCCGGCATTCTCCCCCTGACCCTGCACCCCTTTGTCAGAGATGGAGACAAGATGATGGTTTCCGCCTTTGGGGCAGGGTCCTGGCTTCTGCACAATCTGATGACACTTGGTGCAGAACATAGGAGTATCCGATGTTGAACTCCGATTGGTAGGGGTCTCGGTATCACTCATCCCACCACCTCATCGATGGCGGACATGGCCAACGATTGGATGAAGTTCTCCCCCTCCTCATCATCTAGCTCTGCCAGTACCCTCAGCATCACCGGATGGTTGCGAACAGTGGCGATGACGCGCTGTACCGCCTCCTCGGCCACCCCGTAGAAGTCCGGTAGCTCATCGTGGTTGGCCAGGGCGGTGATGAGCCCTTGCTCGCCGTGGCGGTCGTAGACGGTCCGTACTGCGGTGTGGATCAGGACCGGATCGTCCAGGGAACCGTCCGAAAGAGAGTCGTCCACCGAGGGCCGCCGGGAGCCCAGCATGGTGAGGTCCTCGCCGGGGATGATGATGACCTCACCCACCCTGGCCCCGGTCCGCATGATCACATGGCAGACCCCACCGCTGGTCCGCAGCACCTTGCCCTCGTCACCAATGTCGATGTGCTCGCGGTTAGCCACACCGGCATAGGCGACCTTCGCGCCCTCGGGGACGGATATCTGTTGCATTACCTGAGTCCAGGGTTACGAAGGTCAGCCCGCCCCGGCCGGATGGTGGTGGGGCCTACCAGAGGGTCGAAGCCGACCCTCCCGGCCCCGGCGACATAGCCGCAGTTGTGGCAGTGACCGGTGCGGCTGTCAAAGGCCTCAACTCCGCATTGGCTGCAGACGCTGTAACCCCCGGTCGCTGAGTCAAAAGGGTAGTCGGACCCTCCGTAGGCCTCCTTGACCACATGGGGATAACGCTCGATGGTCTTGATCGCCAGATGCAGAGCTTCCTCATCACTGAGATCGGGGTTGTTCTCCAGGATCGACTCTGCAATGATCACCTGAGCCTTACTGGAAACCTTCGGTCCATACTTCTCATTCTGATCAGAGATCGGATTGGTGAAATCACGATTGGGACCCGTACTGATATCCTCAGGCTTAGCCCCCCACTGCTTCTGGGTATCGGGATAGCTTTGGTATCGCCGTTGCGCCTCTTCTTCGGCTTCATCAGGGTTCAAGGCGTACTGATGCATGAGCCACTGAATATGACGCTTGTGATCCGGCGGTGTCGGCACCCTGACACCCATCATGGGCATGCCGGTCATCATCTGGCCGGGCATGGTCATGGGCATACCCTGTGGCTGCATCGGCCTTGGCTTGTTCGGAGCGTTGGGGTTCTCGGACGGCTTGGTCCGGGGCTTCGAGGAGGCCGCCGTGCCGGTGGCTGAGCCAGGCTGGGTCTGGCCAGGGATCTCGTCGGGCGGAGCGGTGTTGGGGCTCATGGCCCCGCCCGCTCCGGCCCCCGCCCCCATGGTGGGGTTCTGGTCGGTCATGGCCGAGTTGACATCCTGAGCCGGGGAAAATGGATTGCCCGTCGAGGAGGGATCCATGGGATTGCTCATGTCGCCCTGGGCGGTCCGGCGCGACGCCTCATGGGTGCCACTGTCGAGGGGATAGCCCTTCTGCTGGGCCAGGTCCCGAGCTTGACTCCAGCCTTCGTGCCATTGGGCCACCCGCTCCGGCGGATCACCGGGGTAGTAGCCCTTGCCTCCACAGCCCCAGCAGGTGGTGTCACCCGGCTTGCGGTAAGGGGCATTGGCGGTGGACTCGGCTTGCCCTGAGCCCCCACAGGAGGGACAGGTCCTGTCCTCCTCTCCTGCAGGCGGCCGATGAGGATCGGTCAACCCGTGAAACTGACCCTTGCTCTCGGTGACCGCCACCGGCCACGCCGCGTGCATATAGCCGGTGATCTTCTCGCTGGGAATGTGGAACACATCCCCGTCCTTGATGCTGTCATCGGTCTGGGTACGGTCGTAGCTGCCACCAGAGCTATCAAAGTGGTGGATGTTCACCGCAGTGATACGACGCCCGGTCACCTTGGCCCACAATCGGCGCATCCGGGAGGTCTTCTCCTCACCAACCTTGGGAGCCCCTAGCTCATCAGCCTTGCGGTTGATGTAGTTGACCACCTTGTCATGGGGCTCATTGGTGCGGCCGATATCGTGCTTGGCATTCTCCAGATCGGTCTTGTTGGTGATCGGGAACTTGTCGGTGCCAGGCAGGGTGTCACCGGATGACTCGGCTCGATCCCGCTTCTCCTCGGAGACGCCATCGGCGGTGTGAAGATTGCCCTGGCTCATAAGCCGATCCATCTTCTTGCGAGACCAAGTGTCCATCATGGTGTCCCGAACCTTCTCGGCCTGGTAACCCTTGGCATGCACAGACGGTCCTACATGAAACTCCTGGGCCTGACCGTGGGGGTGGTACAGGGTGTACTCACCAGTCGTACCCGAGTACTTGTCACTCTTGGGTACCGGCTGACCCATATCGCCATACGCCGGACGTTCGTGGTAGGAGACCTCGAAGGCATGGCCTTCGCTCTCATAACGCGACCGGTCTCCATGGTTCATGCGATGGAGGTCACCAGCTAGGTTGTCATAGGCCCCCTCTTTGGTAAAATCCAGGCGCTCATTGATCCTCTCTAGAGCAGCATTGATCACCAGATCGGTCTCGGCCTCATCCAGGTCAAATCCCTTGGCCCGCATGTACATGGCTTTGGCCACGGCGTGGTGCTCTACCCCGGCGGGCATCTGATCGACCATGTTGCGGGCCACCTGAATGGCCTGGCGCTGCAGAGCAGTCAGTTGGAGGGAGGCTTTCTTACCTTCCTCCTCCACTGCTTTTGGGGTTTCGCCGTGGCGCTTCTCAGCCTCCTCACTGGCCCCTGGCACATTGGCGTAGAGAGCCTTTTGCTGGGAACGGGCCTCCTCCTTGGTGTTAAAGGTGCCCTTCACGTCACCATTGCGGTTGACCACCTTGTACTTGTCACCCTCGCGCCGGACGTAGTACGGGGCGTGCTCTCCTCCGCCGGGGGCAGTGTGAAAGACCGAGGTCTTCCTCCTCTTCATGATCGGAGTCTTGGCCTTCTCAAGGTCAGGATGACCTGAAGGACGACTATGGATCACTCCAGGATGGGTGACACTCGCACCATTACTATCCTCATCAAAGGCATAGTCCTTTGAATGGATTCTCTCATCACAGAGAGGGCACTGGGAATCGTAGTTAGCGGCTGCCTCTACCGGGATAAGGGCTCCGAAGGCGTCCAGGCGATAGTCGCCCGGCTCCAGCCCGGCCTCGATGTCCAGGGCGCTGGCGTGCAGCAAGGGATCCTCACCCTGGTTCTGGCCGGGGCCTTCCACGTTGGGGCCAGAGGAGTCGTCGGCCACCCCGATGCCGTTGCCCATGTTCACCCGTTGCTCGCGGTCGGAGCCCTCCCAACCCGCGATCTCGTTCTCTAGCTCGGGAGCCTCGTTGGGCAGCGGCTCGGCCGGGAAGCCAAAGCCCATCTGCTGGCCATAACCGGGAGCGTCCTCGACCACGGCGGTGCGAGCGGCCTGGTGGGCATCCCAGTCCTCATCAAAGCTGTCGAGGACCCGTGAGGCCAGGATGGCCTGGTCGGCCGGAGAGACGGCCACTGAGGCCACCGAGGTGGTGACCCCATCGGAGATCAGGGCCTTGGCGTGCTCATACTCGTCCTTGGTCCCGGCTGATGCCAGGACAGGCCAGTAGTTGGCGCAGGCCACCCGAGCCAGGGCCAGCTTGTGAGCGGCGGCGTCACGCTCCGCCTCTTCTCCGGCCATGGTCCAAAGGTCAGTCATCGCCGTGCTCCCATGTTGTGACGGATGCGTCTCTGCATGGCCCTGAGAGCGGCCTGCTTGCCCTCAGGAGCCTCCGGGTTGTTGAGATCAGTGGGCTGAGCCGCTCCGACCTGTCCGGCCCCTGGGGGCGGTACGTCAGCCACGTCGGCGGCTCCCACCGGGCCAGGTCCAGGGGGTACCTGCCAGGGGAACATCTCGCCGTTGGGAGTCACCCCGTAGCCCTGGACCGGCACGGTGCCTAGCTGGCCGATGCCAGTTTCGGAGTAGTCGATGTTGCGACCCGAGGAGTAGGCCTGCTCGTACTGCTCGGTGGACTGAGCTTCCCCGCCGGGGGTGGTGGCGTAGTTCGAGCGGTCGGGCTCCAGCGGTGGCTTCCCGGCCGCCATCCGGGCCGCGTAAACGTGCATAGGGTGGCGACGGGCCTCACCGCAGTGCCTGCAGTACTGGGATCCCCCGCCGGACTCGAAGTCATGAGGGACCTCGCTCATGTACTGGCTCTCACCGAGCGTGTCATCGTCGTAAGGAGTGTCGTGGTAAGTGTCGTAGGTGGACGCCGCGGCACCGTGAGTCACGCCGGAATCGTGGCCTGCTGCACTTTGGTTGGCATCGATGTTCCAGGCCCGATCCGATGGCACTTCTGCCGGGCCGGTATCGGGGAAGTCGGTGATGTAGTCCAAGTGCTCGGCCACCATGGGACCCTCGGGAGCCAGCGGCAAGTTGGACTGGGCCTCGCCGGACTGGGCGTGGGCCTCGTCCTTGTCCCAGTTACCACCCTCGGGATACCCGGCCATGGGGTTACCGGCCAGGTCGGCCCCGGTGGGGTCAGGGTTCGTGCCACGCTCACCCCAGCGCATCATGGAGGTGACCGGGATCGAGGTGTTCGACGGGGCCGGGGTCACGGCGGCCATGGACCCAGCCCAATGCTCCTGATCCATGGGGGTGGAGCCCTCGGAGAGCCGGGACACGTACTCCTGGTAGGTCTGCTTGGGGCCGTTGAAGTTCTGTGATGACAGGAACCGCCGTCCCAGGTCGGTCGAGAGGTCGTAGAGGCCGGGGTACTTCTCATGCTCGGCCAGGTCCGGATGGGCAGACATGATGCTGTCGCCATCAGTGGCCGGGGTGGACCAGTCCCCACCGTGGAGTTGACGATGGGCGGCCTCGGGATCCCCACCATCATCACCTGAATAACCCGGATGCTGGGTTTCCATGTGCCGCCGATGGGGGAACTCATCGCTGTACCCGGCCTGACGACGGTTACTCTCGAAGATTGATCCCCCGGATTCCCGACGCTGGGGATCCCAGTCGTAGGGCTGACGGCGCTCCTCGTTGCGCTCCAGGATGTCCTGGTCCTGTTCACGATCGAAGGCGTCGTCTCCACGGCTGAGCTTGCCCAGGCTACGGCTGTCGATGGTCTGGTGATTGCCGGACTCATCCGAGACGTGGACCAGGCGCATGCCACCGGGGCCTCGGGGGCTCATGTAGCCGTGATTCTGGACCGGCACGCCGGGGGTAATGGACTTGGAGCCGGGATGGGGCCGGGCGTCGAAGGCGTCCCAACCGATGGGGGAATAGGTGTGGGTGGCCTTGAACGGCTTGTCTCCTCCTCGACCACCCATGCCAGACCTGGGTGAATAGTCACTGGCGGCCTCACGCCGGGACGACATATGGGTCTCGGCCCCCACCGCGTTGTAGTTGTCAGGGGCGACCGGCGGCAGGGGCTCTTCGCCTTCGAGGTTGTCAGCCGGTGGCCAGGCACTGGCCCCGTTGTCGAGGGGCAGTATCTGCGATCCGGGGTAGACCTCGGTGGCCATGGGGTTGAAGTTCTGGCCGTTGAGCGGAGCATTGCCGGAGGGGATGCCGAAGGGGGCATCACCGCCACCGGTCGGAGGCAGCGGCATGGGTGGCATAGCCCAGGGCTGGATCATGGAGGCCGGGCCTTGCTGGTCCTGGTCCTCCTCGACAGCGGTCCGCATGAAGGTCTGGAAGGCCATCTCCCGGTGCGGTCCCATGGCCGAGGCGGTGATCCGGGCTCGGCCGCGAGCCTGCTCCAGGTACTCCTCCCGATCCTGCCTGACCGCGGCAGAGACGCTCCTCCGCCACTCCTGGGCCTCGACCACCATGGCCTGGTGGACGGCCTGGGCGGAGAGGTCGGGCTCGGCTACATCCTCGATCCAGTCGGTGGCGGCGGTGTGGTGCTCATGGACCCGGACCGGGGTCAAGGTGTCATGGATGTAGGCGTCGGCCAGGTCGATCTCCCGGTCAGCCAGGACCTTCTGCCGGGCTTCGCGCCGGAGGCCCTCCAGTTCGCCCATGAGGCGCTGCTGCTCCGGCCCGGTGGCCTTGGCCATGGCCGCCAGTAGCTGACCTTCCTTGACCGGCCAGGGCTCGTCTCGATGCCCCTGGCTGCGCCAGTCACTGTCGCCTCCGCCGATGCCCTGCAGGTCTGCCACGCCATTGGCCTCGGCCCGAGTGATGCCCCCGGAGCGCTCATGGGCGCGCAGGGCCGACACGGTGTCGGGGTCGTTGTGGCCGTTGGCCTTGGACCACTGCAGGTGGCGCTCGTAAGCGTCGTTGATGCGATCGTCGGAGAGAGCCGCGGTCTTGTCGTCCATCCCCTCGTCCTGGGTGTCCATGTCCTCGTCGCTGTCGCCATCGGCGTCGGCGGCCACGAACAGGAACTCGTCGTCAGTGTGTGCGGACATCCGGAGGCTCCCATTGACTTGGTTGAGGTTGGGCGGGAAGGGCTCAGCGACGTGGGAGGAGTTAGGGGCCTGGTCCAGGTACTGGATCAGTTGCCCGGAGTCGGGCTCTAGCTGAGCCTCGGCCTCGCTCACCGTCTCGAAGCGCTCCGACTGCGGGGTGGCGTCCTTGTCCACCAAGTAGTAGCCCGGCGCGCTGTAGGCAGCGTGGACGCGGCGACGGCGGCGCTTGACGGTGCGCTCGTCGTTGGTCAGATTGCGCCGGTCAGCAGGGGATTTCTCCCCCGGCCGGATGGGCTGCTGAGCCGGTTCATCCTCGCTGGCGCGCTCGCCTTTCGGCTTGGCCGCCTGCACCTCGAAGCCTTGCAACGTCATCCGGCCACTCCTCACGAAGGGGTAACTTCACTCCTTCGTGGGCCAGAGGATGAGGGGGACAGGCTCAGACCTGAGGGATTCTTAGCGCAGATCTCCAGACGACGAGTTCCCGGTGCCGACGCGGGATTTTGGTTTTCCGAAGTTCATCGGTCTTAATGATGATGCCGTCCCGGCAGGCTTTGAGCATCACTGGTCCCAATGCTGCCGGTTCATGAGTCCAAGTCGAAGTCCCTTGAAGCTCTTCCCAAACCTCATCACTGGTGAAATCATCCAACCTGCCAGAGACGATTCGTATGGCTTCATACGCATCCTGTTTCCAGATCTCATTAGCATGATCATCAGCAGCATTGATCCCATCACTTCGCGCCGCCGCGGCAGCCGCAGGATCAAAGAGAGAAGGTCGCTCAGGATCAGGAGCATGATCAGCCGTTCTGGCGCGGCGAACCAGCCCCAGCATGGCCTCATCTTTGCCCTGCCGAGTGGGAGGGACCCCGGTGAAGGACGCCCCGTAGGCCCGGTTGGGCCAGCGCTCAGCCAGACCTCCTTCACCTCGCTGGTGAGGATCGTGCTCGGGCTCGAAGGGCCGATCGCAGTAGACGCCGGGCTTGGTGGGATGCTCGGCCCCACAGGTGGTCATGAGCCGAGTCTAATGTAAGAGTGCTTGCTCAACCAGGCTCTCGGCCTCCTCCGGATCTAAGACAACCGAGTAGGACACGGTCTTGCCTCCGTAACGCTTGACCAGGCGCTCGGCGGCGTGGGCCACGTCCCCGCCGTGGATGCTCTCGAAGATGACCAGGACCTGCCAGTCCACGTACTCGAAGGCCTTCTCAGTCTCGGCGTACAGCACCGCGTCGTCAGGCTTTGGTGGGTCTCCGGTCACCCATAGCATCCCGGCCTTATGACGTTCTGTTACGAAGCATACTCCTCTGGGCATAGCTTTCCCTTCCAGCCTTGAAGGTTCATTGCTCGATCAGCGCCGTCACTCTGGGATGATCGAGTAGGAAATCAGGGACTACATACATCCCTATCTGTACTGCGATGAGATCACCATTCTCATCTACGATTCGCTGGACTCTTCCTTGATAGAAGTGACTACCGAAGCTTCCGAGTCCATCACCGTGATAGTCGAAGTACGGACATATAGCAAACCCTTGTACATGAATAAAGATGGCTTGACCATCTTCGAGATCCTTGGGGAAGATCCACTTCACCTCTCGAAGCTCCGGTCGAGGTGGATCTTCAGCGGTCATTCTTTCTCCGGCAGATGCTCCACGTAGTGATACTCGCCCGGATCGGAGAACTCGGTGGTGGGGCCGAAGTAGTAATGCTCGGCCTCTTGCTTCTTGGGTCGGACCCGCTTCCAGGGCAGCGGCCCGTGCTCGGCTTCGAGCACTTCCTTGGCCTCTCGCAGGGTGGACCGGCTGGCCACCGGGTTGCCATGGACATGGACGGTATACCGCTTACGCCCGGCTGCACCGCCCTCGGGAATGATCACTGCCGGATGCTCACGCCAGGAGCCGTGACCACCCTCCTCAAAGCCGGGATCCAGAGCCCGCCAGGAGGAAGCTCGGGCGGGCGGTAGGTGAGCCATCTCCCGGCCAGGATGAGCAGCCACCTCCAGGGGACCAAGGAGACCCCATCTATTGAGGACGATCCACTGTAGAGAGCGGGGATCGGTCACGCCCTTCCCGGCCGGGGAGAAAGCCTTGCCACGGGCAGCGTGGATGGCGTCGTAGATGGACAAACAATGGGCGGTGCGCTCGGGCTCCGGCAGGGCCAGGGCCGCCTTGATGTGATCAGCCACGTCGGCCAAGTGCTCCCAGAAGACGTTGCCCAGAGCATGGGCTCCCCAGGTCTTAGACATCTTGTCAGGATGCACAGCCCAGCGATCCTGGGTGACATCGTAGGCGGCATAGGGCTTAATGACCCGGATGTCATAGGCCGAAGGATTCACGTACCAAGTCATTTCCATCGGCCCAATACCGGTCACCAATGTGTAAGGCACCGACTTATACACATCTGTTGGATCCGGGCCATTAAGGGTGTCCATGAGCCGGTGCAGGTTGGGCTCAGGCGGGAAGCTCCAATCCTTCAACAGAGGGTCAAGCTCCAGGATGAACTCATGGGTGAGGGCCTGGCAGATCTCGGGATCGGACATGCCCCCGAACTCAGGGTGGTCCCTGACGAAGCGATGGGTGTCCACGCCGACCAGGGTGTCGAAGTCCAAGGTGGACCACCAGTAGCTGGCCAGGGAGCCCGCCAGGTAGATCCGGGTCCAGGAGTGCCAGTCGCCGTAGCGGGGCCGCCAGAAGGCCTCCAGGATGTCAATGAGGGAGTCCCGGATCCAGGGATGCATCCTCTCGTTGTGGTCGAACAGGTCGGGGTCCAGGGTGTCCTGGGTATGAGCGAACTGGCCGCCAACGGGCAGGGGATATCCCCGGATGGTCTCGGGGACGCGCCAGGCCTCGACCTGCCGTCCCCAGGCCTGGCGGAGGTGGTTCATTTCCAGTCCTCCGGTTCACCCATGTGCTCGGGCATGGGCTCCTCACCCACCACGTCGAAGCCGTGCCGGGAGCGGATGTCACCCTCCCAGTTGCCCCGTAGCTCGCCGCGCTCATCCCGGTGGGGATCATCCTCCACGGGACCTCGGGGCTTCACCCTGAACACCCTGGGGTGCCCCACGGTGGTGTTGTGCCAGGCCTTCTCGGCGTAGTTCCAGGCCACCTCGGGGTCCTTGGTGGCGTAGGCGTAGTCCGGATCGGTGTCATGGGGGAAGGTGGGCCTGCCGTAGCGCCCGGTCTGCGGGGTGATCTCGGTGGGATGCCAGGACGGCACCTTGGCCGTGCCGTGGTAGTAAACCTCCTCGGCCGCCATCACCAGCTTGGCCCAGGCCTGGCGGAGGTGGGTCATGAGGCCAAGCTCCGCATGCTGGTCTGCCAGCGCCGATTACGCCGTCTGCTCTCGATGACTCCACCCCAGACCCCGAATACCTCATGGTGGGAGATGGCGTAGTCCAGGCATTCCCGCCGGACCGGGCACTCGCTGCACCACCGCTTGGCTGCGGCGGCCTGGTCCTTGAGTTCGGTGGCGAAGAGCAAATCAGTGGCTAGAGGGTCACCCGCGCAAGCACCCTTTCTCTTCCAGGACTGATCACCTCCTCGGTAGCGCCGATCCCTCATCACCCCTTCGGGGTCCTGCATCCCCTCTGGACAGGGACCCTCTCGACCCGGAGTCTCTCTAAGCCGACTTGCCAACACACCACCTTTTCGTGTAGGGTGGGAACAACCACCACAACAAGGAGTTTTTCATGGCTCGCATCACCCACGTCAAGGCCGCTCAACAGCGGTATGAGCAAGTCCCTGTCATCGACCCTGAGACGGGTCAGCAGAAGCAGACTCCGGTCATGGGTAAGAACGGCCAGCAGAAGCAGACCAAGACCGGTCGGCCGGTGTTCCTGTCGGTCACGGTAGCTGACAAGACCAAGCCTCTGCCCAATCGCAAGTGCGATGCCTGCGGCGTCGAGATCACGGTGGGCAGCCCCTACAAGCACATCAGCCCCCGCTCCGGCCCCTACGGCGGCCGGACCATGTACCGCTGCGCCAACTGCCCCTCCTGGCAGGTCTGGGAGTACTCCTCCAGCCTGAGCGCCCGCCTGGCCGAGGTCAGCCACAACTTCTCCGAGGCCATCGACTCGGCCGAATCCGAGGATGATGCCCAGACAGCCCTCAACGAGGCGGCCGAGGCAGTGCGCGAGATCGCCCAGGAGAAGGGCGAGTCGGCCGACAACATCGAGTCCGGCTTCCAGCATGAGACGGAGCAGTCCCAGGAGCTTCGGGACATCTCCGAGCAACTGGACTCCTGGGCGGACGAGATCGAGAACGCCACCATCCCGGACTTCCCCGAGCCCGAGGAAGACGAGTGCTCCGAGTGCGGCGGGACCGGCGTGATCGAGAACCCCGACTACGACGAGGAGGCCGAGAACTCCGAGGCGGAGATCGCCTGCGACACCTGCGACGGCAGTGGCCGGGTCGAGCCCGATGAGCCCACCTCCGATCAGATCGATGAGTGGCGCGACGAGGTTCGCAGCGACCTGTCCATCGTGGATGAAAGCCCGGTGTGATGGCCGGAGTCAAAGAGAAGTGCCCACACTGCGGCAAAAGCTATGCCTCTGTCTATCTCTGGGGCGATCACATGCGAAAAGCGCACGGCATCTGGGGAGGTAAGACCGGCCGGTTGCGTAAGAAAGGCATGCCTCCACGGCCGACTAACAACAGCCAGGCGGTGGAGGTGTTCAACCCTCCGAAACCGACCGCGCCAAAGTTCAAGGTGTTGCCCTTTATTGTGTTGGAGGATCAGGATGGTCATATGTGGCTAGCTGAAAGGATGGAACGCTGATGGCAATCCGTATGGAGATCTCGGATCTACAGGATACTTATGTCATCTGCCGAACCATCGGACACTCCTGGGATGACAACCCCACCGCCGAGGTGAACAGCGATCTCTTCCGAGCCGCCCAAGCTTGCCTGGCTCTTCGTTGCACCCGTTGCACCACCGAGCGCTTCGATTACATCGGCAACGACATGAAGGTATTCCAGCGCTACTATCGCTATCCCGAGCAATACACCACCATCTCCAGCTTCGGTGAGCCGATGAGACCGAAGATGCGAGCCGAGATGATCAATCGCAGCCTGCTAGTGAGAAGGCGCACAAAGGCAAAGGTCAAGGTCGCCTGAATGTGCCAGGCTCGATCAGGTGAGGCGGCGCACTCCGGTCCGGGAGGCACAACGCATCGTCAGCCGCGTCCGGCGGCGGCAGTACCTGCTCGACCTCGGATTCCTGCTACTCCTGCTGGTCCTGTGCCTGACGTTCTGGGCCACGGTCGGCTACCTGCTCTGGCTCCTGGTGGTGGACTGACTTGCCCTCTCTAAGCGAATCTGCTAATGTACCAGTCATGCCTGAGACCACCACACCAGTTCGCTCCCGGTCAGTGCGCCGGGTCGAAGCCATCATCGCCGCCGCCTACCGCCGCCACTTTGTGGTCGAGGAGCGCTTCTACGGCAGCTACCGCCACGTCACCATCGCCAACCACATGCCTCAGGGCTCAAACTTCTGGGAGTTCAGCATCGATGCCCAGGGCCGCGTCTCGGCCAGTGAATCCTACCGGGGCCTAGCCCACTCAGGCCGCCAGGCCGGTCAGCAGATCGCCCGTGGCCACAAGGTGTCCCTGTCCAGCATCGAGGCGTACCTGGAGGTGCAGTCATGAGGGCATCCCCCTACGACGAGGCCTACGAGGAGGCCTTCACCCGCTGGGCCGAGGAGATCACCCCAGCCGACCTGGACACCGACTCGATCGAGGCCCAGGACCAGTTCAATGCCTGGATGGCCGACCAGGAGGAAGATGCCGCCGAGCGGCGGGCCGAGCTTCGCAAGGAGAACCGGGGATGGTAGGCCTGCGCGGCTACGACGCCTGGGCGACCAGGGAGCCTGACTACGAGGGCCAGGAGGCCGTCCAGCCCCGCTGTGAGGCCTGTGGAGGCTTCCTGAGCGTCCGGGCGGAGCAGAGTGAGCCCTGGGAGCAGACAGAGCCCTGTGATGGCCAGGGCATGGTCGTCCATGACTTCTACACCCAGACCGACCGGCACATCCTGGACATCATCGGCTGGGAGCACCTGGGCGAGGCTCGCACCATCGAGTACGACCCGGTCTGCGGCCGGACCCCGGCCCATCTTCCTCATGACTACGTGGTGGCCGGTGGGACCTACGAATACCGGACCTGCAGCCGCTGCGGGACCGTGAACAAAGACACCATCATCTGACCTACTAGTAAGTAAGGAAAACGCCATGCGTACCCCCAGTGACAAGCACGAATACGAGATCGAGCCCCGCCAGGGCGACCGGCGCAGCCTGATGATCCAGGCCTCAGCCGGTAAGCGCCAGGCCGCCGCCGAGCAGTCCGCCCTGGGCTTTGCCGAGACCTTCCTGGCCGAGCACCCCGAGGTGACCTCGGTGGGGATCTACCACACCTACCCCCAGGCCGGGCCGGTGCGCCGGTTCGTCCGGGAGGTGAAGCAGCCCGTCAAGATCTAAGTCTCCTGCAGGGGCGGCAGGAAGCAAGAGGGAGGTCCTCTAAGGGACCTCCTTCTTCGCGTCCGGGGTGACTTGCACCCTCTAAGAAAGTTTGCTAAGGTACTTCCCATGACCACCACCACCGTCACCATCAAGACCCGCTCCGGGGCCAAGTTCGCTTTGGTCAAGGCCCACTACGCCAAGGGCGAGATGATCGTCCGGAACGGCCGGGGCGTGGGCTTCGAGAAGACCTTCACCGGGGCTGAGATCGTGGGCTACGCCCACTCCTCCTCCGGGGCCGTGTTGGCCCGTGTGCGCCGGTTGGGGGCCAAGCTGGTCGCCATCGAGGGTGGCAAGGTCACCGTGGAGGTGGAGGTCTGATGGCCAAGCCCAGACGCACCTCCGCCCGCCCTGGGGCGCGGGTCATGAACCCCCACGTCCCCCTGCGGGCCAAGACCGTCCAGTCCAAGAAGAAGGTGGCCGCTAAGCGCGCCTGCCGGGGCCGGGTCCAGGTGGAGTCATGAACCTCACCGGAGCCGTCCTGCTGGGCGAGCCCAAGATCCCTGACGTACCCCTGGATCAACGGGATCCTCACCGGAGGTTCAGCCGCGCCGAGGTGATCCGCAAGTGGGAGGCCCAAGGCAGGAAGTGCCCGCCCTGCCAGCGCGAGCTTCCCCGTGACCTCTTCGACGGCGACCACGTCTTCCCCTGGAGCAAGGGTGGCCGCACCGTCTACTCCAACCTCATGGCCCTGTGCCGTCATTGCAACGCCCGCAAGGGCAACCAGACCTACGAGACCCTGGCCAAGCAGTTCAACCTGGACCTGCTGGCAGCCGGGGACGACAGGCTCCGGCACTGGCAGGAGCAGGCTCTGGACAAGATCCTACCCCGTATCCTGAACGACCCGGTACTGATCGAGGCCTGCCCCGGTGCAGGCAAGACCCGCCTGGCCCTGGAGGTAGCCCACCATCTGATCAAGGCTGGGGAGATCTCGCGGGTGTTGGTGGTGGTTCACACCATCGGCATCGCAGACGGCTGGCTGCTAGCCGCCAGCAAGCGAGAGCCCGACAACCCCACCCTGCCCCTGGTTAGCACCAGAGGGGCGATCTGGAGGCCCACCAGGGCCATCCCAGACAACGCTGTGGGAGCGGTCCTCAGCTACCAATCCCTGGCCAGAATGACTGACACCTTCCTGGCCCACGCCACTGACATCAGTATCGAGAAAAAGGGCCGGACGACCACCAACGTTCACCACAACACCCTGGTCATCTTCGATGAGGTCCACCACGTCGCCACCGACAAGACCTGGGGCCTGGCCGCCCAGACCGCCTTCGCCCAGGGAGCCCGGTGCATCCTGTCGATGTCAGGGACCCCGTTCCGTACCGACGCCAAGAAGATTGCCTTCGTGCCCCATACCGGAGGTGCTGCCAAACCGCTCTATCGCTACACCTATGGCCATGCTCTTCGGGACAAACCTCCGGCCTGCCGCCGGGTGCAGTTCCTCACTACCCAGGGATCGACCACCTTCCGCAACGAGGACGGCACCGAGCACACCCTCGACTTTAACGACCCGGATGTAAGCACACTCGGAAAGAAACGCCGTCTGCTTACCGCCCTGGATTGCATCGGGGATGGGACCATCACCGATCAGCTAATACACAAAGCCAATGATTGGCTGATCGATATCCGCGACAATGGTGATCCTGATGCTGCCGGATTAGTGGTGTGTTACGACTGTGATCACGCCGAACGCATCGCCAAGCGCCTAGAGAAGATCACCGGTATCAAACCGATGAAGGCCTGGTCCAAGGACACCAACCCTGACGATCAAAATGCCGCCGATGTCATCCGCCAGTTCAAGGCCCACCATGCCAGCAAGCGCTGGCTGGTGGCCGTCAACATGATCTCGGAGGGCATCGACATCCGCCGTCTGCGAGCCGTGGTCTACCTGACCAATACCAAGACCAAGCTGGCTTTCCGCCAGATCGTGGGCCGGGTGATGCGAATCGATCCCAACGACCCGACCAACATCGGCCGGATCTACATGCCCGCCGATCCCGACCTGATCTCCATGGCCGAACGGATAAGACGAGAGGTCCCTCTGTTACCACCCCTCACCGTGATCGAGGGTGAGCCTGCTAATCCCCCGGTAGTCAAGGTCCGGGGTGCTCCTAAGCCGAGAGTCCGATTCGAGCCCCTGGGCACCGTGGCTGAGCTAGGAGACGCCTATGACACCCAAGGGGGATATGGCACCGTCAAGCTCATCGAGTGCGCCGAGTTGTACATCGAAGATCAAAGACAACGTGGCAAGCTAGTAACCGTCGATGCTACGACTCTTGCTCTGGCAGCTTCACGCAACAAAAGACTTAGAGAAAGACTCCTTGCCTACCAGGATCAATACCATGTCGCTAGCTAAGGAGCCTACCACCATCATTCTCATCGGTGGTCTCATAACCCTATCCGATGGATCTACCATTGACTCTAGACAACTACCGTATACATACCCGAGTATGAGAGTACATACGAACTGTTGGTCATGGTGGGAAACAGTGATTTCAATAGTCAATCCATTACTTCAAGGCTTCGGACAAAAGGACTTCGAAACTCAGATCGGAGATCACTCCCTAGCTGAGATCAAGGATTGCCCGCTGTGGACTATGGAGTTTAGCAATGGTAAGCCAAGAAGAAGAAATCTAGAAACCCTCCTAAGATCAAGCATCCCCACTATTAGGCCTATCATTGAAGGACCTTATAGGATAGCCTTAGCCAAGTACTCTAGATTGAACCAACTCCTACTCTCATCCAACCCAGATATAGAGTACTATCCTCAACGCTCACCCAAGTATAAGCGTGATGTGAGAATACAGATTCGCTCATATTACAATCAAGACATCAGAGGCTTTGATTCAGCGCAAATAATAATCCTTCCGCACAACCAGTTCAGCGAACATCGCTGGAACCGCCAGAATCAACATCCTCAAACTAAAGCATCTCCTAACAGCGATCTATTCACTGAGGATGGTGACTTCAGCATCACAGGTCTTGTCAAGGGTGGCAAGTGGTGTGACCCTTGCTACCTGGAGGCAGCCCGGCGGTACCTGGAGCACAACGAGGACATCAAGTTCCCGATATGGGATCTCGCTACGAACGAAGACTTCCGCGATCTCCTGGATCCCTTCCTGGTGGCGACATGAGCATCACCATAATCCTCATCGGCGGCCCCATGACCCTGACCGATGGATCAGTGATCGATTCCCGCCAGCTACTGAACGGCAGTCAGGGCTCAGGATCGTACATACCCAACACGAACTGCTGGCCCTGGTGGGAAATCGTGACATCCATTGTCGATCCTCTGTTGACGGACATGACTCAACAGACAGGAGAGCATTGCATAGCTGAAGTATATGGGCCAGCCACGATCAGAAACTACGACGAGGGCAAGAGCAAGCGCTTACACCACAGGCTACTACCGCCTGAATACGTGAGAAACGTGAGTGGAGGACCCCCTAAGGCCAAGATACTGATTCATCCTTGCTACGGTGGATATGGAGAACTCGGATCCACCAATATAAGAGTCGGATCCAGCCTGATAACAGATCAGACACTAGTAGTCCCCCATACTCAGTTCAGCGAAGCAATAGCAAGAGACTATGCAGCCGGTCACAAGATACCAAAGCTGATGTATGTGATCAACGTACCACCTGCGTTAACCCAGGCTGCAATCAAGGATTGGCCTGATACTGAGATAAAGAGATGGGTGCAACGATACGCACAGCAACGAAAGATCTGGAAGGATACTAGTAGTAGGGACTCCAGGTTTAGAAGGACACCTGAATGGCAGGCCTGGTACGACGCCGCCAGCCCGGAAGAGCGGCATAGGACACCCAGACATCTCGTTACCCCGGCCAAGGGCTGGATGGACTACCCAGACCTTGAGAATAGTGACTTCCGCATCACCGGACTGGTGCATGAGGGTGAGTGGTGCGATCCTGATTATTTAGAAGCAGCCCGGTTATACCGGAAGTACAACGAGGATATTAAGTTTCCGATATGGGATCTCACTACGAACGAAGACTTCCGCGATCTCCTGGACCCCTTCCTCACAACAAAGACACAAATCCCCACAACTACCGCCGCTACTATAAGGAAGTTTGATAAGATGTCCACCATGACCACTACTAAGACACAACCGAAATCAAAGTGCCCGGCCAAGAGCGAGATTCCCCCTTATCAGATGCCCTCTCACATGGGCGGCGTTACCGTCCACCGCATGGTCACGCTGATACTCAGCGAGATCAGCACCGGGAAGCTCCAGCGGGCTGACCTCGAAGGCCGTGTCTGTGAGGGCTCTGACTGGGTGGCCGACCAGGGCCATCCCGAGGCCCGCGAAGACGCGACCCAGCACGCCATCCAGGACGCCATCAACAAGGTGACGGCCAAGCTGGGCTGGGAGCCCATCGCCCCCTGGGGCTGGTAGTCCTGGGCGACTTGCGCCCTCTAAGGATTCCTGCTAAGGTGCTTGCCATGCCACAGACCACCACCCCCAAGCAGGTGCTGTTCGATCACATCCAAGAGATGCACGGCACCCAGGCGGCCCGGTCCTCGGTCAAGCGCCATAGCTGGACCTTCACCGAGATGAGCCGCTGGCACGCCAACCAGCACCATCGCTACACCCCCAACCACTTCCACGCTGGCCCCAACCCTGGGGCTGACCAGCGTCCCATCGGCTGGTACACGGGCCGGGATGCGGTGGCCAAGCCATGAGCGTCCGCCAGCAAATGACCGTGACCTGCGACGGGGCCGACCTGCCTGCAGGCGGCGATCCCCTGCGGGACATGAAGTCCTGCACCGCCGCCTTCGCCTACGACGGCATCCAGTCCCGGCCCGCCATCCGCAAAGCGGCCAAGGCCGCAGGCTGGAAGGTGGACGGCTTCGACTACTGCCCCCGCCATAAGGAGATGTACAAGTGACCTTCACCGCACCCACCGTCGAGGCGGTCGAGGCTGCCATCGACATCCCCAAGGACCACTGGGCACACCAGTGCCACTCGGTCAGCCTGGCCATCGTCCGCTCCGGTCTGCTGCCCGAGGGAGCCCGAGTGGCCCGCGGAGGCTGCCGCGGCGTGGGCTCGCAACACTCCTGGGCCGTCCTGGGCGACCCCTACGACCCCGAGGTGACGGTAGTGGACGCCACGCTGTGGAGCTACGACACCAGCGCCCCTACCATCCTGATGGCCAGGGCGTCCGACCGTCCCCACGTCCCTCACGGCTCCGGATCCATCTGGGCGTGGGGACGGCCCCCTGAGCCCGTCTCAGAGGTCATAGAGCTTGCCGTAGACCCAGGACGTGAGGCGAGCCGTTTTCTCCGCTTGGCGAGCCCCACAGGGCTCGATCAGGAGGGCTGGAGAGTCTTGGCCCACGCCCCGGTCGGCGGTTGGCCTGCTAGGGAGATCTTCACCGCCATGGACGCCACCCCCAAGCTGAGGGCCATGATCCCCATCGACGTGCTGGGCATGGTCACCGACGTGAACCCGAAAGGCCTGTACTTCTGATGACCATCAAGGAGCTAGCCGCTGAGGTGACCCGGTGCCAGGAGGCTCTGGAGGCCGCCCAGGAGGCGCTGTACGCCGCTCAGGTGGCGGGCTCGAAGTACCACGAAGGCGACACCGTGCGGGCCTTCAGGAAGCTCCCAGGCCGCCATGGCCGGGCTCCCCGCCACGCCGAGATCGTCACCGTCCACATCCACCAGGAGGCCGGGGAGTATTCCTACACCGTCCGCTGGCGGTTAAAGGACGGCACCCTGGCCAGTGTCTGCGAGTCCATCTGGGAGCATGACATCGAGAAGCTGCTCACCACCAAGGAGCAGGCCCTCCTGCACCAGGCGTGAGCCCATGAAGGGCAGCGACTGCGTCACCGGCAAGCACCAGTACGCCACGCGGGAGGTAGCCAACGACGTGGCCAAGGCAGCACGGGCGCGAGGCTGGGCCACCCGGAGCTACCGGTGCGCCTGGTGCTCCTGCTGGCACATCGGTAATCCCCGCCGGGAGAACTCCAAGTCCCGCCGCAGGTGACTTGACTTCTCTAGGAATCCTTGCTAACGTGCTTCCTGTACTCACCGATCGAGAAAGGAAGCTATGGCGTAACCCGCACCGCAGTCAGAAGGGAGGCCCGCCCAGTGGCCAGCCTCCGCACCCGTCCCATCCCTCTTACATCCCCGGTACCGCGACTCGAAGTGGCACCGGCACTGAAGTGCCCCTCGGGGCTAAGTGTCGGGTCACCAGGGCGTGCGTAGTCGAATCCGGGGAGCCCTCGGGCGAACGGCTTGAGCCCAGGGAACTGACCGCTGACAATCAAAACCACAGAGTACGCAGGGACGCTAACCCTGCCGGAGAGAGTGGGAGGGCCTCCTGGCCCACCAAGCTGCGATGCAACCAAGCTCCGGGTCACGTCAGGCAGGACCGCAGGACCGAGCACAACCTGGAATGAGAGCCCCCGACTTACAACCGGGGGCTCTCGCTTTTCTTGCCATTCTTGCCAAAGGTGACTTGCGCCCTCTAAGAAAGTCTGCTAACGTACTTCCCATGGCCACCACCACCAAGTCCAAGTCCACCAAGTCCGGCCGGGTCACCCCCGCCAAGCCCCGCAAGGACCTCTACCAGTCGGTCGTTGACCGCATCTGCGCCCTGTCGCTGCAGACCAAGAAGCTGATCTGGCTGCAGGAATGGAAGGCCGCGGACGGCGGCTCCATGTTCCCCCGCTCGGTCTCCACCGGCAAGCTCTACCGGGGCATCAACCTCTGGCTGCTCCTGGGCGAGGCCCTGGAGAAGGGCTACAAGTCCACCTTCTGGGCCACCTACGACGAGTGGGCGCGCCAGGCCGGGGCGGTCAAGGAGGGCAACTCCTGGGTCCATCCCGAGGGGCTCGACTTCGGGGTCCGCAAGGGCGAGAAATGCACCAAGGTCATCTGGTGGGGGAGCTTCGTCAAGGAGGAGAAGGACGAGGCCACCGGCAAGGTCCGCAAGGTCCGGATCCGCTTCCCCAAGGAGTTCAACGTCTGGAACCAGGATCAGGTCCACCAGGGCACGCTCCCGAAGAAGTTCCAGCCCTCCGAGGCCGCCGAGGATGCCCCCGAGTTCGACGCCATCGAGGCGGCTCAGGCCCTGGCGGACGGCTACACCGAGGTCGAGGTCCACCACGGCGGCAACCGGGCCTACTACTCGCCCAGCCGGGACTTCATCGGCATGCCCGAGCCCACCGCCTTCACCACCCCCGAGGCCTACTACTCGACCCTGTTCCATGAGATGGGCCACTCGACGGGCCACGCCAGCCGCCTGGCCCGCAAGGACCTGATGGAGTCGCACTCCTTCGGGGACACCAGCTACTCCAAGGAGGAGCTAACCGCGGAGATGACCGCCGCCATGCTGTGCGGGATCGCCGGGATCGAGAACTCCACCATCGACAACTCGGCCGCCTACCTACAGGGCTGGCTGTCCAAGCTGCAGAGCGAGCCCAAGTGGCTCATGCAGGCCGCCTCCCAGGCCCAGTACGCCGCCGACTGGGTCCAGGGCATCCGCTGGACCAAGGACGGCGAGTCAGACGGCGAGGGGGCCAAGGAGCGCCCCGTGGAGGTGGCTGCTTGAGACCACCGTGCTGATCCCCACCGACGACCTGGAGCCCCTTCTTCGGAGGGGGCTCCCTTAACTTTCAGGAGCTTCGAAGGATCTATGCACTTGAGGGGCCTGTACCTGACAACAAGGGTAGGGGACCTACCCCGACTTGCACTCTCTAGGAAAGTTTGCTAACGTGCCCGCCATAACCACCACCACCGAGGCCATTTGATGGCCAAGATCGAGTACACCCCCAAGAAGTTCTCGCCCGGCTCGCTGAAGATCATCGGCCAGGCCGAGGCCATCTGCGCCAACTACGCCGCCCAGGGCTACGACCTGACCCTGCGGCAGCTTTACTACCAGTTCGTCAGCCGGGGCCTGATCGCCAACAAGCAGACCGAGTACAAGCGCCTGGGCTCGATCATCAACGACGCCCGCCTGGCCGGGATGCTGGACTGGGACTACATCGTGGACCGGACCCGCAACCTGCGCTCCCTGGCCCACTGGGACGAGCCCACCGACCTGATCAAGGCCGCCGCCCGGCAGTTCCGCACCGACAAGTGGGCCAGTCAGCCCACCCGCATCGAGGTCTGGATCGAGAAGGATGCCCTGGTCGGCGTGCTGGACGTGGTCTGCCCGGACCTGGACGTGCCGTACTTCTCCTGCCGGGGCTACACCAGCCAGTCCGAGATCTGGGGGGCGGCCCAGCGCCTCAACGAGTACCTGTGGAAGGGCCAAAACGTCCTCATCCTGCACCTGGGCGACCATGACCCCTCCGGCATCGACATGAGCCGCGACATCGAGGACCGGCTGCGCCTGTTCACCCGCAAGGACATGATCCGCCGCATGACCACCATGCTCCGCAAGTGGATCCGCGACGGCGAGATCGACCCCGACGCCGACGACTACAAGACGGTGGCCCGCACCCGGCTGGACGAGTACGAGGACACCTGCGGCCACCTGGAGATCCGCCGCATCGCTCTGACCATGGATCAGGTGAACGAGTACCAGCCGCCGCCCAACCCGGCCAAGATGACCGACGCCCGCGCCGAGGGCTACGTCGGCCTCTACGGCGACGAGTCCTGGGAGCTTGACGCCCTGGACCCGGCCACCCTGTCCGCCCTGATCCGCGAGCATGTCGAGGGCGAGCGCAACGAGGAGGCCTGGGACGAGGCCATCGCCGCCGAGGAGACCGCCTCAGAGTTGCTGCAGGGCGTCTCGGATCGCTGGGACGACGTGGTGAACCTGCTGAGCGGAGACGCCGCCTGATCAGTAGTAGGTCCGGCTGCGCCCGCTATAGCCGCTCCGGTAGGAGCCCCCGGCCCAGACCAGCATGACCAGGCCCGCCACCAACAGGATGATGCCCAGTAAGGGGTTGAGCAGGAGCCAGATGACGACCCCCAGGACGATGAGTAATCCGGCTAGACCCATACAGGGGCTCTACCCATCCCCCAGAAGCTGAACCAGGACTAAGCCTCGGCCAACTTAGCCAGGGCCTCCTCGATCTTGGTCTGGACCGTGACCCGGATCTCATCGAAGGCTTGCTGCACCTCGACCACCAGGGCCTTGAGGTCGTTGATCACCTCGGCCGCGGCGTCGGCCACCGGGGTGGTGGACGCCTCCGGCTCAGCTTCGGGCGCAGCTTCAGGCTCGACCTCGTCCTTCTTGGCCTGGCCGGGAGGCTGGGCGGGCTTGTTGCTCTTGGCCCCAGTGGTCGCGGCCGAGGGGGCGTCGGTCACGCCGCGGCCAGCTTGTCCTGGATCTCGGACACCTTGGTCTGCACCGCCTGAGTCAGCTTGTCCACCGCCACGCCTACGGCCGTCTTTACGTCCTCGGCGGCGGTCTGAGCAGCGGTGCGGATCTCCTCGCCTCGGGACTGCACCTCGTCTACCAGGCCCTGAAGTTCGGTGACCACAGCGGTCACGCTGGCCTTCAGGTCAGATAGGGCGGCGGAGGAGTCTTCGGGCTCGGGCGGGGGCGCGGTATCAGTCATGCTTCGAGACTAGCTTCCCCGGCGAGGCCCACAAGGCTAGAGCCACTGGGAGCCAGCATCAAGGTGTCCTCGGTGTAGGACGGGCACACGATCACCGGGATCTCCAGGCCACCCATGGCGACGAGCTTGTCCTGAGGGTGGCGCTCGTCCGGCAAGGGCTGAGCGCAGTTAGGGCAACGGGCAGGGGTCATCCGATCCTCACAAACTCCAGGAGCCATTCCTGGTCCACTCTAAGGTCCCCATTCTGCCCGTGGCGCTGACGACGCACGTCGATAGGGGTGCGGGCCAGGCAGAACCACCCAGCGGCCTCCAGGGCCTCCTGGTGCCATTGTGTGACCGGCTGGACCTCGCCCCGGCGGATGTGGTCGCTCATGTCCAGGAGCAGGTGCGCCCACCGGCCGCAGACGCGGGTGATCTCGACCCAGGCCTGTTCATGGAAGGCCCGGTACTCCGGACCCCACTGCAGGATGGCCGAGGACTCCGGGTGGGGGTCGCGGCCCAGGTAGTGCTTGTAGGTGTGCCGCTTGGACAGCCCGGTGCCGCCGCAGACCTTGCAGTCGGCCGCCGGGTACATCTGGTCGTCGCAGAGGGCAGTGGGCGGGTCCGTCCCGGTGCCCCCGCACTTCTTGCACCGGTCCCTGGCGTCATGGTGGTCGGCCATGCGGTTGCCGAAGCAAGGGGAGGTGGCCACGTACAGGAAGGTGCCGGAGCGGAAGGGGAGGGTCAAGGTGTTGCCGACCACCTGGGTGGCCCACTCGGGCTCGATCTCCACGCACACCGGGCGGATGTGGGCGATGTCAGCCAGGCCACCGGTCCCGGCGAAGGGGTCGAGGACGATGACTCCCACCGGCAGCCGGGCGGAGATCTCAGCCAGGACCGGCACCGACCATGTGGCCGGGTGGGGCCGAGAAGCCCAGGTCTCAATCGCACCGAGTGAAGTCGCCACAACCACCGAACCGTACATCGCAGTGCAGGCACCCGGCCTCGAAGACCAGGGAGGCGTTGCCGCACCGGGGGCAGGTCTGGCCGCGGTCAGGGGCCTCGGAGAGGGCTCCAGGAGCCTCCAGGACCTCCTCTAGCAGGCTGGGCTGATAGAGACGCTCCAGGAGCTTGCCGACCCCGTCAGCGACACTGAGGACCTTGCCGGGGCCGAAGCCGTTGACGGTCCGGCCACCGATGCCCTTGAGTTGATCGCAGATGGCCGCCACCGACACCCCGGAGCGCAGGGCGATGGAGATCATGCGGGCCAGGGCCTCCACATCGGCGTTCTTGTCCGAGCCGTGCTTGCCGACTGAGATGCGGCAGTCGAAAGGACGGCCGGGGTGGTCAGGGTGCTCGGTGACGTAGACCTGGAGGGTGCCGAAGCCGGTTGTGACCGGGAAGGTCCGGGTAGGTAACCCATCGATGGCGGCCGAGACCGGGATGGGCTGCGGAGTGATGACCGGCCACCCCGAGGATGACGCGGAGGGTCCCGACCGTTCCTCGTCGGGTAGTAGACCAGGCGCGACCTGGCTCTTCGACCCCTCCGCGCTCCCCTCCGGAGAAGCGGACAACACTTCAAGGGACCGGCTGCCTTGGCGGTAGACGGTGATGCCCTTGCAGCCCAGGGAATGGGCCAGTTCGTAGGCGAAGCCGACATCGGCGGGGGTGGCGCTGTGCGGCAGGTTGATGGTCTTGGAGATGGAGTTGTCCACCCAGACCTGGGCGGCCGCCTGCATGCCGATGTGCTCGGCGTAGGTAAGATCTCCGGCCACCACGAAGGCGTCCTTGATGGCATGGGACAGATCCCCCACCCGCTGGCAGGACCCTCCCTCGGCCGCCACCTGCTCGATGATGGCCTGGCGACGCGACTGATCGACGTAGCCCGCCCCGATCAGGGCCTGCTCAAACAGTTTGGAGGCGTAGTGCAAGCTGATGTTCTGACCTTCCTGCATGACCTTTCGCTCGAACACCAGGGCGAAGAAGCACTCGATGCCGGAGCCCTCGCAGTCGGCCACGTTGGAGATGGTGCCGGTGGGGGCGTAGGTCAGCAGGCAGGCGTTGCGGATGCCGTACAGGGCCAGGCGCTCGCTGAGGGCGTCCCAGTCGAGCACCGGCCGTCCCCAGCCCCTGACGTGCTCGACGTGCCCGGAGAGGGGGCTGGGAGCCTTCCAGGTGACGATGTCGGAGGAGACCTCGACCCCGAAGCCCTTGGTCAGCAGGCCGGGGTCGTAGATGGACCCCTCGATCCAGGGGAAGGGGCCGCGCTCCTTGGCCCGGTCGATGGAGGCCAGCATGGCGTGGTAGCGCAGGAACTCGGTGACCTGGCTGACGAAGTCCATGCCGTCCGCCGAGCCGTAGCGGATGCCCATCATGGCCATGGCGTCGGCCACCCCCATGTAGCCAAGCCCGATACGGCGTTCGTTCTTGGCCATGTCGGCCAGTTCGGGTACCGATTCGACGTAGTGGTTGGCATCGATGATGTCATCCAGGAACTCCACCGAGGTATGGATCACCTCTGCCAGGTGATCCCAATGGATGAACGGAGCAGCGCTGTTCTGGCCGTAGTGGACGAATCTTTGCAGGGCGATTGATCCGAGATTGCATGACCCATACGGTGGCAGCCATTGCTCTCCGCAGGGGTTGGTGGCCTCGTACTTGTAGCGGATAGGACAGGGATTGTCTTTGTTGGCCCGGTCGATGAACAGCAATCCGGGATCCCCGAACTTCCAGGCATCCTCAGCGATCTCACTGAAGAGATCCTCGGCCTTGATGGTCTCGTAAACCGTGCCGTTATGGACGAGATCAAACTCGGTGCCTTCGCTGACGGCGATCATGAAGTCCTCGGTCACGGCCACCGAGATATTGAAGTTGGAGATCTTGCCCTCTTCGATCTTGGCTCTGATGAACCGGCGCACGTCGGGGTGGTCACAACGCAAGACGGCCATGTTGGCCCCCCGGCGCGATCCACCCTGAGCGATGGTGCCAAACACGGCGTCGTAGCTGCCCAGGAAGCCCACCGGTCCGGAAGCTCGGCCCATGGACCTGGAGACGATGGCGTTGGCCGGACGCAGGCTGGAGAAGTCAAAGCCGTTGCCACCGCCAGTCTGCTGGATCAGAACCGCGTCCTTGAGGGTGGAGTAGATCCCGGCCCGCGCCCGGCCCAGATCATCCTCGATGGGCAGCACGAAACACGCCGATAACTGCCCCAGCGGAGTCCCGGCCCCGGTCCAGGTGGGGCTGTTGGGGAACATGAGCCGCTGGTCGAGCAGGTCCCGATAGCGCTCGTAGACCTCCTGGCGGGTGGTGCGATCCCCGATGGCCGTGAACCTGTTGGTGACATCGGCCACGTTGGCCGCCACTCTGGCCACCACCTGCTCGGGAGTCTCGGTGGGATTGCCGTGCTCGTCTTTGCGCGAGTAGCGAAGATCCATGATCCGGCGCGCATTATCTGATAGTTCCATTCGTCCTCTGATCTCTATAAGTGTGTCCAGCACACACCGAAAACGGAATGCTTAAAAACAGCCTCGCCAGATCCGGATAATCCCGCCCTTACGATGAGGTTGATTAGAGTTCTTCACACCTACCATCTGGATCAACTTCAACCGCGATGCATCCCTGAACACCGTTCCAATAGCATTGTTGCGCCTGTTAGGAGCATGCCCTTGATCCGGATGTCCAACAATCTCTAATAGGTCATCAGAGGTAAATGGCTCTCCAGTGGCAGCCAACCGACGAATCGCCTGATCAGCATCAGTTCTCCAGGTCATGAGACAACAATCCCAGCCCTTCTCCCGCTCCAGCCTGAGCGAGCACGATCACTTTACTCAGTTGCCCCCAGCGCTGCCAGTGAGGGTTGCAGTTGGGGCACAGTCGGGTGCTGGCCTTGCCCTTCAGGCGGCGCTCGTCGGAGCGGGTGCCCTCCTCCCACACCCTGACCACCTCCCAGTCGATCCCAGCGGCGCTGACGGCAGCCAGGAGCCTCGATCCCCGTCCCTTGCGGTGGAAGGCCAGCCGGGACTCCAGAGCTACCTCCAGGGGGTGTCGGGAGGTGTCCACGAAGCCCAGGTAGTGGGAGGCGTGCCGGTAGGGGCGCTCGAAATGAACGAGGTACAGAGCCATGGCCGGATCGTGTCAGGAGGGTGTGACGGTCTCGGCATGCCAACGGTCGTGGTTGGCCAGCGAGTTGGCCGATACCAGGGCTCCGCACCGGTTGCACTCCAGCACCTCGGTATGAGCACGCACACCGTCCGGTTCGTCTTGATGGATGAAGCCCACGGATTGATAGGTGACGGTCACGTTGTAGGGAAGACCTCGGGCGGATCCTCGCGCCACATCTCAGATGGGGTGGGGCCTTGCTGGCCCAGGTACTTGGAGCCCAGGGAGGGATGGCCGTAAGGGCGCTCAGCCCGGTTCGAGCCCCGGATGAAGACCATCTGGGCCACCTTCATGCCGGGGAAGAGCCGGATGGGCCGCTGGGTCATGTTGAGCAGTTCCATGGTGGCCTGGCCGTTCCAACCGGGGTCGAAGTACCCGGCCGCCTCGATCTGCAGGCCGAGTCGGGCCAGAGAGGACTTGCCCGATAGCTGGGCCACGATGAAGTCATCCAGGCGGATGCGCTCGATCGAGGAGGCCAGGATGAACTCGCCGGGGTGCAGGGCGAAGGAGTGCTGGAGGACCTCCCCGAAGGTGTAGGGCTGCTCCAGGCTGGGGTCGAGGACCTCGATGCGGGGATCCAGGCGGCGGATGGCCGGGCTCAGGTGGATGTCGTAGGAGGCCGGTTGCAGACAGGCGTCGTCGTAGGGGTCGATCTCGATGACCCTGGCCGCCAGCGCCTTGCGGATGTCAGTGTCTACCAGGATCACCCATCGACCTCATAGTCATAAGGGCGGGGAAGCTGGTTGTAGTCGTAGGGATGTTTGTCCAGCACTCTCACGTTGGTGTACTGCACATACTCTTCATCACCGTCATCATATGCTCGTTCAGCCACGCTCTGCATGTAGAGGACTACGAACATGACTACCAGGAGCATTACCACCAGTATTCCGAGGATGGCAAGCAGCCAGTCAGAGTTTGCTAGAGGCAGCATCGCGAGCACGCGACGACCCTAGCGAAGCCCCTTCTGGTTGTCAAGTAACCCTATAGCTACTTGGCAGCCTTGGCCTTGACCACCTCGGGTCCGGGCTCGTCCGCTTGGGGGATATGCTCCCCAGCCTGATGGACCTGGACCACTCCGCTCAAGCTCAGGCCTGCCAACTCCTTGAGTAGCTTCAGGTGACCGGGCTGAGAGTACTCCAGGTGGTGGGTGGCGCACAGGGGAAGCTCATGCTCGTCCGGGGCGCTGATGATGGTCAGGTGGGTGGTGGCGACGTTGGTGCAGCCTGGGATCACGCAGGCCAACTCGGGGATGGGGGCGTAGGCAGGATCGGTAGCGGTCATGGCGTCTCCTCTGAGGGGTAGGTCCAGGTTGCCACGATCCGGGCCACCTCCTCCGGATCGGTGTCATGGGGCATGACATCGGAGCCGGTGTCGGTCATCTCGCCGTTGTCATCGATCACCGAGTAGCCCCAGGATCCGCCGTGGTTGGCCCACACCGCGAAGGGCGGCTTCCACTCGCCGGGCACGGCCACGTAGCCCTCAGGGGCCTCCGGGAGGTCCTCAGGCAGAGTCTCGGTGTAGCCACCCACATAGAGCAGGGATCGCTCCCCCTGGGTCACCAGCCGAGAGGAGACCTCCATGGCCCGCAGCATGCTCACCACCGCCGCGTAGTGCTCCCTGGAGACCCAGGGATCAGCGTCCTCCCAGACCCCACACTTGCAGCCCATGGCCTTGCAGCCGGACCGACCGTTGCCGTGGAAGCTGTAGGGATGGTTGCAGGAGGTGCAGTTCTTTTGAACTAGGTAATCTCGACTGGAGTTAGGCGAGGCCTCTACCACGGCGGTCATGCTACCAGCATACATAAGCTTTCTTGATAAAGGGCCTCGCCCCCTGATCGAAGGGCGCGGTCCAATCCTCCATCGGGCTGGATCGACGGAGGATTGTCGGGATCGGAATGACCCCTGTCCGCATCCTGTAACCCTACGGGTCAGGCCGAGATCTGAGGCTGAAACGCAGAGGCGGTGACCAGGATGCCTCCTATAATACCCCCTGCACAGGATCCGTACCACTCGCTTGATGTGGTCGCTTATCGCCGCCGCCGTCTCATCGAGCTACCGCTGAAGCGTCCTCGGGCAGGGGAATAGCCACTGCTGAAGCTACGGTGCTGACCACCCCAGTTCCGCAGCGCACTCACCGGGTCGCCCATGGTCTCCTCCGCCGCTTGTTCGGCTTGTGTCGGGAAACCACCCTGTTGTGCGAAGCGTGGTGACAGCGATGAAAACGCCTCTCCGATGAAGGCGGATATCTCATTTCCGATCAGGGCATGCACCAGGATCATCATGCAGTCAGCAACGTCCTTGGTCTGCACCGGCCCTGATGTCGGATGATCGACCTTGTTCTCGGCCACCTTTTGCAGGAAAAGGAGTTCGTCCTGAGCCTGCTCGTAAAACGGAGCATGGACCAGGCCCAATCCGATGGCCGTTTTGAATGTCTCGGCTATGGTCCAGTTCACTGGAGCGGTGGCGGTGCGCTCAAAGACTGCCACCCGCTTGGGGAAGTTGCGGGTGGCGACCCACTTGATCAAACGTGATATCATCCAGTTCGAGTACCCCTGGTCGAAGGTGACCTCGGTCGGGATGAAGACATTGATGAAATCGCGGATGCGTTTCTCAATGAGATCGTAATCAATCTGGTAACCATTCTCCGGGAAGCTGGCTGGCTCCCAATGGGTGATGTAGTCAAAGACAACGTGAGGGAACTCGTCGTCCCCGTAACGGACGACGTGCGCCACTGCGAACCCGAAGTTCGCCCCCGACTTCGAGGGATCCCCGTGCGCCTTGTAGAGCACGGCCAGCTTGCCCTCTTCGCGCATGTACAGGTTGAGGGGGTTCTCTTCTGGCCAGGGCAGCCAAATAGCTTTGACACGATCCTCGTTGAGGTATGCATCGAGGACTGCGGCCCACTTGGAGCGGCGCTCGACAGCGAAGGTCTCAGGATTGGCGGCCTCGATGCGCTGTAGCTGACGGTCGTAGACCTGCTGAGCCCGGCGCTGGGCCGGTAAACAGAAGCTGAATGGGCGAGGGTGGGGGCGGTCCGCCACCGGGCGACGGCGAGGGTGGTCGTATTCGGTGCGGCTCATGGTGGGCAGGTGCTCGGCCCGCTCCCAGTCCACGTAGGGATCCCATGAGGTCAACTGGATCATGAGCATCTCGGGCCGGACGATCTCGCCCGGCTCCAGCCCATCGGTGCCATCCGAGACGGCCAGGGCCTGCACGCAGTTCTCGTAGAACTGACCGGTCTTGGCCCAGGGAGAGGAGGCCTCGTACATCCAGGCGTCCACCCCGAAGGTGTCGAGCGCCGGGGAGGCCGATTGGTACACCTCAGCGGCGTCGGACTTGGCCACCTGGCGGACCACATGGGCCATCTCATCGAAGAGCAGCGCGAACACGGCCGGGCCTCGGGAGGCCATGGGCGTGGACTCCTTGGGCAGGATGATAAACGTGGCCATGTCGCCGTCCTCGTAGATGCCGAGGTCCTCACGGGCATTGATCCGTTTGTTGTCATGGGGGGCGCGCAGGGTGAGGCTCTCGCCCAGGGACTTCGAGAAGTACGGGGCGAAGCACCGGCCGCCTTTGATGATGTCGGTGACATCCTTCCACTGGTTGGCGGTGGCCTGCTCCTTCTTCCCGGCGAAGACCATCATGGCCAGGCGCTTGTCCCGGTCGATGCCGTAAAAGGCCTGAGGATCGCCTTTACAGATGTAATGCCACAGCACATAGGCGGACCCGATGCCGCCCAGGTAGCCCTTGGAGCCCCGCCGCCCGATGACGTTCAGCCACTCTCGAAACCAGGGACGGCCCTCCTCCTTGCAGATGCGGATGCGCTCGTAGATGTCGGGCTGGATCCCGTTGTCCTCGGTCTCGGCAAACGAGGTGGTCCACTCCCCGATGACATCATGGTCGTACTGGGTGAATAGCTCGTCCTGCAGGAAGGCCACCTTCAGCGCGGTGGCCTGGCGGGGGTAGAGGTTGCGGTTGAGGAAGCCGTCCGAGAGGGTGAACTCGATGATGTCGGGGATCCACAGACCCGACTCATCTTCGGTTAGCTGCTGGATCCTGGGGGTCAGGACATTGGTCATTTAAGGCTGCTGCGGAACCGGGATGGTCACGCCTTTCATCTCCGGTTCGATACCAGCCACATCGTTTATGACCTCGTAACGCTGCCGATCGTAATCAAACGGCTTGCGCTCACAACGATCGGAGATAGTGATGTCGAAGGCATACACGTCATCGAGAGGGAGTCCTCCGGCATCCGCGGTGCTATAGACCATGACGCCGACGATCAGACCTATTTCCTCGAAACGCCCGATGATCTCCCTGCGGAAATCCTCCATCTGGACGTGACGACCCATCTTCTCATTGAGCTTGGCCAGGACGCCCTCGATAAGGAGGACCTCGCTGTCGTACAAGTCAATGGCCGGGGTGACCGTTGACATCTCCGTTACCCCACTTTGGCGGCGCAGGTCTGACAGCGCATGGACTGCTCCGCCACCACCTGGCCCCCGATGGCTTCCAGTCGCCGCCGGGTGCCAGCCGGGACACCGGGCTCCAGGGCGGCGTTGGTGAACAGGTTGACCAGATCGAACTGGGTGGCCCCCTCCGCCGGGATCATGTCGGGCACCAGACGGACCAGATGGGTGGTAACCCGCTCGGGCAGGCCTTGCTCCTCCGCCACCCGCAGGACGGCCTGAGAGGCGTCTCCAAGGTCCTTGCCCCGTAGCTGGTAGAAGTGGTCGATGTCGGCCTCCACCTCGCTGTAGAGCCGCCGGGAGGTGATCTCGAACGAGGTGAGGAACTCTTCATGGTTGGAGCCGCGCCCGTCCATCTTGGCGGTGGCGTCGGCTATCTCCATGCCGTTGGTGCAGACCAGGCGGTAGATCAGCTTCTGCACCTGGGGCATGGTGTGCTTCTTCAGATCCTGGGTGTAACGCAGGCCGCCATGGCTGATGTCACCGATCGTGAGATCGCCCCTGACAACCGGACCACCTTCGGGGGACACTACGTCCAGACGAAAGTCGGTGTTGGAGCACCACCATTCCAGGACATTGGCCTCTGCTCCCACGATGGACTCGGCAATCTCCACCACCGAGATCGGCTCGATGGGATCCAACCGGGCCTCCAGGATGTCATGAATGCCCCGCTCGCCATGACGAACCTTCACTTCACTATGGATCTCCCCGAGCAATCCATTGACGATATAGGTGGCCATCTCACCGCTGACCCGATCGAGGAAGGCGTAAGGGATGGTCAGAAACTGAGCGAAGGCCTCACGGGCTCCCACCGTAGGAAGCGTCACATGATCCTCCGGTCCTACCCGCACCCGCACTGATGGATCCGTTCCTGCGAACTGCACCCGTATGTCATCAGTGGTACAACGCAGTTTGGTCTCCGGTGGAGTGACGCGACTAGCGATCTCCTCCAGAGTTATCTCTGGCAAGGTACGGGCACCAAACATAGCTATTTCCTCTCGACATGATCATAGATCGGGGGCAATGCATCCCTAGAAGATGCCTGACGATTACTATTCTGATCGGCCTTATCACCAACTGGAGGCAAGGCTGTCTGTGTGCTGGTCTGAACCATGGATTCTGCTGGTTCATCTCTGGCCAGCATGTTCATAGCTGGATTCTCCCGTAGCTCCCACATGAACTTCATCCAGCCTTCCGGAGTCATGTAGGAGCGGGCACCCTCGATGATAGCAAGGACGGCATCCTCGTTGATGGCCTGGGTCTCCTTGGTCCGGTCCTCGATCTCGACCAGGGCCTTGGCTGCCGCCAGGGTGTCCTTCATGTCCGGGGCGATCTGGCCGGTGACCATGCGCTCGTAGCCCCGCTGCATGATGTCATGGGTGACCAGCCAGGGGTCGATGAGGGGCGCGGCGTTATCGGCCGAGGACAGCCGCTGCATCCTGGCCCGGCGCTCGATCACGGCCCGACGCAAGGACTCCGGCAAAGGCATGTGGCCCTGGTCGTAGTGCCACCTGATGCTGTCCGAGGACAACCGGGATGTACCCGGCAGGTGCTCGGAGATGGTGGACCAGGAGTAGCCCATCAGGATGAGGTTCTCGATCTCCGGCCGGTGGATGGACCGACAGGTCTGGCAGCGCCCCACCACCCGCATGGGATAGTCGGTACCGCCGACGCGGTACACCACCGAGGTGTGCTGAGGAGGCTGCCGATCGGTCATTCGTCTATCACCGCTCCGTATTCCTGAACGAAGGTCTGCAGCCTTTCTAGTCCTCTTCCACGGGTCTGGGCTATGCCATCCCTGGAGTTCAGATCCGGTCGGGCCGGATTGTGCCTCCGGTTGAACATGCCCTGGCGTAAGGACGGCTCCGGGAATCCCGACGAGGTCAGGATCTCCCGTTGCGACCGCATCTTCTCCTTCCAGGGAGTGAGGATGTCAGCCTTGTCCTGATAGCGAGTCACACCGCGGAGTGACTCCTTGAGTATGCGGTTTGCTTCGTCTTCTAATATCCGATGAGTGCCATAATGCATCGTCATATTATCCAGCCCTCAGATCGATACGAACGCTTGGTATCCTCCCCGCCCGAAGATCGGATATCAACTTCTCAAGCCCCTTTGTTGCATACATCGCAACCGGATTCGTAGGTGAGACGCCCATGATCTCGGCGGCTCTCTTCTCCAGGACGTTCTGATATAGACACAGGAAGATGGCCTGGTGTTGTCGTCTGGGTAATGTTACCTGAGAATAGACGTAAATACGCTCTAAGTCCCAATAGCTGTACTCATGCCCCCGCCAGATGAGGTCCTCGGAGCCACCGGACTCTACGTGAGCCCTAAAGGCCTGCAGGTTGCGGAAAAGCTCACGCAACACACTGACAGACCAGCCGTCTAGCTCCTCGCCATCATGAGACCCCAACCTAGATCACTGAGCGCTGCCTCTCTCTGGCCTGACCATCGGGGGCCTTCTGTAACGAAGACACAGCGCCCCTTAGAGCACTGTCGGACCCAACAATACCGCTCCAAGCGATGACCGCAAGTACACATCCTGTCTCAGTGCCAGTCAGACAGGGTTCACCTGAACGCCATTTGAAGGCTGCTAAAGTTGAGGGCTCCGAAGGGGTTACGACGAGCCGGGCAGGAATCCCCCCTTCCCCACCCGGCCCGTCCCTGGAGTCACAGCCTGGGTCGCCACCTCCTCTGTGCGGCCCAGGCTGGACTTACCGGTGGATGAGCGTATCCCGTAACCTATCCGCGATACGTGTCATGGCCCTGACCAAGGCGTCGGCCTTGCGGGAGTAGAAGGTCATCTGGATGGCGAAGTAACGCTCATCCGCAGAGTGAATACGCCCGGTGGCCTCGCGGTCATTGACGGTGCCAGTCATAGGGGCGTCGAAGCCGATCGAGTAGGTCTCCTCCCACTGGCCCTTGGCGAACATGGCCTCACCCCAGGCGTCGGCCGCCTTCTGCTCCCAGTCGTAGAGCCGGGTGGCCAGGGTGAACAGGATGGTGTCGCGCTTGTCATGGGTCAACTTCGACCAGTCCTCGATGAAGCTGCCGTACTCGTCCTTGGCCCACACGGTCCAGCCGTGGCGGTCCTTCTGGACCTCATCCTCCACGATGAGCGGGGTGCGAACGATGTCGTAGATGTGGGCCAGGACCCGGTAGGCGTCTGCGAACTCCAGGACCAGGCGATCCTCGGCCGCCAGCTTGGCCTTGGTCAGGATGATGGCATCCTCGGGCTTCCACTCCGTCCGCATCCGGGAGAAGCCCGGCGAGCGGAACTTGGTGGTGTGCTCGATATCGGAGTCCAGGGGACTGTCGGCCCCCTTGCCTGCCGCCAGAGCGCTCTCCTGGGCCGCGGTGAGCCCGCTCTGGCGCTGCTTACCCTGCTGGGCCATCGCTTCCCTCCATGAACAGCAGGCCCAGGCTGAGCGCATCTACCACATGCTCATTCCAGGGACCCTGGGGTTTCTCGATCTGATGGTAAGTCAGCAGGGCTTCGAGGGCTGCTCTTACCACCTTCTTGTCGGCGTTGCCGTTGCCGGTCCAGCGCTTGGCCGCCTTCTGACGGCTGACCATGACCGCCTTCACGAAAGGGTTCTCGATGAGGGCCGCCAGTCGGATGCTGTGCGCGCCCAGCAGAGAGGACTCCGGGCGCGACATGCGCCCGCCGACCGGCGGCGTCTCGAAGGTTACCCAGGTCGGCCGATGTGCCCGGCAGACATCCTGAACCTCCCAGAACAGGTCCATGGCCCGGTCGAGGACCTTCTCATGGCCCTTGACATCGTCGCGGGCCTTGAGCATGCCGGTGGCCCGGAAGACGACCTGGGGCGTCAGGAAGCCGACGCTCTGGCTGTCGAGGACCACGTAGCCGGTGTTGGACAGGCTCTGATCGAAGGCCAATAGCACCCCCTTGCGCCGGATGTCAAGCACCGGCAGGGGCTCCATGGGTGAGCCGTCCGGCTCTCCGATGCGGAACTTCGAAAGGTCGGTCATCGGCTCTTCACGATCAAATCCCCTGGATTGCCTTTGCGGACTACGGCCTCACCCTCCAGCTTCAACCAAGCAGTCCCGTAATACAGCAAGTCCTGGGCTATGGCTTCGGCCAACTCCCTGACCTGACGCTCCACCACCGGCCGATATCGTATGACCTGTCGTTTAACCTCCGCTGAGTCAGCCACGATTCTCTAGCTCCAATGCCGCAATCAGACATGCTTCAATCCTCTTGCGAACTTCACCGGGAAGAGTGTGAATCCCATCGGTGTACACCTTGATGGCGGGATGCTCATACTCATGCTCACCACTTGAGTGCGGAGAGGTCTGCATGTTCTCCCAGTCAAGCTCCACCCTGATATTGTACTGAGTCATGCGATCCTCAATGCGATCGGGCACACGGTGCGAGCCGGGCACATCTGCTGGATCTTAGTATCGAAGTAGCCACAGCAGGGATCAGGCAGATGACCCTCGGCTACCGCTTGGCGGACCCGGCGATACTTCTCCACGATCTGACTGGAGTAACCACGATCGTAAGGCACGCAGATCTCCACCTTGGGATAGGGGTACTCCACCGAGGTGATCAAGATCCTTTGACGCTTGTAACCGGACATCCTGAGATACTCCATGGCCTGGGCATAGTACTCCGGGGAGGTAGTCTGGAACCACAGGATCTTCTCATCGGACATGGGCGGGGCCTTGGGACACTTGCGGAGCTTGGCGTTGACCATGGTCTTGACCTCGAACCCCTCCTCGGCCTCGATGGGCAGGTCGTCGGGTTCGAGGACCCCGTCCAGGGAGCCGCCGGTCCCAAGCTGAGCGTCCTCGACCCAGTACTCGGCCATGTCATGAGGCGTCTTAGCCTTGGGGCTCATGACCTTGAGCCAGCCATCGTTGATGCCAATGGTCTGGATGAAGGCATGCCAGAAGTTGCCCTGGGTCACGGCCTGAGTGCCGATGGGATCCATAGGCTCGTTGATCATCGATCCCGGACGGCTGGCGTACCAGTACAGCAGCCGCTCTGGCCACAACGGATGAGTACTCGGATGGAACCACCCGTCCGGGATTCGCCTCTCATACCCGGCCATCGGCACCGTAAACGCCGGGAACTTGGGATCGTAGAGGTAGGTGTTCAGTCGGGGGATGATGACCTCTTGCTGCAGGACGCCTTTGAGGACAGTGCCGAACTTTGACATCAGGCATCCCTGATCTGTTCGTTATGGGCACCGCAGTTGGGGCAGCGTCCTGGCTCCGAGTGTCCATACAGGCTGCACAGCCGAGGATCACCTCGTCTCGGCAATGGCTCATAATCGGCGGGTGGGGATTCCCTGCGATAACCGCTCACAGCATCATGGCAACGCTTACGCTCCTGCGAGTCATGATCGATGATGGGCTCCCCACAGTTCGGGCAGATACCCGGTGGATAACGACGGGCGTGCTCGTCCCAACCCATCATGATTGCATTGGCGAACCACCCGATCATCCAGCCCTCGTCAATGAGTTCTCGCTCGTCATTGCTGGCTACGATCTCTCGGGCGATCCGGCACCACTCCTGCGCCCACACCTGGGCGTCCATGGTGGAATGCAGCTTCTTGGTGACCTCGTAATCAGCGGTCATATCACTCTCCATTCGCCCACTGCAGCGCTTTGATCACCATGGGATGATCCTTGTAACGGGGCAAGCAGTTGGTCATCCCATCCCGGATCCGCTCCAGGCGGCGCTCGGCCTCCTCCAGTAGCTCCAGGGTCTCGATCAGGTCCTCGGGTTGCATGACCACAAGGTCTACACACTCGGTGAGACGGTGATTCAGGTAGAACCGGATGGGCATGAGGGGTCGGTCGGTCCCGGCCTGCTCGGTGATCTTGTCCCACATGGCCAGGGAGACCCCGATCGACTTGGCCAAGGTGGACTTGCAGTCCCAGACCCAGCCCAGCCCGAAGCGGTTGGCGCTGCGCCGTCCATCGCCCTGGTTGGTCAGGTGGTTGCCCGAGCCCGGTGAGCGCACCCCGGAGAACAGCCGGGCGAACCAGGCCTCATGCAGGTCCCCCATGCGATGGTTGAGATCCCCCATCACCCAGCTTTCATAGCGCCTGGCGATGGAACTTCGAACGGAAGAGAGCGTCTCCGTCAATCTCACCAGGCGTCTCTGACGGCCCCTCTACGGCCTCCAGTTCCCCCTCGAAGGCGAGAGGGACCCCCAGGTCGTCAGTGACCTCTGACGCCCTGGTAGAGAGGATCTGAGCCCGCAGGGCGTCGGTCTCGTCCTGGTGGGCCTGGAGGTAGGTAGCGACCGCCTTGAGCCCCTGCAGGGGCTTCTCATGACCAGGGAGGGTGTACCAGCTTCCTGCCTTGGTGATGAGTCCGAGGGTGTCGCCCAGACGTGCCGTCTCGTCATAGACATCAATACCCAGGGGGCCGTGGACCTCGGTGGGGACCGAGACCAGCTTCACCTTAGCAATCCGGCCCTTGACCCCGCACTTGTTGCGCTCCACCTGGACCCCGATCTCGCGGGCCACCTCGATGGTGTCGCCGTGGCTCTGGGCGGTCATGGCGGGCTCAGCGGTGTAGCTGAGCTTGAGCCGGGTGGTGGTCTGGAAGCGCAGGGCGTTGCCGCCCGGCCGGGTGGTGCCGTTGCCGCCCCGTCCGGCGGCGCGAATCTCGGACCGTAGCTGGTTGATGAGGATGACCACCGGCTTGTGCTGACGGGACTGGGAGGTGGCGGCCTTGACCATGCGGGTGACGATGCGGGCCACCACCGCCACGGTGGCCTCGTCGGCCTGCTTCTCCATCTCCACCCGGCTGATCATGGAGCCGATGGAATCGACCACCAGCATGGACACGAAGTGCTCGCGCAGGAAGTCGGTGGTGGCGTCGGCCACGTCCTCGGCGGTGCGCGGCCAGTAGGGCCAGAACCGGTTCAGGTCCACCCCGTGGGCGGTGGCCCAGTCGAGGTCGAGCTTGTTCTCCATGTCGATGTAGGCCACCATGCGGTCGGGGTACTTGCGCTGGGCCTCGGCCACCGCGATGAGGGCCATGGTGGTCTTACCTACGTCATCCCAGCCGTACCACTCGGTCAGGCGGCCCTCGACCAGGCCGCCGGTCCCGAGGGCATAGTCGAGCAGCAGGGAGCCGGTGGAGATCACCCCGTAGGGGGCCTGGGACTCCGCCCCGGTCCGCAGGCTGCCCTCCCCGTAGCTCTTGTCGAAGCGCTCCTTGAAGGCCTCGATCCCTTTCAATGCTGACTTTCCAGCCATCAGCTTCCTTTCACACCGGCATTATAGCCGTGATCTCATAGGTCTCTCGATCCCGAGCCATCTTCTTGTTTATCACTGCTATGACCAATACGCCTTCTCGAAGCATATTCTTGAGTCCAGCGAAGGTCTTACTCCAGCACACTCCATCGAATATCCCGGTCTGAGCAAAGAGCTTCACCCAGGCATACTCGTTATCGTAACGATCCTTGCGTCGGTTCACCTTGCTGATGATGGCGGCCACGAAGTACTCACCGAGAGGACCACGGGTGATCTCATCGGCGGTGTGACACATCGCCATGTCCTGTTCAGCGATGCGATCGAAGGGAGTAGAGGACAGCCAGACCCCCAGGTGCAACATCTCCCGATCCTGGATGTCGGTGGGAGTATAGGGCTCCACGTCGGGGCTCCACGGGGGCGGGGCGGTGTAATGGCGGCAGCCCTTGAAGCACTTGGTGGGGAGCGGCTTGGCCTTCTTGGGCTTGCCGGTCTTGGATAGCTCAATCGGCTCGGAGCCCCAGTCAAAGCGGCAGGGCAGTTGATTGGGTCCAACCAGGCTGGTCTTGGTGGGGTCGATGTAGACGCACTCGGTGGACTCCGGGCTGGATTGGTAGTCGAGCTTGATCTCTAGCTCATGGCGGTTGGGGTAGATCGAGTCGAAAACCCCCACCGCCGCCAGCAGCTTTATATGCAGTTCGTTGCAGGCTTTCCCGCGCCGCTCCAGGAAATCCTCGAAGCTGGCGTAAGGCTGGCCGACGATGAGGGCGTCCACCACCGCCTCCCCGATGCCCTTGATGCCGTCCAGGGCGTAGCGCACCGAGGTGTCGTAGGCGGTGAACCCCTTGCCGGACTCGTTGATGTCGGGCGGGAGCACGGCAAAGTGCATGCGCCGGGCCTCGTTGACGAAGTCGGGGATGCGGGCCTTGTCCACAGTGGAGAGCACCGAGGTCAGAAACTCCGGGGTGAAGTGGAACTTAAACCAGGCCGTCCAATAGGCTAATACGGCGTAAGCATAGGCGTGAGCACGGTTGAAGCTGTACTTAGAAAACTCCGCCATTTGATGCCACAGAACCTCGGCGGCCTCGCGATCCATACCCCTATCCACGCAGGCTGGGATGAACTTCCTGCCCATGGCATCGACCTGCTCGACCTTCTTCTTGCCGAGCACCTTGCGAACCGCGTCGGCCTCCTCCTCGTCATACCCGGCCAGCACCCGGCAGACGTTGATGATGTCCTCCTGGTAGACGATGCAGCCGTAGGTGCGCGACAGCACGTCGGCCAGCCGGGGGTCGGGGACCGACACCTCCTCCAGGCCGTCCTTGCGCTTGATGTAGGTGCTAGTCAGTCCGGAGTTGGTGGGTCCCGGCCGGACCAGGGTGATCACGTCGGCTAGCTCGTCCAGGTTGGAAGGCTTGACGCGACGGATGAGCCCGGTGACAGCGGTGGTCTCCAGTTGGAACAGGCCCATGGTGTAGCCGTCCTTGATGCCCTCCCAGACCAGGGGATCGGCGTACATCTCCTTGGTCCAGCTATAGAGATCCACCCGGATCCCGTGGCGGCGCTTGTGGATCAGGTCGATGCACTCCTGCAGGGTGTCGAGGGTGCGGAGGGTCAGGAAGTCGAACTTGAGCAGGTGGAGCTTCTCCAGAGCCTCCATGTCGAAGTCGGAGATCATGTGACCGTCATCGCCCATCCGCATGGGCAGCCAGTCGGTCAGGGTGTTCTCGGTGGAGATGACCATCCCGGCGGCGTGGCGGCTGTAGCTCTTGAGCCGACCAACCAGCTTGGTGGCCAGATCGAACAGCCAGGGGTACTTGGCCACGTAGGGGGCGAAGACCTCCTCGTTAGCCAGGTAGACCACCTCCCAGGACTTGCCCAGACCGGCTGAGTCGGCCTCCTCATCCTCGATGATCTTGCAGATGGCCTCCAGGTCCAGGAACTCCACCTGACGGCTGTCGGAGGTCTTGTGGACCCGCGCCAGGTTGCGGAAGACGCCCTTGTTCTTGAGCCGGGTGTGGGTGCCGACCCGGACCACATGCTCCTCGCCCCAGCGCTCGGCCACGTAGGTCTGGATGGGGGTCCGCACCGAGGAGGGCCAGTCCAGGTCGAAGTCGGGAGGATCCGGGCGGCCTTGGGTCATAAACCGGGCCAGGGGCAGGTCAGCCTCCACCGGGTCGATCTCGATGATGTCGGCCAGGTAGGCCACCAGGCAGGCCCCACCCGAGCCCCGCGACGGCCCCATGATCCAGCCCTGCTCCTTGGACCACCGGGTGTAGTCAGAGACGATGTCGAAATACCCGCAGAAGGATTTGTCGATATACATCCGCATTTCCTTCTCGAAACGCTCGATATACACCGCCTCGGAATGGCTCTTTCCTTTGACCTTTCGATCCCAGTTGGCCAGGCAGATGTCCATGAGCCGGGTGACATCGGCCTGCAGGAGGGTCTGGGTGATCTCCTCGGGGGTCAGGGTCCGAGTCATCTCGGGGGTGGGCTTGGAGAAGATGGGCGGCCGGGAGGAGGAGGCCACCTGGGCGTTGCAGCGCTCCGCCAGGACCACCGTCTCGTCCAGGGCAGCGGAGACGATGGCTCGGGGGTAGTGGGCCTCCAGGGCGTTGCATACCTCGGCCCGGTCCATCAGGTGGTAGTCCTGGCCCCCGGCGAAGAGGGTGTTCTCGTCCTGCAGGTCGTCCTTGGTCTGCAGGGCCAGCCAGGTCTGATGGGTGACCCGGTCATCACGGCAGGGGTAATGCGAATCGACGGCAGCAACGAGCGGGACGCTGAAGCGTTGGGACAGGTCGATGAGGCCCTGGTTGACCTGGCGCTGTTCGAGGAGTTGGTTGCAGTGGAACTCGATGTAGAGCCGGTCCCCGAAGATGGCCTGCAGCCGGGACAGGTTGCGGACGGCTAGCTCTTCGTCGTCGGCCAGGAGGGGGACCGACAGGGGGCCGCGCAGGCAGGCGGTGGAGGCCATGACCCCGGCGTTGAGGCGCTCCAGGATCTCCCAGTCCAGCCGGGGCCGGTAGTAGAAGCCCTCCCGGTGCGCCGCGGTGGACATGGCCCACAGGTTGTGCAGGCCCTCGTCGGTCATGGCCCACAGGATCAGGTGGTGATAGTCGTTCTTGCCCCGCTCCTGCTCCTCCTTGTCACCAGGGGTGGGCCGCCACAGCCGGTCGTTGACGAAGTAGGCCTCCAGCCCGAAGATGGGTTTGATCCCGGCCTCGGTGGCCTTTAGCTGGAGGTGGGGATGGGCCGCGCACATGCCATGGTCGGTGACGGCCAAGGCCGGTTGGCCCATGTCAGCGGCCAGTCGGACAATCTCCTCCACCTTGGACAGTCCGTCCAGAGCGGAGAACTCGGTGTGGGTATGGACGTTAACGAAGGTGGGCCGAGCGTTCTCGGCGTTGTCGGCATCGTCGGCGTCCATCAGGTCTACGAAGGGCGTCAGCACCCTCCGGTCGATGGTCTTGATCCCCATCCGATACGGGACGATCTCGGGGTCCCGGTAGTCCATGAAGTAATCCCAAAACTGATGAGCCCAGTACTGGCCATCCCAACAGGCCAATACGGAGATGCCCATAGAGTGGGCCTGAGCGAAGGTGTCGTAGTAGACGTAAGGAGTGGCCACCAGCAGGTAGCTGAAACCGTCCAGATCGGACACCACACAGGGGGTCTCGACCCTCATATCCTCCACTGTGACCACGGCCCGGTCGTTGCCAGGGAGGGCCTGGACGAAGTTGAAGAGGCTCATCAGATCCCCTCCAGACTTTGGCGCACCTGGGTCGCGGTCATACGAATGTGATCACCGATTGGTCGAGATCGAACCCATTCATCGACGGGGTGCATAGAGCGGGGCCGGAAGCAATGACGGCATATCCACCAACGCCAACCCTGATGACGGAAGTAATGAGGCCCTGATTCGACGCTCACTGATCCTCTGCCCCGACTGGCAGTTCCGCTATGGACGCCTCGTACACGTCTGCTACGTGTTCTGGGTAGGACCGCCCTAACGTCACCTGGCCACAGGTACAGCCAGCGGTATTCGTCGGCCAGTGGTAGACGAGGACTTCCACCAGCACCCTGCGGTCATAGGTCATAGGTCAGCCGGGAGCAGGAACTTCTCCCCATGAAACTTAAGCTGGGAGATGTACTGATAACGAGCCCTAAGATCCTCCATCAGCCGGTGGATCATGGCCAGGCACTCCTCGATATCCTGAGGGGTGGCCTCGGTGAAGAAGTCGGCGTCTAGTTGCGGTGTGACGTATCCGCACACCAGGCATTCAGCCGACTGTACATACCGACATTCTGATCGGTTGTGATCGACCGGCACAGCACTGTTCATCGTGACGTACAAGTGCCCCTGGCATGATGCTCGCATGGGGCATCCTAGCTCGGGATGCACGGCGCGTACCACCGTCCCGCCGGGAGTCGGCCAAGCAGTCATCGTCTCACCTCCAGCCTTGTTCCAACCTGGGCCGTGGGTGGTCGGTCACTTCCCCAAGGCCGACCACCCACAGGTCGTCTTTGTTCTAGCCGAAGTCGGGTGTCACCACCGGCTGGCCAGGAGACACCGGCAAGTCCTCAGCGCCAGCCGGAACCATGACCGGCTGAGGCACAGATGGGGCCGCAGGAGCCGCAGGAGGCGCTGTGGGGACCTGCACCGGAGCCTGGGCCGCCACGGGCTCAGGGACGCTCTGAGGGGCCTCTGTGGTGGCTCCGTTGCCCTCTAGGGCGTTGGTCTTGGAGTAGCCCACCACCCGGTCTCTCAGGGCCGCCATCTGGTCACTGGTGGCCTCGGTGTCAGGCTTGGCCACCGGAGCGGCCGCCGGGGTCGCGGCGTTATCCCCACCTCCCTCCACAGGCTGTGGAATACGGGGGTCGAGGTAGAGCCCGTAGTAACGGTCGGCCATCTGGCGCTCGATGTGCTCGTCCAGGTCAAGCTCCTTGGGGTAGACCCGGCCCTGGGCGGTGACCTCGATGCCGTAGCGCTTGGCGAACTCGGGGTTCCTCAGGTCGAAGATGACCGGCCCGTTGGCTCCGTTCACATGCTGCTGATCGAGGTGGACCACCTGATACTCGGTGTCGGTGGACTCGCCCTTGCGCTTGATGAAGTAGTCCCGGTCGAGCAGGGTGCCGTGGACCCCGGCCATGCCCTCCAGGTGGATGAAGAAGTTGGAGTAGGCCTGCTGGACGATGCGGATGTCCCGGACCTTCTCCACGTCCCCGGTGGGCTTTCCGGCCGAGTCCACCACGGCTACTTCCTTCATCTTGTCCTTGTAACCGAGGAGCTTGCCCTTGTTGGCCTCACCGCCCAGTTCGGCAGATCCGTCACCGCGTACTTCCTCCCGGATGACCAGGAGCGTGAAGGAGCGGGAGGTGCGGGAGATGGGCTTGCCATCGGCCTTGCGAATGTGATCGCAGACGTAGCAGTCGGGGTACAGATACGGGAAGAACGGCATGGTGGCCTGGACATCGAGAGGAGTGCTGTCCGGCAGCTTGGTTCGACGGCAGATAGCCGGAACCGTCTTGGGCCAGGACCGGCGTTCGGCTGGCTTCTCCTTCTGGACGGGAACCATGGTGTGAACCTCGACGGACGGCCACTCGTCGTAGTCCATGAGAAACCTCACGACAACAGACTTATCCGGCTCGACAGAAAAGAAGTCCACGCGGTTAAAGGAGGCCATTTGAGACTTGGCAGCCTCTTCTGCTCCACTTCGAAACTTAGACATGACGATGGATCCTTTCGGATTGCATACTTGACGCGGTACTAATCACACGGTCCGCAGCGGCCTCTGCCAACTGTGGAATCGGCTGTTCAGTGTCACTCAGGAATGCGACCACCCGGTAGCCAACCGCCTCGACCTTCATTGGCTCCAGAGAACCTCCGACCAGACCGACGCTGAGATTGAGAACGGCCCCCTTTCGTGCGAGTGCTTCGATCAGCAGTCCCTGCCACTGTCGAAGCTTGGCGGTGTCGTAGTCATCCGAGGCCCACAGGTAGAACCCCCAACGCCAACGGCTGGGCACATTCTGCCCCTCGGGTGTGATCGTGTCAAACGGCCGATTCATATATTTGCTTAGATCAATGGTGTTGAGGTCTTCGACCTCCTCGAAGTTCAGGATACGCCCATGCTCGATCACATGGTCGCGCAACATCTGATTCTTGACGTAAGCGGCGATGTAGCGGTCGAAGAACACTGCACCCGGCTGGCAGGCGTCGTACTGGTCTCTAACTTCGGGATCGAGCAGTTGCTTGACGATGTAAGTCAGCCGATCGGAGGTGTCACCGTGACGGCGCTGGTAGGCCTCTCTAATCTCGGAGCGGGTGGCCATCCAGGGGATGCCAAGCTCGGCGTAGTAGGCGTTGACATCCCAGACGATCAGGGGCCAGCGCTGCAGGCCCACGCAGGAGGTGAACTCCATGGGTCCGGTCTCCACGGCATAGGGTCTTGGCCGCTCCTGGGCCACGTAGGCCGGGCTGCGCTCGGCCACCCACTCCTCGGGGTCCCCAACCCAGATGTCGTCCGCGAAGGCTCCGTCACCAGGACCGGCGCTCCGTCTCAGCGTGGGTGGCTTGATGTCCGGCCGGGCTCGCTCCCAGGGCGGCCGGGTAGGTGGGTTATTGGGCATGCTCCGCGGCTCGACGCTCCTCTTCGGTCATCTCGGCGGCCAGTTCATCGGAGTCCTCGATGCCCCAGTTCCCCCTGGTGGCCGTCTTCTCGGTGGGCTTGTCCTCGCCCAGGATTTGGCCTGAGCCGGTCTTTCGTAGTGACATGGCGGTCTCCTCTCTATGCTCTTCCAGCCGATCGGCGGTGCGACGAAGGATAGACATCAGCAACGTGCGTTGCGCCTCACTCATGCCGGAGAAGGAGAACCCTACCTCACCCCACTTATGATTGCGGCGGGCCTGGTCCTCATCGAAGATGACGGCATGGAACTCGATCTGCATCAGATCTCCAGTAGCTTCTTCGGTGGACGCCACATGCTAAAGGGGATAGGATGAGTGATCAGATCCATGAAGACTTCATCGGAGAGATCAGCGGCGTCAGCGTTGAAGGGATTGTCCACCACGAACACGTCGGTATAGGCCAGCAAGGCTTCTCCGACCTTCTCAGTGGCTCCCCACCCTGCTTCATCGTTGTCGTAGAACAGAGTGACGCGGAAGTGACTAGCCAGGAGATTGATCTGATAATCGGTGACCTTGGCCCCGAAGGTGGCCTCCATGAACGGGCAGATATGATGCTTGGAGAGTACGCTCATAGGTGACTCGACCACAACCGGCGAGTACTTGGGGTCGTAGTGATAGATGGAGAACTCCCGTGGGAAGTCCCCGGAGTTGAGGTACTTGGCGGTGCCATCCTTGTTCAAACGGCGAGATTGCCAGCCCACCAGATTGCCTCTCCACCAGTGCGGGATGATGATGCGCTCCGAGGTGATGAAGCGGACCGGCTCGCCGGGTGCATGAATGGGGATCTTGCACTCGGGGTCGTAACCCACGTCGAAGTCGATGATGGTCTCGACCGGGATGTGACGGAAGTCGGTGAGCCACGGGTGGATGGCCCGCCAGGGCTCCAGGATGCGAGGATCGAGCTTGGGTATGGGCGGGCGCTCGACCCGCTTAGGGGACCACACAGCGTCGAAGTAGGCCAGCAGGGCGGCCAGGTCCTGCTCCTCGCCCACGCCGGTCTGGGTACCCAGCCAGGTGCGGGCGTCCTCGGAGGAGGTGCCGCGGCAGGTGGCGATGAACCACAGCAGGCCGCCGCTGTTGCCGCAGCCGTAGCAGTTGTAGGTGAGCTTGTGGAAGTTGAGCGAGGCCGAGGGGTTGGCGTCCCCGTTGCGGTGGCCCCCGAGGGGCAGGCAGCAGGAGTGGATCATCTCGCCCCGGTCGGTGACGTTGGCGATGTGGGTCACGCCAAACTCGGCCAGGAGGGTACGGGCCAGTTGCTCCTTCTCCTGGTCAGGTAGCAAGGAGAAGGCCAGGAAGTCGCCACCCCGCTCCCCAGCCTTCTCCTTGGCCGCTGAGGCCCCGGATGTGAACTTGGTCCTAACTGGCATAGGGAGTCTTCTCGTTCTGCACCCACACAGCCCCTTGCTCCATCATCCACTTGATCTCCCACCATTTGATGGGGGTTCTTCTCGAAGCCAGGATCTGGAACAATACCTGTTTGATCTGCATCATGTCATTGGACTGGTACATGCTGCAAACCAGATCGGTCTCGCGCTCTGCTCCTGACGTTTCCGCCAGGTCGTACATCTCATGCCAGCCCCGTTTGTCGGCGGCCTTCTTACCCTCCCGGTTGATCTGGTGAGCCACCAAGCAGGACATGCGGTGGCGGCCGGTGGACACCAGCAATCGCAACGATCGCAACTTCTCGGTCTCGATGATGTCGGCCCGTTTGCGGCCGGGGTCCCCGGAGGGATGCTCGATGTGGCTGAGTTGATCGATCACGATGGCTTCGCCGTCGAGGATCTGGGCCATGCGGACCATGGCCTGCGGGGTGCGCTGGCCAGGGTCGGGGGCCAGGATGTGTAAGGGGTTGTCGGACTTCTCCATGTCGGAGATCTGGTCCCGGACCCGCTGCACCTCGATGTCGATGCACTCGCCGCGCTGCCACTTGGCCGGATCGATCCCGGCCACCAAGCAGGCCATGCGGTCAAGGGTCATGTCGATGGCGTTCTCCAGCGTGTACAGCACCACCCGCAGCCCGGCCTTCCAGGCCTTGAGGGCGATCAGGTCCAGGGCAAAGCTCTTGCCCAGCTTGGCGTAGGCGGCCAGCATGGCCAGTTCACCGGGATGGATCATAGAGGTAACGGCATCGACCTCGTCCAGGCCCATGGTGAGCCCGGTGCGAAGGTCCTTGTTCTCCACTCGGTCCTCATAGGCCAAAAGGCGGGTGCCGATGTCGGCGGTCATCTCCACCTTGGTCCGCCGCTCCTGCAGGCCCATGATTATCTCGGTGCATTCAGTGACGAAACCACTGAATACTTCGAGGCGATCAGCGGCATCGGTGTCAGCCATCTTGGCGGAGATGTCCCGCATCAGGGTCTGGGATTTGACCGTGAGGTAGCGAGCGCGCAGGTCCACCATGATCCACTCCAGGCTGGCCTCGTAGCCTTCGCGCCAGGGGATCTCCATGTCATCCAGCATGTTGCCGAAGGTGCGCCCAGCCGATACTTCGTGGGTGTCGAGCACTTCGATGGTGGGAGCTAGCTGACTCCCGGAGTTCATGAAGTACTCCAGCGCGAAGGTCACCACTTCCCGCAGGGATGCAGTGGGTATGACATCCAGGTTGAGACCCTCCTGGACCAGGAAGGCCAGCGAGTCGCTGTCAGTGAGATGGCAGATCAGTTGCTGCTCGGGATAGTTGGACATCTACAGGACCACGGGGCGACGTAACCCTTGACGCAGTTCCTCCATGCCCCGAGCCGAACTGGTGTTGCGCCAGTCCATGCCGGTCAGTTCCACCGGGATGGCCTGCTCGGCCAAGAGGCTCATGACATTGCTGCCGTATTTGCTGGCGATGTCACCGAGGGCCAGGTTCGAGGTGATGAAGGTTGGTGTCGCCATGCCCACCCGGTGACGCACCACATCCTCGAAGAGGAACTCGGCGGTGGCCTGCAGGGAATCCACTGTTCCCTTATCCTTCTCCAAGGTCTTACGCTTCTGCTCGCGACCGATGTCATCGATGACCAGAACCGAGGTATGGGTGACCCGGCGCAAGAACCACTGTCGTTCTTCCTTATCGAAACGACCTTCATTGAAGCGTTGGATCATGTTGGAGTAGGTGGTGAAATATCCATGGTGACCCCTGGCGATGAGGGTCTTGAGCAACAGGATGGCCAGGAGGGTCTTACCGGTTCCCTCTGATCCATAGAGCACCAGCCCTAGTCCCGCCCCGATGATCTGGCGAGCATTACTCAGGTAATCGTTGATCTCCGCAGGCATGGTTACTGCGATATCGGACCAATCAAACCGTTGATACTTGTACTCGATGCCACAGTGCAGCAGAAATCGACTGAGGATCCACTGATCATCGCAGGGGCATTTGAACTCATCGATGACATCAGGCGCGCCCTGCCAGTCGAGTGAGGCCCTGGCATACCACCGGAAGGTGCCGGTGCCATCACAGGTCTTACAATCGGTGGGGGAGATCGCCAGCGCCGGACCGAACTCACGCTTGAGTCGATCAGAGTCTTCGTTGCTGAGCGTGTGTACCGCCGAGGGGAGCGGAGGAAGCTCCAGCACCTACAGGGCCGAGAGGAAAGGAGCCGCGGCGGCCAGCTTGGTGGCGATGGGCACGGCGAAATAGCCGTCCGAGGCCTTGGTGAAGCGGCCGTAGCCGATAGGGGCTCCGTACCACCACCCACCCTCCACCTCGAAGGCGTAGCGGGCGATCTGGGGGCCGGTGACGACCGGGAAGTCGTCGTTGGGCCAGCGCTTCAAGAAGGCCTTGAAGATCCCCGATTCCTGCACCGCGGGCATAGGTGGGAAGTCCCCGTGGATCTGACAGATCTGATCATGCACGTAATCCCGGATTGCTTGCCAGTTCCAGTCCGCATCCACGGCAAGCTGTTTGATGATATGTACTGCTCGAATATCAATGGCGGTGGTCTTGGATGTGACCTCTACCGCCTGCGCCCGCCTGACTACCACACTGGTAACACCGAGTTCGTCTAACTCGGTCTCGTAAGCTCTTAGCATCTAGTCGCCCTTTCGGCTCGGCCCCGGAGGGATTATTTCTCTCTCTCGAAGCCACTGACGAAAAGGGAGCACCAACCGCTCGATCTCATCTTTATTAGCCTCGTTAGGGAGAGAAGCTTTCTGATCTAACTTACCGAGATCAACGCGAGCGCAACTCTTATGTACCAGATGAATCTCTAATGATGGCGTTATCACCAGCCAGTGGTATCCATCCATTCCAGCCAAATACCCTGCGATTACCTGCCCCTCAAGATGGAAAGCTACTATCCTTCCGTCTCTGACGGTGTATGCCAGTTGTTTGGTTGACACCGCAGAGCCGGTAGGCTCCCCACCCTTCTTGACCACCCAGTACCCTCGCCTTTCGGGAAAGAGTCGGCCGCCCCATCACCGGCCAGCAGTGAGGGGGCGACCTAATGCGAGCATCAAGGGGGATCCAGCCCGACTGATCTCGGCGGGGACGCTACCACCTTGAACGGTCGGCCCACAACCCTGGCGCGCAGAGACCCCCTCCCAGGGCGGGCGGGAGGGGGTCTCCAGCACGAAGTTGTTGCGACTACGTGCTAGCACCCATCGTAGGGTCTCCAGGGCTGCGCGCCGTCCTTGGCGTAAAGCTGATCAAAAGCTGCAGACTGCTCGGCCGGAGAGGCCGAGTAGGCAGATCCTGACCGGCCCAGGCTGGCCCAGGTCGAGTTCAAGATCCCGTACAGGTTCGAGGAGCCTCGACCATCGGTGGACTCTCGCATCTCGACGCACGCCTTGAAGCTGCCCGGCGCGGCATAGCTGCTCACCACTGGGGCTGGCCTGGGTGTATATGTGACCACAGGAGCCGAGTAGTGGTGGGTTACCGAATGGGTAACAGGAGATGAATACCGAGGGGCCGGGACGGGTAGTGCAACCGAGCCCGAGTACCCAACTGGTGGAATGGTCAAGACCTGACCCACGTAGATGAGGTTCGGGTTGGGAACCAGACTCCGGTTGTAGGCAGCGAGCGCAGTCCACGGCCGGTTGAGGCGGATCCCGATGCTCCAGAGCGAGTCGCCGCTAACGACTCGATACCTCGGGAGCGTCGGGGTTCGCACCGAGGTGAGGACCACCGGGGGCGAACCACTGGCGGCGACCACGGGGCTCGGGTGGTAGGGGGCGTCTACCGGGCTGGCCGGTTGAGCATGGGCCGGTGCTGCTAAAGCAAACGTGCCGCCTATAGCGGCGGCGAGGATGAGTAGAAGTTTCCTCATGGGTCTCCTTCGTGAGTTGGGGACTTGCGAGGGAACGAAGTCTTCAGCGACTACGAACCCTGATCAATATGCCCAGAGGCGATCTCCTTTCTCATGGCCTTCCACCTGCGGTTTTTTCGGACTCCAACCGGCTTCCGTCCACAAACGATGAGCCATAAGGCGACCCTTAACAACGTGAAGTTCCAGCCGGTCGAGGAATGCTACAAGTTCATCCCAGCCCTGTCCACCTGGGACGGTAGGTGAAAACTGGTTGAGTGTGGGCAGACCCGTCAGGAAGATCTTGGTCAGATCCACCAGGGAAAGATTCCTCTTGACCACCCCTGGTGGAATCTTGATCTTTCCGAAGGACTCTAGATGGATCAACTGCTGCTCATTAGCATAGACGCTATCAAGGATCTTCACCGCTGTCTTCATGCCCACTCCGGGCACTCCTGGGATCCCATCAATCTTATCTCCCATCAAGGCCATGACAAGCCGCATGTTATCCGGTTTAAATCCAAACTCATTCTCGAACCGGACATCTGTCCATGGTTCTTTATCACCGGGATGATGGATGATGGTCCACTGATCGAGTAGCTGGTAGAAATCCTTGTCCCCACTTAGAATGTGTAACATCGAATCTGAGTTTTCATGATTCCAATAGGACGCGATCAGATCATCGGCCTCCAGGTGGGCCATGGCGATCTGGGGGACCCCGGCCAGGTCCAGGAACAGGATCAGCTTGGTGATGTAGTCGCTCGGGTCGCTGGAGTGGGAACGCTCGGCCTTGTACTCAGGAAAGACCTCGCTGCGCCAGGAGGAGCCGCCGGAGTCCCAGCACACCATGACCCGGTCCGGCTGGATCCTCTTGATGTAGCTGGCCATGGTGATGATGCAGGTGTGGAGGGCTCCGGTGGGGATGCCGTCCTCGGTGCTGAGGGGCTTGGCCTTGCTCATGGCGAACAAGGAGCGAAGGGCGATGTTATGCCCGTCGATTAGCAGAGTGCTCAACCGGATCTCCCAGCCATCTCAATAATGTTTCAATGTGGTTTATCAACACATCTAACACCGCAGGTTCTTCAGGCGTAACACGATGAAGGATCAAATAATGGATAGCCTTAGCATATTCAAGCATCTCGGCTTTTTCATGCTGGATCTGCAGGGTGTAGACGGTGGCATCCACCAGTTCCTCGACCAGATCGCGAAAGGCGTCTCGACCGTTCATGGGCTGCAGGCCGGTGCCGTAGCGCTCGACCCCGATGGCCAAGCGCTTGGAGACCAGATCGATGAGCACCTCATGCATGACCGGGCGGGTGTTGGGCTCAGGTAGAGCTTGATCGTGGGGCCGGTCGGCCCTGGTGGGCATCTGACCCCGAGGACCGGAGGGCGAAGAGTGCATCTCTCCGGTGTCCTCCGCGGAACCATCCCCGGCGTAGTAGTACCCCGGAGGGGCAGGACCGCGCTCGGCCTTGGGAGGGACGGTCCGGACGGCGGTGGCGGCCGTGGAGGCATGCACCTGACGAAGATGGTCAGGAAGGTCCTTGGCCAGGACGTAGTCCGAGCACAGCGGGCAGGGGACCTCCTGGGCCGGGTGGATGATGGCCGGATCAGCCCCAGCATTCTCCGCGAAGGTCAGAGGCCGACCCTGGGTCTCCCCCAGGCCCGAGGATTGGTGCCTGAGGTCCTCTGTGCGCCTCCGGTTGGTCTCCAGCCACCGCTGACGGGAGGTGACGGTCTGAGGCTGCTCTACGGCCGCACAGGGGCCGGGGTGGGCTCCAGAGGTCTCAAGCTCCACCGAGCAGGGATAGCCAGTGCGTAGCTCCACCCAGTGCTCAGATTGAGGGTTGTCCCGGTCGGGGGAGTTGTAGCCGGTCACCAGCTTGCCGCAAGCCGTCATAGAGGCCTCCTAGACCTTGATCCACTCCGGAATCCAAGCACGATCCTCATCGGGGGAATAGTCCTGCATCAGGTCGGGAAACTTCTCGGCGCAGATATAGGCCACCTCATCGAAGACCAGGCGAATCTCCTCCTCGGCCCCGAGGGCGGTCCGCATGTAGATCACATGCCGGAGGGTGCGGATATTCATGGTGCAGAGCACCCCGGTAGCCACCCCATCGGGGGCAAAGCGGCGCATGAAGGAGGTCTTGGCCTTCTTCTCACTGAAAGGGACGCCGGGGTCGTCCAGGCCGAAGTGCTCGGCCATCCAGCGCTGATGGCGCTCCATCTGGTGCAGCAGGTCGATGCTGCGGCCCATCAGGTCCGGGTCGTCACGCGCCCACTCGGGCATCCAAAATGGCAGGTCGTCCAAGCGGACGAAGCGCATGCTCTCCTGGGAGTAGGCCGCTCCGGCCCGGTGGCGGACCAGTTCGTGGGTGAACACTCGGGAGACGTTGTGCATCACGAAGCTGTAGTTGGCATGTTCGATGACCGAGCCGTGGTGGGATTCGAGGATGTTGCCCAGGTAGTCGGTGGAGTCCTTGCGGACCCGGCGGACGTTGGGGTTGAGGCCCTCGACCCAGGACCGGTAGCACAGGCGGCCACCGAACTCCACCAGGCTCTCACCATCGGAGAGCCCAGATTCCTGAACCCGGTCAGCCCATTCCAGGGCGTCGGTATCGACGGCGCGTAAGTACCGGCGGATCTCGGTCCAATCGACGGTCGGGTAGGCAACGAGGAAAACTTCCGGCTTGTCGAGGAGTCTCATCCGGCACAGTCTCCACAAATCCAGCCATCGTCATCAAACGAGCGGGTAATGGGATCGCCAGCTTCAAACGGCTCACGGCACTCATAACAATGCCCCGGATACTTAGCCGTGACAGTGACGTTGCCACCCGCCACATGACCAGACGAAAACTTACCGCCATCTCCACTGGTCCTTATCCTGGGTGGAGGCGGCGGCTTATGACAGACCGAGCAGTTGATGATCTCATGCTTCTCGCACGGCTCGACACTGACCATCCTAGAGATAGTCCCACAATCGTCCTTGTAGTCGGGCGATGGCCAGGGCAAAAGACAGTTGATTGTGATCGATCACACTCTGCTCGTACAGGCCCCTGGCCGTGTTCTCGATATCGGCCAGGGTGTAGTAGCGGGCGTTGCCCTCAGTGCGGGGCGGGGGCACCCGGACCCCATTGATGCGGATCAAGCCGATGTCATGCTCCTCACCGTCCTTGGGGCAGACGTTGGGATCCTTGGTCCGCCACGGCTGGCGGCATTTGATGCACAGGTTCTCCTGCAGGCGGATCCAGTGCGAGGACCGCCGGAAGAAGAACTTGGCCGCCTCCGAGACGGTGAAGTGGGGCTCAACCGAGGTGTCGATGCCCTCGAAGAGCGGGGTAGCCGGATCAATGATGTAGTCCAGGATGACCAGGGTCGGGGAGACCTCGTCGGTGGGCATCTCCACCTCGACCGAGGGGACGATGAGGCTGGGGTCGAGACGCGGGTCGGACGGGGCGATGTCGGTGGGCTCGATGGTCACCAGGGGCTCGGTGTCCCGCTCCAGGGCATCGAGGGTGGGTACGAACTCGGCGGTCATGGTGCTCACTTGGCTTTCCTGACATAGAGGGCTCCCCTGGTCACCGCAGGCTCGGCGGCGCGGGCGATGACCGACAGCAGAGCCGGATTGTCCTTCAGATGGGTCATGGTCTTGTGCTCATCGAAGACGCGGGTCTGGGTGGTCATGGCCAGCCAATCGGCGTGGGTGAACTCCGGCACACTGGGATCTTCGGACAGAGCCTTGAGCCTGTCCAGGTTTATATCCGGCTCACGTCTGGAGGTCTCCCAGGAGAAGACCCGGTCCGAATCCGGAACCGGAATAATGTCCTTGTCAGCCGCGAAGTAATGCCCATCCTTATCGGTCGGAGCATCGAGGGGCTTACCCCCGTTATTGGACTCTTTGGTCACGTCGTTGTGATTGAGGACGGAGGTGCGGATCCCGTCCTTGCGGGACTCGACCATGTTGCCCACCACGTCGAGGGTCTGGCGCTCCTCCATGATGGCGGCCCGCTCTTTGGGCTCCAGCGCCCGGCGCACGGTGGGGACCACCGAGCCGAAGATCTTGAGCAGCTTGGTCAGGGCCTCGATCTGCTCGTCGGAGATCTTGGCCGCCAGCGGCAGCTTGGGTGGGGTGACAGGGGCCTCGGCCGGACGCCGCCGGACCAGGGCCTTGGCCAGGTCACTCCAGGTGATGGATCCCGAGTTGACGGCCGCGACGACCTCGTCCGGAACGACTTCGAGAGCTTGAGAGGTGGATTGATCAGTCATGTACGCGCATCATACCCGATTCTCAAGCATCCTTCTAGTCAGGACGGCGGCGGGCGGCGCGGAGACTTAGAGGAGCGAGTGGACGAAGGAGGGGGCTGGGGAGCCTCCGGAGGGGCCTGAGTGCCCTCAGGAGGCGCTGTAGCAGCCGGTGGCAACCCGGATGGCTCCGGGGGCGGAGGGGGCTCAGGAGCGGGCTCAGGCGTAGGGGCGGGAGTCCCTGGTACCGGCTCGGGCATGGCGGCGGGCTCGACGGGCTCCTTCAGTTCCGCGATCCACTCTTCGGACTCGGTGTCAGGGGCCGGTGCAGACTTGCCCCACGGCCACCACTTCGGGCGTTTCATCGAGAAGGGGTCCTTTCTCTCACCCCTTCAGGGCTCTGGGCTACGACCGGGCAGGAGCTACCAGCCGATCTCGTCCTGCTCCTCCCCGCTGAGCGACCGCTCATGGCACCGGCACCAGCACTGGCCCTGGCACAGGTCATGCTGGTCCTGCTGGCAGGCCACGGTGGCCGTGCGCCCGATGGCCCCACCAAGGCGGGGCACCGGAGGGAACGCCTCCATGTTCTCAGGCACGTCGGGCACGTCACTCATGGGGAACCTCAGCCATCTGAGCCTCCCAGCCCTCCTCCGGCGGCGGCCACTTCTTGGAGCCGTGGCACAGGTGGCAGACCACCATGCCGTAGATGACGTTCTCGATCTCACCCGCCCCGCAACAGTATGGGCAGATGCCCTTCTGGAGGGCCTCAGACGGCTTCATGGCTGGGCTCGTCGTCAGATGGGTGAGTGGCCGCCACCCAGGCCGCCAGCGCCTCTCTGGCCCGCTTACCGGGCCTCTGATCGCCCTCAGGGTATAAACGGTCCCCGTGCTCGGAGAAGTCCTCCATGAGGTCCCCACAAGGTGGGTCTGGGAAGAACCCGATGGCGTGGTAGGTGTCAGCGTCGGCGTAGAAAGCCAGGGCGGAGAGGACCTGCTCGAAGGCGGCTAGCTGGCGCACCATCTCGACGTCGATGCTCACGGTTGAGGATGATCGGTAGGGGACCACTCCATGGCGTCAGGCAGCACTTCGTAGCCACGCTCGGCCTCGTCGGCCAGGTCCTCGATGTCCTCGTCGGTCAGCACCCTGCCGGTCTTGGTCACCAGGGGCTCGTCCACCTCTTCCCAGGTGCCGTCATCGTGGCGAACATGGTGTCGGGTCATGGCTCCAGCGCCCGCGGGTAGGGCCGCACCAGGCGCACCTCCTCGTCCTCGATCGCGCCGGGATAGCCCAGTTCGATCACGGTTTGAGCGCCGACGATGTGCTTGCGCCACCACTGGTGCCCGGCGCGGGCCTGATCCTCGGTGGCGTAGCGGGCCACCGGATGAGCGGCCTCGGCGTCCAGGACGGCCGTCTCGTAGCCCAGGTCGCCGGTCATGGCGGTGTTGATCACCACACCATCGATATAGGTCCGGGCCAGTTGGGTGGTGCGCTCCGGGTGGAAGACGGCCTCGATCATGCGGTACTCGGGGTCGGTCATGTCAGTCCCTCCAGCCAGGCCACCGCCACCGCCGCCACCTGGATCAGTTCAGTGCGAAGGTCGCGTTTGCCGTTGCCGTCCTCAGGGCGACCCATGGCCTCGGCCACCTCCCCGAACTCCTCGGCCAGGACCCGCAGCCGGACGTAGTTGGAGGTGGTCGGGTTCTCGATGCCGTCCCCGTCGCGGCCACCCCACTTGGCGATCTGGCGGCCGCGCTCGATGGCGACCTCCTCCAGGACGGCCTCGGTGGCGTCAGTCATAGGTCACCGCCTGGGGCGGGACGTGGTCGCGGAAGGCCTTGGCCCAGAGTTCCTCCAGACGGGTCTCCTGGGCCGCTGAGCGCCTCCGTAGGGCCTCCAGGTCCTCTAGCTCCTGCTGCTCCTCCGGGGGCAGCGCAGAGCGGATCTGGGCCTCCTTGACCATGCCGTAGGCCCCGATGCGGGCGGCCCGGCGCTGCCGCTCCTCCTGGAGGCTCATGGGCAGACCCAGCCCCGAGCACTGGAAGGAGTGCCGTTGCGGATGTAGTCATCGTTGCAGAGGAAGTGCCCGTTCTCGGGGTTCAGGGTGCCCTCGTTCTCAATGCAGGCCAGGCGGCGCTTCTCCTCCAGGGTGAAGGTTCGCAGGTTGCCGTCATCATCGAAGTGCTCGCCCTCGTAGTCCTCCAGGTAGGGGTCGTACTCGTCCATCTCGGCCGGGCGGCGGGCGCAACCCACGCAGATGGGGTCCTCGGGGTCATCGCGGTGGGCCTGGACCACCTCGTAGCGGCGGCGGGCCTCGGTCATGTCGATGCCGTAGAAGGCCGCCGTGCGGGCCATCTGCTCGTCGGTCAGGGGCATGGGGCTCATGCGCTCTTACTGGCACGCTGGCGGGCCAGGTACTGGCCCATCTTGGAGTTGTCCCACCGGGCTCGGGTGGCCTCCTGGTCCTCCCGGTGCTTGCGCTGGGCGTCGCGCAGAGTGGGCCAGGCCACCTTGTCGTACAGCCAGCCGCCGGTCGCTGGGCTGGCCTCGTTGCCGTCGTAGTCGAGGCTCCAGTAGGCGTCGTAGTCCAGACCCTCACGGGTGAGGTGCCCCACCCCGTGACAAGTGGGGCACTCCCGCTCGTAGTCCCGCATCAGCAGGCGACCGTTGATCTGGGTCATGACTGGGCACTCCTGACCGGGCTGAAGGGCTGCAGGGCCTCGTAGAGCCTGTCGGCCATGTCTCGGTCACCGTCGCCCTGCTTGCTCTTGTAAGGGCTCCCACGCAGCCAGTCCTGGGCCTCCCTGGCCACCTCGACCAGGGTCGCCAACTCGGCTTTGGTGACCTCCTGGGGGCTCATGACCGAGCCCCGTCGAAGAAGGCCTTGACCGCCCCCAGGTCCCGCACCAGGGGAGCCGGGGGGAGGGTCTTCAGGATGCGCTTGCCGTACCCCTTGGAGCAGAGGCGAGGGTCGAGGCAGGCGATGACGCCCCGGTCTGAGCGGTGGCGGATGAGCCGCCCGGCGGCCTGGCTCATGACCAGGCTCATCATGGGGATGGACAGATCGTTGAAGCTGTTGCCACCCCGGCGCTCCAGCCACTCGGCCTCGGCCTCGAAGAGGGGCTCGGTGGGCACCGGGAAGGGCAGCTTGTCGATGATGACCAGGCTGAGCGTCTCGCCCTGGAAGTCCACCCCGGTCATGAAGCTGCGGGTGGCGAAGAGCACCGAGTGGGTGTCGGCGGCGAACTGGGCGGCCAGGACCTTGTTGGGGGCCTGACCCTGCATCAGGCAGGTGTAGGGCAGCAGGTCGGCCAGGGCATCGTAGGCGTTCCGCATGGCCTTGATCGAGGTGAACAGCACCAGCGCCCGGCCGTTCGAAGCGGAGAGCAGGCTGCGGATCTCGTTGATGACGGCGTTGTCGAAGGCCACCCGCTCCTTGGAGGGATCCGGCAGGCTAGGCACGAAGGTGATGGCCTGGGTGGTGAAGTCGAACGGGGTGCCCACGTTCAGTTCCCGGTAGGTGTCGAGGCCCAGTTGGCGGGCCACGAAGTCGAAGCGGCCCGAGACCTGCAGGGTGGCCGAGGTCAGGATGGCCGTGACCTGGCTGAAGAGGTTCTCGCGCAGCCAGGGGGCCACGTCGATGGGGCAGGAGTTGATGACCCGCTTGCGGTCGGTCCCGCGCCCGGTCACCTCGACCCAGCGCACCAGTTCATCGAAGTCGGCCGTGACCAGTTCGAGGACCTTGGCGGCCAGGTTGGCGGAGCGCTTCTTCAGGATCTGCAGGCGGCGCTCGTAGGGCAGCATGTCCTTGGACTTCATGGTGTCAAGCTCGGGGGCGATGCGGGCCAGGACCCCGGCGTAGACCTGGATGGCCAGGATGTAGTCGGCCCAGGCGTCCTGGTTGAGCACGATGTCGGCCTGGCCCAGGCGGGCGGTGGTCTGGCCGCTCTTGACCGCGGGCAGGTCATCCAGGGAGTTGAAGAGGACCGTCTGAGCACCCACGGCGTCGCGCTGGGCCTCCAGGAGGGCCTGGGCGTGGTTGTCGTACTCCCGGTTGACCAGATTGCGGGCCTCGGCCAGCAGACCCCGCAGGGAGCCCTCGGTGAACTCGTTGCCGAGCGCCGAGCGGGCGTACTCGCGGGCCTCATGGGCCTCATCGAAGATGACCACGTCGTAGCGGCCGATCAGGCTGTTGAAGAACAGCAGATCCGCGAAGAGGACGGCATGGTTGACCACCACGATGTGGGCGTCGGCGGCCCGTAGGCGAGCCTGGGTGGCGTAGCACTCCTTGTTGGTGGAGCAACCATGGACCGAGCAGTTGTCGCTGTCGGCCCGGACCTTGGCCCACTCTGCGAAGGGGATCTCCCGGCCCAGGATGGCCTCGAAGTCGCCCTTCTCGCCGGAGAAGCTCTGGTCGGCCAGGTGCTCGTTGGCCAGGCGGATGATGTCGCCCAGGCCAGACACCTCGGAGGGATCGACGGCCCGAGCCCGGTTGGCGCACAGATAGTTCGAGCGGCCCTTGAGCATGGCCCAGCGGAAGTTGATCCCGAACTGGTCAGCGAAGAAGCTCTGCAGGTTGGGCAGGTCCCGCTCGGTGATCTGGTCCTGGAGGGCCTTGGTGGCCGTGGCGTAGACCACCCGGCGGGGCTCGCCATCCGCGGAGCGCCCGGAGGTGGTCCACAGGATGGAGGGGATGAGGTTGGCGAAGGACTTGCCGGTGCCGCAGCCCGCCTCGGCCAGGAGGTGGAAGCCCTGGTCCAGAGCCTGGGAGTTGAGTTCAGCCAGGGCCACCTGGGGGAGGCGGCGCTCGTAGCCAGGGATCAGTTCGGCCATCTTGGCCTCCACATCGGCGTTGGTCACGCCGTGCGGTGCGGGAGTGGTGGTCTGCATGGTTATAACCCTAGCAGGTGGGTAGGACATTAGCAAGTCACCTTAGAGAAGTGCTGGAGGTGGAGGATCGAACTCTCAGGGGCTCCCGCTGTACGTGGCCTTTTCCGTCGCCAAGTGACCCCTCCAGCCGAGCCCCAGTGTCTACATGCGCGACCGGGGCTCTTCCCTGCAGGGAAAGCTACCCGATCATGGCCACCAGGCCGTCTGCGATGACGTTGGGGTCGGTCTCGCCCCCGAAGGTCAGCACCCGGACGTGGTCGTTGCCCGCGGCCACGTTCTGGAAGCTGGCCAGGGCCGAGTCATGCTCCGCTCCGTAGCCCACGATGGCGATGGCCACGTAGGTGCCGCCCTTGGCCTGGGCCATGGTGGCGGCGAACTCGGCCGCGTCATCAGCCTCCCCATCGGTGATGACCAGGGCCATGAGGGCGGGCCGATCGGTCTTGGGCTGATCCCCGAACTCCTCCATGTAGGTGTCCACCAGCAGGTTCCAGCCCGGCATGATCTGGGTGCCGCCACCCCACTGGATGGAGTTCCACTTCTCCACCAGATTGCGGGTGGAGATGTCGTCCAGGTTCTTGGCGCTGCCCCCGGCGAAGGTGACGGTCATGACGCCGCCCTTGTCCTCCCCGGCCGCCTGCTCCTTGGCCTCCTGGGAGTCCTTGGCCTCCAGCACCTCGATGATGCGCCCGATGGCCTCATGCACCACCTCACGGCGCTCCACCTTGCTGCCATCCGCGGCCGGGAAGCTCATGGACCCGGTGGTGTCGAGCAGGAGCATGGGCTCCGTCTCGGTCTTGGTCAGCGGAGAGAGGTCGTTGACAGAGGGTTCGGAAGCCGTCATGGTTTGTGCCCTTTCGCTAGTTCAAAAAAACTGCTGGTTGGGTGGAGAGGGAGGGATCCTCCGGTGGCGGGTTCCCGAGGACCAGCCTCCCCCTCCGGCGGTCCGCTGGCGAGGGGCGGTACCCCATCAGCGGTGCCATTCCCAGATCACTTTAGCTGGTCGCGGTCATCCAAAGCTAGTTGCTAACCCTCCTTTTTCAACTCAGGCAAAATATCGGTTCCATCCCGCAGATCCTGGACGTAGACAAGGGCGCAATCCCAGCAGTAAAACCTCGGTCCCGGTGCGGCGTCCACCTCGGATTCGATGGCCACGTTAGCCCCGTTCTGGCAGGGTCCTTCCGGCTGGTAGCCGAGGGGCAGGTTGCCCCAGGAGATGAGCCGGACCTGCTGCTCGGCGCTGAGCCCGTTGAAGCAGGGCAGGCCGTACCAGCCCCGCCGATCGGGCAGCGGGGGAGCCAGGCGGGCGAAGATCTCCTCGTCGGTCTCGCCGGTCAGGCTGGCGATGGCGATGACCAGCCCGTCCGCGGTGCCCGAGGGATGGTAGGTGGTGGCATCGATCCGCAGGGACGGCTTGGTCACGTCCTTGGCCAACTGAGCGGCCAGCTTGGCCTCCAGGGCCGGGAGGCTGGATTGCTTGGGGCTCATGATCGAGTCCGGGCGATGCGGTCGAGGGCCAGAAGGTAGGTGCCCCCGTTACGGGGGTCGGCCACCTGGACGAAGGTCTGGTCGTTCTCGGTGGTGATGGCCCGCACCGTGGTGCGGAACTTGCGGCCGCCCTTCTTGTGCTGGGCCAGGACGGTGTCGCCCACCTTGAGGGTCCAGCGAGGCGAGACCTTGACAGAGGAGTTGTGCAGGGTGGCCTTGATGGGCTTGGGGGTGTAGCTGGCCCGCTTGGGCACGGTCGCCCCGGTCACCCGGTCGATGCTGACGACGGTGCCGTCCTCAGCCTTGATGGTTATCAAGCCATCGGTGATGTGGATGTTGATCGGCAAGGGATCTCCTGTGTGGTGGATTTGTAGAGAGGGTCTGATCCCCTCTGCCATCACTTTAGCAGATACCGTTTCGATTAGCAAGTCGCCTTAGATAGCACTGGCGCTTCGCATCCCGCCTTATACGGCCTCATTCGCATCATTATCTATACTGTTATACAGACGCTCGCGAACTTATCGCTTCTTAAAAAGACTGTTTAACAGCCTACTTGGAAGAGGCGGCCCTTCGGGCCGCATCGACAAGCGGTGTGGTCGAGGCCTCGGGCCATGTCCGATTTGTCTTTCACAGGTGGGGCGCGCACCGCTGGCTCCTGGTCGGAGCGCCCTCCATGCCAGAAGGGCTCGAACGGTCACCCCCCATCCGGAACAGAGGTGCCGTCCCTGCACCTAGTGGTCGGACAGTCCGTTCCGACATGGCCGGGCCGGGCTGGGTCGAGTGACCCGGAAGCGTGGCAATCGGCGTCCAGGGCTGCCAACCGGTGCAGTATGCGAGCCGTCAGGGTAAACCGCTTGAAGTGGTCTGTCAATCCTCGGATTCGAGGTGCTGATGGTCCTGATGGGCCTCGCAGAGGTCATCCTCCAGGCTGGAGATCCGGTAACCATCGATCAAGTTCCTGGTCGCCTCCCGGATATCCGCAGGCGAAAGCACGGTGGGAAAATAACCGTTAACCTCAGCCAATCTCCTGGAGTTACGATCGAAGATATCGAGGTGGATCTTCGCTGCTGATTTGATGACCGGATCACCGCAAGCCTCACAGGGACCGAAGTCCATCTCATCCAGGGTCACCCACCAGGCCACGTCTTCTTCTCCCTGGCCGAAGCTCTCCCCGACGACTCTGCCCACGGCAAGCTCGTAGCGCTTCCTCAGGTTGACGATCACTGCGAATGGTTCCCGTTGGGCGGCAGGTATATGCCCCCTGGGCCGGGTGGAGCTTGAGGGTTGGCTAGCATCTGGGAGCGCTGCATGATCAGGTTCTCCCACATGGCCCGCAGGTGCTGCACCATGGCGTCATCCTGTTGGGCCATGCCCAGCGGCATCACGGCCGCCCCCACGATCTCCTGGCCCAACAGGCCGGAGGGGATGATCAGGATCACCCCCACCGTGGGCACCATGCCCTGCGGGGTGGGCTGTAGCTGCCCGTGGCATTCAC